AATACACTATCCCATATAGATGAACCACCTTTACCAAAATTTACACACTCTAAATTATAATGTTCAGTAACCTGTTGAAGGTAAGTTTTATAAAAAGGATTAGCTTTAAAAAAGTCATTAAAAAAAGGCCGTTTATCTTTACCATAACTCCCACAAAAACTATCTCCAAAAAATCCAATAGTTTTAGGAGTCTGTATCTCTTGTATCATCTTTAATATTACTTGGATTAATCAAAGAAGAACTAGGTTTACTCTTAAGTTCTTTTATATCTTTAGCTGGTTTTTTACCCCAGTTAATCTGATCATAGTTATCAGCGTACTTTGAGTAAGGTACAGCTAGTGGTCTTGGTTTGTCGCCTTTTCCGTTCATATATGTTCTACTTTATTTATTTTTATAAAATTCAACTCTTTAATATTAAGTTTTAAAAGTTCATTCGAGTAATCAGCATACTTTTCTTTAATAAATTTAACCATTTGTGTGCGTAAATAGGTAACAATAGTTTTGGTGTCAGTATTAACATGACTTATAAACGCACTTTTTTTAGTTGGATTAAAAAGCCAGCCTCTCGGATGCACCTCTACATAAAAGTTTCCATTATCTTTTAAATTGTTTTTTACATCAATAGTGTAATCATTACCGTTACTATCTATTAATATAATATCATTACCCTGGAGTTGATCTTGCTTGTTCGATTCTCTATCGATAACATGCCATCCCTTTGCTCTGTAAACTTCTGCAAAGAACAGTTCTCCGCTACGGCCCTTTTTACCACTAGCACCATAGGCACCTTCAGCTGTAGAGGTCCATTCTTTAGTTAATCTTTTTGACATTTAAGTATTAATAATAGTAACTTTTTTATCTAAATCAAGCTCAAATACTTGAGGTTTCTTTACAGGCTTATAATCTTCATCCATAATACACACGTTTGCAAACACAGTATGCTGCATAGCGTTATTGTAACTTCCACCATTTAAATGTATATGCCCAAACAAATGTAGTTTAGGCTTAACAGTCTCAACCGTTTTTAATAAATCTTCACACCCTACATGTACAGTTTCAAAAGCTTTATATTTTTGAAACGCTCTATATACAAATCCCGGCTTTAAAGCTTTATCACATACACCATAAGGTGGACCGTGCGTTATGAGTACATCAATATCTTTTGGTATAAGGTTCCAGTGTTGTTGTATATTTGTACCTCTATCTCGATTAAAAGCCCAGTTAAAAAAAGTAGGTTGAACAGGAGAGCCCCAAAACTTAATCCCGTCTATAGTTATCTCGCTATCTTGCAAGTAATGCACGTTTGGCATATATTCTTGTAAGATACTTTTTATTGTTTCTGGTTCTTTTTCAAAAACCCAGTCATGATTACCAGCTATAAATATCTTGTGCTTGTGTGGATGGCTAGTAAACCATTTACTAAACCATATTACTTCTTCTTTAGTTCCTTTACCGCAGATATCTCCGCAGTGTATTAACACATCACCCTCTGGTATTGGGTATAAGAGTTTGTCATGAAGACCATGAGTGTCAGATATACTTACAATACGCATATAAAAAATAGTGGCCCCGTTTTTATTGCGGTGGTCGGCCGACCCACAAGTTGTCGTAGTCCTTTGACGTTATCGCCGGTCCAGATAATACAATAGTAGTGCCTTATTTGTTTAAGTCAAGCTTAATTATAAATAAAAGGATCGCGTTTACGAATCTCTTCAAGCATCTTTTTATGCTTACGCTTTAGTTTCCAGTTTTGGTACTTGTTGTTAAAGAAGGAGTAAATCTTTTTAATCATATATTTTATGTGTTAAATAATAGCCAAGTATATTTACATTCTTTTCATTGTATGGCAACAACGCACCATAAACCTCACCGTGCTCTTCTATCCAGTCTTTATCAAAACCTTCCTTCTCAAGTCTTTTCGCTTCACCCACTTTAAATACAGCTGCTCTAGCTGAACACTTCTTAAAGTCTGGAAACACCACTACAATACCTAAATCAGAAACTATAATGGCAGAGGAGGCTTCTTCTGTTTCATTTAAATTTGCTGCTGGAGAAAAATCTAAATCAACCTCTACATTGTATTTTTCTTGCTTAATAGTATCGATAATATCATTAGCATATTTCTTTACTGCATTCTCGACTGCAATATTAAGCTTCATGTTAGTAGTTAAAAGTTAGTAGTTTGCCTACTTCATACTTATCAATAGCTTCTTTAATCCAGCTTGTTACTATTTCGTTTTTATAACCCTCAAGATGATTATACCGTGTATCCCTTGGTAGCATATCAAAGCTTTGACCGACCAAACTTAACGGCAATAGAGCTGGTTGTATCTCAACACCGCTTTTAAACTTATATAAATAGTTAACTTTATCTGGTGTTAAAGCTTCTTTAGAGAAATCACAATGAAAAGATCCAAATGACCACAAGTGTATTATTTTAGTAGTAGATGGAAACTGAGATAGTACATTAAGGTCTACATATTGTAGAAAAGCTTTATATTGTATTTCAGTATATTCATAATCGTATAAATGTTTATAGTATTCTTTAGCTGCAAGCCATATAGGGCTGTCATTAAACATCTCTACACTCTTAGCATTAATATGTCTTATATATCTATTAAATAGTCTACCGTGATTAGTCCAAAAGAACACACATATGTCTGGATAGTTTTTAGAATCGAGAAAAGGTTTAAGTTGTAACAGTAATACATCTTCAACCCCACTACCACCTACCCCTAAGTTAACTACATTTAAACTGTACTGCTTTACTAACATATCAATATAGGTTCCTTCGCTTTTATTATTGCAGAAACTATCTCCAAAAAAACCTATATTCATAAACTTAATTACATAAAAAAGGCCCTATTGCTAGGGCCTTGGATTATGACTGTAAGTTGGATTAGAACTTGAATGTGACGTCAGCTGTTAGGTTAGTATCAGTTAACGTTGCTTGCTTTTGCTGGCCTGCACCAATAGTACCAGAAATGGTCTTTGTTGGTGTAGCTTGCAAGTTAAGCTTGTATGATGTAATACCGTCAATACCTTTTGACTTAGTAGGTGTTAAGTAACCACCTTCAGCAATAACTCTGAAAGCATCACCGAACTGATAGTCAAAGCGTAAACCACCTTCTGCTGCAGCACGTGTTACTTTAGTGGCTGTAAATGATTGAGCTGTATAAGCATCGCCTGTTTCAGCAATAGCATCAAGTGAGCTTGTTTCAAAGCGACCACCGACAAAAGGAGCAAAACCAAAGTAGCTCTTTGAATATAAACGCTCATTTAACCAGATGTCTTTACCGTTACCTTTACCAGCATTAGCATAGTTTAGAGCAGCTAATGTGTGGGTATTAGCAAAACGGTCATAAGCAAAACCAAGATCAGACTTTAATACTAATAGATTGTTGAACGTGGTTAAGTTATACAAACCTAAGTGATGCTTTTGTAATGTACCAGTAGCTTGATCACCGTTAATATTAGCATTAACGAAATCGTACTTAATACCGAATAGTACGTCAGCAGTTACAAACGACTCAGCACCAATAGTGAATGTGTTGCTTGAAGTCTTATACGTATCAACTGTATTGCTACTTGTACGGGTGTATGTTAGATAAGAGTTCCAACCGTCATTCTTGTTAGCATTCCAAGTACCGCCATAGTTGCGATCTAACGGGTTAGAATCAACAAGCATATTATAACGACGACTTGCAGCCTGTAGATATGAATACTGATCGATACGAGTGCTATAGTTAGCTACTGCATTAGTTACTGCAGTTTGTGTTGAGTTGGTAACTACCTTAGCAGTCGATACTGATGTATTTTCTGTAACTACTGGTGAACTATATGTAACTAGTGTTGGTGTAGTACCATCAGCATATACTGTAGTAGTAACAGCCGTATTAGTAGTTACATTGGTAACAGGTGTAGTTGTTGTAGCAGTAGTTGTTACTGGTGTAACAGTAGTAACTGTAGTCGTCTTAGCGATGTTTAACACTTTAGCATCAGCTGACTTTGCCTTAGCTTGCGAATAAGCAGTAGTAGAAGCAGCTGTACCATTTACACTTGCATATGTGGTTGTTGGGTTACCAAATACTGTTTGACTAGCAACGTTCTGGGTTGTTGTAGCTGTGCTGTATAAAGCATTAGCTGTTGTAACAACTGCATTGTTAACTACATTGTCTGTAGTTGTTGGTGCACCATAATATGTGCTAATAAGATTACCATTAGCATCTTTAGTAACGGTAACAGGTGTAACTGTTGTAGCTGTATCTACTGGAGTAGTAGTTGTTGTAGTTGTCAGCTTATAAGTCTTAACTACTGGATTGTTACTTGCATCAACGCTATTAGCAGTTGAATAAGCAATAGTAGCACCAACTACCGCAGTACCGTTCTTAGTAACTGTAGATGACTGGTTAGATGTAGTAGCTACTGTATAAAGAGAAGAGCTATTAGCTGTTGAAACTGCAAATGATACATTTGTATTAGATGTTGGTGTACCGTATACTGTACTAATAGTATTACCTGTACTATCTGCAATAACCGTCATAGGGGTTGTTACTGTAGTAGTAGCAACTGGTACTGTTGTAGTTGTTAATACATTTAAGTTAGTAGTAACAATAGTTGAACCACCACTTGTAGTAGTAACAGGGGCATAAGAATTAGCTAATGTTACGATAGGTGTTCCGTTTGATGTAGTTACAGCTACTGCATTAGTCGTAGTAGCAACTGTAGAAGGTGTTACTGCTGGTGTAGTAGTTACGACAGCGTTACCTGTTACAGATGTTGTTGCACCGTTAACAGTTGTCCAAGTTTTCGGTGTAATCGTTGTTACTGTATCAAGATATGTTGTAGCAATAGTAGCACCATTAGCTGTTGATGTAACAGTGCGAGGTGCTGTTGATGTTGTAGTGACATTACCTGTTGTGACAGTCTGTACTGGTATTGTACCATGGTTTACAGTGACAACTGGCGAGCCGTTTGTTGTTACTGAACTATTATCACTATATAAAGCGACTGTAGTAGGGATCGTCGTGGTAGTTGTATTAACATATGTATTATCAATAGAGAAACCGTAAGCGTTAGTTGCAACTACATCTACTGGAGTAGTTGTTACGGTTACTATTGGAGTGCCGTTTGTTGTACTAACAACTGTTGGTGAGCCACCGCCCGCCATAAGTGAAGTACTAACTGCAAACGTCAATATAGTTAATGCGATTAGTTTTAGGATTTGTTTCATACTACTATATTTATATAGGCTTTATAAAATATCTCCACTTCCAAATTGCACTCTTTGGCAATAACCAAAAAAAAGAGCTCCATTTCTGGAGCTCTTGAATATTAAAACTTCCAACCTTTGAGCGGATTAATTTTTATAGCCCAGCGTGTTGCATTTGATGCAATACGCCCCACGCTGGTTACGATTTTCCCAACGTACCGAGTTGTGTTTCAACTGTTGTTAAACGATCAGCAATAGCATCAAGTGCTGGATCAGCTTGTACTGCATCAGCAACTTGTGCAACAACAGCAGGAGCAACTGTATCAACACCAGTAGCAGAAGCAACAACATTAACAACAGCAGCTGTTACTTGGTCTTGTACTGCTGCAGCAGGAGCAGGTAGTGCAGCAACTGCATCAGTGATAGCAGCTGTTACAGCAACTGGATCAGTTACAGTAGCAGGGTCTGCATTAACAACTGCAGCAACAGCTGTTGATACAGCAGCAACAACATCAGGATGATCTGCTGCAGGTGCTTGTGCAACATCAGCAACAACGTTAGTTACAACGGTTGCAGCAGCAGGAACATCTGCGCTTGAGCTATCTGCTACTACGCTTGCAGCAACTGCTTGAGCTGTAGCAGGTGGAACTGGATCAGCTGCAACGATATCTGCAACTGTATTAGTTACTGGACAAGCAGCAACTGCGTCAGCAACAGCGGCTGTAGTAGTATCGCTTGGAGCTGTGCCTGTAGCAGCTGTAACAACAGCAGCAACAGCATCAGTAGCAGCTTGAGCTTGAACAGGATCTGTAATAGCAGGAGCAGCAGCAACTGCATCAGTAATAGCAGCTGTAACTGCTACTGGATCTTGTACTGTAGCAGGATCAGCTGTAACTACAGCAGTAACTGCGGCACTAACAGCTGCAGCAACATCTGGGTTAGCAACAGCAGGTGCAGCGGCTTGAGCAGCAACTACATCTGATACAATATCAGCAGCAGCAGGTACTGCAGCAGACGGGCTTAAAGCGACGACAGCATCAACTGGAGCTGGTGCTTGGGTAGCTGGAGCAGCTACAATAGCAGCAACTGCATCAGCAGCTGGTTTTGCGACGAGATCGTTTACTGTTTTTTCAACAATAGTAAGACGAGTGTCTAGTTCTTGGATGCTAGCAGCATCAACGCCAGGAGCCTGTAGGCCTGCCAGCGTGGTTAATTTGGTTTCTACCGCAGTTAAACGTGCGGCTAAGGATTCAATTGTGTTTGCCATAGGTCAAATATATTTATATATTATTTTCGTAAAAACTCTACTTAAATAAAGTTTTACAGTCAAAATAAAAACCCCTACATTGCTGTAGGGGTTTCTGGATTAATCGGATTAACCTCCACCATTACGACTTTACACTGAGAAGTTTTTCAGTTTTCTCTATTATAGGGCGTAAATAATTTACTGTGAAGTATTCAGCTTCTTCGTTGCTACCTGCATATGCAACAACTTTAGCTACTTCACTAAGTTGACGTAAGTTAAAATAAAGTTCGTCGTTAGGGATGTGTTTAATGCGTTTCATAGTACCTATTATCGGTACTTTATACTTAAAGATCAAGCTTTATTTTAGATAAACGGGTTTATCCACTCTTTATCTACTTCTGCTTTTATTTCTTTTAATTTTTCAGCTGCAGCAATAATATTAACGGTATCATTCGTACAAAGATAAGGAACTACTTCATTAATAACTTCATCACTCCATTCCCACCACTTAATTTCGAGTAAAGTATTAATAACTTCTCTTGAGAAACGTTTTTTCACCGGCTTAGCTGGGTTACCTACTACTATAGTATATGGTGCAACATCTTTAGTTACAACTGCTTCTGCTCCAACTACTGCACCATCTCCAATAGTAACACCTGACATGATTGTTGCACTATGCCCTATCCACACATCATTACCTATTATTACATCGCCCTTGCTTTTATTGAAGTCAATATTTTGATATTTCTTAAACTCTTCTTTTTTTATTATACTAAAAGGAAAAGTGCTAATCCAATCAGTTCTATGATTACCACCTAGAAATATTTTTACGTTACCTGCTATACTACAAAAACTACCGATATATAGTTCAGCATTAGAACCAAAAGGGTGAACAGTAAGAAACTCTGTACCATAGGTATGCCTACCTACTTTCATTTTACATTAAAAAAGAACAGTTGAAACAATCTACCATTTTCTTTAGTATCTCCAAAGTAACTTGTAGCTGAATGTAAAGACCGTGCATTAAAAATAACTAATCTATTATAAACGTTAGCTACAGAATCTACAAGCTCCATATTATGTTTATCATAAAAGTTGTTACCATTAAAGCTTGCATAATCTAAATCGTATGTTGTTTTGCCAAGGCGTAATGCATCTTCTTCAGTAGCAGCTCCGTATAAACCTGTTATTTTGCTACGATATGTACAAGTACCAGTTTGTAGTGGAGCATTTGGTGTTAAGTAAACCATAGCAGCATAATGTTGAGTATCATAATGATAGACAATAGGATCTTTTGCAACACAATATTGAAACACCCCATTAGCACCATAGAACTCAGACACTTCCATGTTTAATAACCTACCAAGTTCATCTTTTAGCCAGGTTGGTACAAAACTCTTTACAGTACGCGAACCTTTATGATATTTTTCATTAGCTTGAAAATCTTGTTTTAAAGCAAATTCTCTTACTGCGTCTGGGTCTTTGTAAAAGTTATCTACAACTACTAACTCAGGTTTAGCATTTGTATTGAGTCTTAAAGTACCATCTATAATATTGACTACTTCTTTATCATTTGTTATAGAAATAGTAAACACTGGTTTTTCTCTTATAACTATAGCATATTCTCCAGGTATCAAATCAAACGTGATAGCAAACCCACTCTTAAGATATTTTAATGAGTTGTTGTCGTTTTCGTTTTTATTATAAAACTTTGCAACATCTGGTCTTTCTACCATAGTTACACCAAATGTAACTTTTTGTTCTTTGTTACCTGTACTACCTACTTTAAAGTCTCCAGCAGTTAATGGAGCATCTGTTGAAATGTCTACAGCCCAACCTTCAATACGTTTACCTAAACCTTCTGGATTAATATCTTTATTAAACTCGTTTACAAAGTTACTAACATTTTCGTTAATATCAATGTAACCTAAAAACATGTTGCTGATAGTTTCGTGCATAGAAATATTTAAGTTTAAATCTCAGTTAATCCAGGTAACACACTACGTAACATATCACTTTTTAAAGCAGTTAAGTGAGCCATAACATAATCTATTTTATGTTCTTTATGGAAATCTGTTGGATACCAGTTCTTTATATGTGTAGCTTGGAACTTAACAGGTGTGGGTAAAATACTAGCGCATTGACTTTTTGTGTAATACCAAAATGAGTTAGAGTTCCAAAACGATATATGCTTAGGGTCTTGCCATGCACCTCTACCATCAGTAGAAGGAGTATTGGACAGTAACATACCCCCATCAGCTAATATGTTCCATATTTTTAACATAACCGATTCCGAGTCTTTATACAACTGTAGTGCATCCTCTGCTACTATCAATCCAATAGAGTTATTTTTTAAAATAAAAATATCAGTATCAAGATTAACTTTAGTGTACCCTGGTCTTGTACCTCTCTTATTGATATCTACAGCCATTAAGTTATTTGTTTTACACCACTTTAACATTAACTGCTCAATATACTTTTCATACAGTATCATAGTATATTGTTGTATCCACGTGTTTAGTTCTTGAGAAGCAAAAGAGTTGCTATTATGATAATAATATGCATAGAGTACTTTTTCTATTTTAAACATAGAACCCTCTATATAGGTACGGCACATTAAGTCTTGATCATCTAGTGCTTTTAAAGTTGTATCGTGCCCGCCAATGCGTTTGTAAAAATCTCTATTCCATGCTCTAATATGATTTGGTGCAAACCAGATACGTGATACTGATTGCGGCATTGGAGAAAATGTTTTATTGACTACATACTGCACACCTTTATATACATATGTATATTGTTTCCAGTTCATAGCCGGGTTAAAGATATTAGATGTATTATCAGGCATTATATCTAAAGAGTCTGAATAAATAAAATCCCACTTATTTTCTTTAGCTGCTTTTATTAGCTCTTCTACACAATCTGAAGTTAACTCATCATCATGGTCTACCTCTACCAACCATTCACCTTTACCTTGATTAAAAGCGAAGTTTTTAACAGCACCTATTAAGGTACTTGCTTCAGTATAAGGTACAATACGTATCCAGTCTTCTTTAGGTAAAAACGATACATCAGCGTTATTATTAGGTACCACTACCCACTCAAAATCTTTACATGTCTGTATTTTAAGAGACTCGTAAAGTCTCAGTAAAAAATCAGGCTTGTGGGTTGGTGTTATTAAGGAGATCATGTTTTTTAAAAAACGCGTTGTATATTGTAGCATTACTTCTACCACCATTACCGTTAGCTTTTACAGTGTATGTAAAATGCGCATTTTTGTTACGCTTTACATTATAACCTGCTTTAGCTATTCTACACCAATAGTCCCAATCTTCAATAGAGTTTAAAGTAGGGTCAAAGTCCCCTACATCTAAACATTTTATCTTGTGCATTACACCAGATATAAAGATAAAGTTACACTTAAATAAAGTTTCTAAACCGGGCCACTCTTCAAAGAAAGGTATACCAAAAGGATAAGCAGGTGAACCATCTACAAACTTACAAGTTACTGCAGAGTATACAAAATCAGTATTTTCGTCTAATAGGGCTTGTTGTTGTACTAAATAAGTTTCGTCCCATACATCGTCAGCATCACAATACGCTACATAATCATGTCTTTTTTCAAGACGTATAATATTAAGCGCTGCATTACGAGCTGAACAAACCCCGCCATTAGGTTTTTGTACTACTCTTACTCTACTAGTTATATTGCTTGGTAATATGTCCCAGGCTCTATTACCAGGTACTGAGCCATCATCAACAAGGAATAGTTCCCAGTCATAGTAATTTTGACCGAGAATACCCATTACAGCTTTAGCGAGTAACTCCTTATCATTATAATAAGGCATTACTATGGCGACCTTACCTTGCATATTACTTTAATATTTCGTTGCGTATTTTAGTTGCTGATATTTCTTGTAATTTCTTATCGAGATCAATCTGCTCAATCTTATAACCTACATCTCTACCATAGAATATGTTAGTAATGTTAGGAACACGTATTATAGTGTATTTGCCTTCATAATCAAGCATACCTTTACGTATATTAGCTTCTACCTCTTCAAACGAGAAAGGATTCTTTTCATCAGTGCCCTGAGTATCTCTAATAGCAATACAAACTTGACCGACCCGATTAATACCTTCTACAATAAGTGCTTTGTGGCCATCGTGAAATGGTTGATAACGACCTAACATAAATGCTGTAGATGCTTTCGAATTAAAGGTAGGAATAAGCTGTTTTTTAATTTTAGTAGCCCAGTATAGAGCTGAACCTTCATCATTTACTACTACATCTGGATCATCTGGTGGTACAAATAGCTTAGTTGTATCGGCAAAGTCTCTAACCGGTGTTCTATTTACCCAAACTATAAATGCGTCCCCAAAAGCAGCTCTCGTTTCAGGAATAGGACAAATAAAATCAGCCACAGCAAATTGCCCAGAACGAGTAACGATATCACAAAGCAATCCCATTCTTCGGGCTTGCTCCAATCGATCCTCCACGGAAAACTTAAGATCCTTATTAATCTCTTTGCGTATTTCATCAGCGTTAAAGTGTACAGCGTTAAGCAGTTTTGCTAACTCTATTGCTAGAGTTGTTTTGCCAGCGCCAGGTAATCCCATTATTAAGATTTTCTTCATACCTATACATAAGAAGAAACCTTAAGAAATCAATCAGAGTTTATCAAGTTTACCTACTAAACTTGCCATATCACCTTGTTGTAGTTTATAAGCTAAAGCAGCACCACCCGGTCCTAATAACGCGACTGTTCCTGGCGGTAGCATATTATATAAATCTTTTATATGAGGTATATGAGGCAAAAATGTTTGAATCAACGGTATTAAAGCAACTGCAGCAGAAATAATAAATGCTTTTGATTTAGCTATATTGACCTTTTTAACTTGATCCTTTACACGCTCCTTATACACTTTCATCAGTGTATCTGATATAATCGGATCAGCTGAAATTGTAGCGTTATAAGCAGCTCTATCAAAGTATGCAATCTTAACTGGGGTTTTAGCTTTAACAGTAGCGTTACGAGGTGCACCGGATACTAAAGCACCTTCTCCTACAAACGTGCCAGGCCCTAATGTAGTAAGGAAGACCTCTTTACCACCTGCAGCTTTAGTTACATCTACTTGTCCCTGTAATACTACGAACATAAAGTTGCCGATATCACCCTCTTTTATAATAACCTCTCCAGGTTGATGTTCTAATGCATTTGGAAAGGTAGCTATCTTCTTAATAACCTTTGGATTAACTCCAGCAAATAACGCCGAAGTCATTATCTCTTCGGGCTTAATTTTAATCTTCTTAGCTTTTTTCTCTTTAACCATTATCTACTGGTACAAGCACTGAGCCCTCAGAAGTATCAGCTAACACGTACATTTGGTTCTGTTTAGAGCGTAACTTGCTTGCTGGTATATCAGTCAATAAGATTTTATTGTCTGGTTTAAGAACTGTCATAAAGTCCTTGGAAGGAAAGTATACAGGTAGAGTTCTAGTGAATTGTTCGTTCATAGGTGTTAGGGGTGTACACATACTTAGCTAAATATAGATATGAAATACCTGCTATTATTAGCATTTATGGCAAGTCTTGCCAACGCAACACAACAGACTTTCCAATTTAAGTCTCCTGCTTTTAGCGGTGTTGGGTATTCTAATCACGAACTCACAATAGAATCTTTAGCATATAATCGTAAGGTAACCATTCAGGCTCAAGCAGAAGCCACAGCAGCAACAGCAGCTGCAGCGGCACAAAACACCCCTATTAATCAGTTTATTGGTAACTTAAATGCTCGTATTTATTCTCAAATAGCCGCTCAGTTAACTAATCAAATATTCCAGACAAACGGTCCATCGTTTGGTACATTTAACTTACCAGGCGGGGCTTATGTTAATTGGAGTGTTGATAATGGTAGTGCTACTTTAAGTATATTTGATCCTGTTGCTAACTCAACTTCAACGTTGACCATACCAATTAGTACACTACTAACTGTACCAGGAGGGGGTTAATGAAGTATTTTGTTTTAGCATTTCTGCTGCTCCTTACTTCAGGGTGCTCTACTTTAAGAGTAGCTGCTCAGCATAAGCGTATCATAGAGAAACCAGAAGTACAAGAGAGTCCTTTGTCCTTACAGTTAAAGGCATTACCGCCTATTGACGGTCCCACTATGACAGTTGCTGTGTATAGGTTCGAAGATAAAACCGGTCAACGTAAGACAGCTACTAATTTAGCTTTGTTCAGTTCTGCTGTAACTCAAGGTGCTGAGAGTTGGCTTATAGACTCTTTACAACAGGCAAGCTACGGTAAGTGGTTTAAAGTATTAGAAAGAGCTAACCTTGACGACTTAATTAAAGAGAGAACTCTTTATCGTCAAACAAGAGAAGACTTTTTAAGTGACAAGACCCCTGGTGCACTAAGACCAATGTTATTTGCAGGTGTTATTGCTGAAGGTGGTATTATAGGTTATGATACAGATGTACAAACAGGCGGGTATGGGGCAAGCATATTAGGTATTGGCGCTAATGTACAATACTCCAAAGATGTTATTACAACAAGTTTAAGGTTGGTAAGCACTAACACCGGAGAAGTATTAATATCCGTTGCTGTTACCAAAACAATATATAGTGCTACAATAAGTGGTAATGCATTGGCATTTTCAAGTGATGGAACAAAATATGGTGAAGCAGAACTTGGTGCAGCTGGTAATGAGCCAGTAAATCTAGCACTGAGAGCCGCTATAGATCAAAGTGTTATAGAACTTATCCATCAGGGAGAGCACAAAGGGTTATGGAAGTTTAAAGTTAACGGAAGTAATAACTTTAATAGTAAAAAGTAATAAGTATTGGCAACACCCCTATGAAATACTTAACACTATTACTCTTTGTAGTATTAGCTGTCTCGGTAAAGGCTCAAAATCAGATCTACTTGGATCAGATTTCGACCTCTGCTACAGACACTGTTACTCAAACAGGCGCATCTAACAGGATCGGCGCAAACGGGTCCCAATCCACCATTACCGGTGATAATGGTACCTTCAACATCAAGCAAATTGGTGATAACAATGCTATTGACTTCAATTTAACTGGAGACAACTACACATTTAAGTTATGGAACACTGGCGATAGCAACACTCAAAAGCTGTTTATGAACGGTGCTAATAATAACTTTAGTGCAGTGTTTGCTGGTGGTTCTAACTCAATGGTATTTAATAATGACGGAACACATACTGGTACAGCACAAGCTACTACAGCTCACGGTACCTTTGCATTTGACGTTGCTGGTAACAGTAACTCATTTGACATTGGTGTAGCAAATGGTTCCTATAACAAACTTGACTATACAGTTGCTGGCAATAGTAATACTTTTGCTTTAACTCAGACAGGTTTAGTAACAGGCACATCTGGGCATAACCAGACAGTAACAGTTAACGGTAATAGCAACAACTTGACCGTATCTCAATCCGGTACGACAACACAAACGTTGCAATATAACTTAACTGGTAGTTCCAACAATGTAACAATCTCTCAGTCGAGTCCATAATAGGATTTGTTCGAGACACAAGCCCGCTTAGGCGGGCTTTTTTAATGTAAATATTACTATGAAACTTGTTACTCTTACAATACTATTCTTTCTACTAACAGTATTGTCATGTGCTGTAGCATTTGGTGCTGCAGGACAGATTACTTCTATTACAGGACCTACCCGTATAACCAGAGGTAGTGAATTTATTAAGTGCGAGTTAAAGACTGGGGTAGAAATGAATGATACTGTGGAGACACTTGAAGCTCGTACTAATATAAAGTTTGCAGATGATACAGAAGTAAAAGTAACAGAGCACAGTAAACTCTTAATAGATACGTTTGTGTATGATCCTTCCACAGGTAACGGTAAAATAGGCTTTAAGGCTGCTTTAGGTACATTGAGATATACTTCAGGTAAGTTAGCTCATCATAATAGCAATAGTGTTGCAGTTACTACACCTACAGCGAGTATAGCTGTTCGTGGTACTGATGTGAGTCTCGCTGTAGATGAAATGGGTAGAAGCTTGGTTATTCTACTACCGGCATTAGATAGAAGAAACGGTCAGTACATAGTTGGTCGTATTGACGTATCTACAGCAGCAGGTAAAGTTACTTTAGATAAAGCATTTGAAGGTACCTATGTAGCTTCCGCTCAAACAATGCCTTCTCCTCCTGTTATTCTTAATATGGATGAGGGTGGTGTTGGTAATAACCTATTACTTGATAGTCCTAAACCAGTATTTGATGTAGCAAAACAAAAAACTGATAGCCACGAAAAAGATAATCTCAACAATAACGGTATTAAACCAGAAGATATTAAGGTTATCGAGGTTATCGATCCTAACAAGTTTGTATTCGTTGAAGAAAACACTGATGCTATATTAAAGTCATCAGTAGGTGGAAACGTACTACATATATCTGTACCTAAAACTACTAATGCTCAAGTTATATACAAGTACACAGGCGGTACCGCTAAAGCAAAGCAGGGCTCTGGAGATGGCGTGTTAATGAATATTACTCAACAGTAACACTACACTTACGAGTCTCTTCAATATTAACCTTAACAAGCTTAACATTAGTACCAGCAAGTTGCTGAGGTCCAATAACGTTGACTAAGTGCTGACCTAAGTTTTCTGCAGTTGGGTTAAAAGGCACTACAACAACACCTTCTGGGTTTAAGTTTTTTAATGTATCTGTAAACGGATCGTTTTCCCAAACCAAGAACTTATGATCCCATTGCTGCTCTAACCATATAACAAACTTGTCTTTAATAACAGAAAAGTCCATAACTCGACCAACAGTATCTAACTGTTCTGCTTCTACTGTGAGGTGTATACGGTAGTTATGACCGTGAAGATTTTCACACTTACCGCCTTGACCACACACTCTGTGTCCAACTGATAGGTCGTGATACCTGGTACAAGTAATTTTATTGTTCATATTAATCTCTTGGTAGATATTTTATTAAAGCTGCTATTACTAGAGCAACTATTACTAATGCTGTTATATAAGAAACGACCATATTATTCTTTAGTTAAGAAGAGGTACATATATGTACCAGTTAATACTTGAAAAGTACCAGCGGTAGACATCCAATCGTTGTTAGTGACAATGCCTTTAAAACCAAAATATATACCAAATGGTATATTGATTAAAATAATGACTGACGCAAACCCAATAATAATGTGTTTAAGTTTTTCTAAAAATGTCATAATACAGGTATTATCGTACCTATTATGACAAAATCAAGTACTTTATAAAGAAGAGTTATCTGGACTAGATCCTGGACGAGCTGGGTTCTCGGAGTGTGAGATCCAACCTTCTTTAAGAGCTGTTTCATCTATTTGCTCATCAGTCATAGTAGATGTATCAGTATCTGGTAACTGTGCAAACCAGTCTGTTAAAATGCTTGGGAATACTGATATGCTTTTACCTCTACGTTGATCATACTGTTTATAGAATGACTTAAAATCTCTCCATAAGGTAATCTTATTGCTTGTTCTGCGGTGCGGTGCATCTACTGCTACTAAGTAGTCTATAAGACGTTCAATACTAGCTAGTTCATCTACGTGCCATAGTGGACGAGTTTTACTTGCGTCATACCAAGTTTGTAATCTAGTTCTGCAATAATCTTTAATATGTCCAGGTAATGCTAACGGGCTTTGAAAGCTTGGAAATCTTAAAATATTAAGACTTAATAACAACTGCTTTCGTTTATCAGTATTCTTTGCTAACTCTTTAAGTCCGTACATCTCATCAAGAAAATCAGTAATACTAAACAAACAAAGACTGTTGATAGTCATCATCACGTTAAGATCTCTAAAGTTACCTTCAGTGATTAGACGTGTTAAGTTACCTTTCCAGTAATCATACTTTAACCCATCTCTAATATACTCTGCTTGAGCGCCTACTGTTTCACAGCTAGTATATACCTGAATATTTTTAATGTTTTTAGACTTCTCAATAAACTTAGTAATAAGCTCTTCTCTAGGCATTAAGTTACTATTAATAGATAATCTCATGTCTAGTTGCTGAGTTTCAAACCTATCCATCAGCTTCCACGTTTCAGGGCTTAATAAAGGCTCTCCGCCCGTAACTCTCAGTTCTTCTAAGTTCTTGTTTAAGCTAGCATCCCACCACTTCCAGAAAGATTGTAAATAAGGATTATCTTCTGGGTTAGTTTTATATGTGTCTGCCCAACTACCATCTAACTTGTATGTACCGGAACCGTCACTAACAAGATTTTTATATGGACCGTTAATTTTAATGTCTTTACCCCAGGTAGTAGAAAAACTTGAGTTACAATAAGAACAAGCTAGATTACATGTTCTATCAAAACTAATCTCTAATGTTTTAAGATCAACATTAGCGTCCCAAGGTAAGGTAGCTAACTTTTGTACGTCTTCTTCATCATAGATGATAGATTTAAACACTCTATCACTAACTTTATCAGGTCCCATACCTTCCACTCTCCAGCAATACTCACACTCAGCTGGTTTCTTACCCTCAAGCATCATCTTGCGCATCAACTTTTTATGCGACGTATTATGAATGGCAGAAGGATTGTCTTTTATCTCCTCTAAAGGAATATCTTGTGCTGGAGGATGATGGCAGCTTGTAGTTGTACCATTACCAAGCCATATAGTAGCATTATACCACTTAGCAGCACAAAAACTTGTACTAATAGTATTAAGAACTCTATCTCTATACTCTGTTAATGATTCGCCTGGTTTTCTCTTGTACATGTAAGTCTATTTATTGGTTATTTGTAAATATACAAGTGAAACATACATATAAGATAATGCTCACTGGGTTTGCTATCCTTGCTGGACTAGTTATATTAAGAATAAAGGATCCGTTTTTTATTGAAACAGCCCGCTTAAAAGGATTAGATTATTATCAAAGGCAACAAAGTAAAGTAAAAAGTAATAATATTGTTGTAGTAACCATAGACGAGGCGACGTTAGACAAGTTTGGCCAGTGGCCGATGTCCAGAGCAGTATTGAGCGAAGGTTTGGAAAAAGCATTTAATAATGGTGCGCAGTTAGTTGTTATGCCTATTCTATTTTCAGAGAAAGATAGATTAGGTGGTGATACAATATTTAATAGTACTTTACAAAAATATCCAGTAATAACTGCACAATCAGCAGCACAAAAAGGTAAAGGACAGCCTGTACCAAGAGGTTTAGCAGCAATAGGTGGAGACTTAGGTGATTGGTTATATACGTACCCTGCCGCTATTGGACCAACTAAAGAGATAGGTCAGTCGTCGGGCGGTGTCGGTATGTTGTTAACAACCCCTGAAATAGACTCAGTTACGAGACGTTTACCGTTAGTAGTACAAGTAAAGAAAGAAACCTACCCCACTATACCTTTAGAAGCACTAAGAATGTTTGGTGGAGAAGAGTCTTATCAAGCTAAAGTAGATCAAGCTGGAGTACAGGCTATTAGAGTTAAAGGCACGCCACCTATCGCTACTGATGCTAACGGTAGAGTGTGGATAAACTTTAAATACACATTTGATTCGGTTTCATTTGCAGATGCTAACTGGTCCATTGTTAAAGATAAGATAGTATTCATTGCTTTAACTGCAGAAGGCCTAAATAATACTGTAGCTACTCCTGTTGGTATTTCCCAAGGGTATGAGGTATCTGCTCAAACCTTGCAAATGTTGATAGATAGCAGCAGATTACAAAGGCCCTCAACATTCGATCTATATGAGCTTACAGGTGGTATTATACTTGCTATTATTCTTATTGTTGCTGCTTGTTATTTGGGGTATATCCTAAATGGCCTACTAATCACAGCATTCTTATGTGTACCTTATTTTATTGGATTACGCTTATTTGCTAATTACGGATATCTTACGGATTATACTTGGCCTACTTTAGCGGTATTGCTGCCTTGGGTAGGTGCTATATTCTTTAGATTTGTAATGGAGTTTAAGTTAAAGCAGCAGATCAAGAAGCAATTTGGTACTTATTTAAGTGCAGCATTAGTAGAGAAACTACAAAAAAATCCAGGTTTGTTAAAGCTTGGTGGAGATGAAAGAGAGTTATCTATTATGTTTACTGATGTAAGAGGCTTCACAACTATATCAGAGCATTATGGTAAAGACGTACAAGGTCTGACAATGATAATGAATCGTTATATGACTGCTATGACTCAAGCCATATTAGATAACGACGGTACCCTCGACAAATATATTGGTGACGCACAAATGGCTTTCTGGAACGCTCCTTTAGATGATCCAGATCATGCTCGTAATGCTGTTAAGACTGCTATGCAAATGCTAAAGAGACTTGACACGTTTAATGAAGAAATAACTAAAGAAGGTATACCAGCATTTGGTATGGGTTTAGGTATCAATACTGCTTCTGTAGTAGTAGGTAATATGGGTAGTACTCAGCGCTTTGATTATACATGCTTAGGGGATGGTGTCAACTTGGCTTCTCGTCTAGAAGGACAATCAAAACCGTATGGGGTGCGTATTATTGTTGGACCGGTAACGCACAAATACGTTAAAAACGACTATCAATGTTTTGAACTTGACTGTATAGCAGTTAAGGGTAAAAAAGAAGGTGTTAGAATTTACACTATATTAGAAAACAGCTTAACCGAGATGGTTACAGAAGTAAACAGAATGCACGAAGCGTTCTTAATAGATTATAGAACTCAAAAATGGGATGAAGCCATACAACTAGCTACAGCGTTAAAGAAATACAATCCTGAACTCAAAAAGTACTACGAGGCTATGCTAGAGAGAATAAAAGAGCTCCAAGGAGCTAACCTTGGAGCTGATTGGGACGGAGTTTATAGAGCTACGTCGAAATAACTTAGTAACCTAAGAGATACTTGCGGCGCTTTGTTGGACCTTCTACTTTATAACCTACTGGGGTTAATGTGACAGCTTGTGCGCCGCCACCGTTACTACCTGTAGCAGGTACTGTAAATTCAAAGCAAGAATAATCATGCTTTTGTAAATACATTTTGTGAGCTACTGGAGACGAAAATGTTACTGTAGCAGAACCTGGGTTAGCATAACCTGAACCTGTGTTAGTGATTTGTACGCCAATAATGTTACCGTTACCAACAATAGGCACACCAGTTGCGCGATTTGAACCGGATTGTGGAGCTGAGAAAGTACAAGTTACTGCACCATCATTACCTGGACCCCAATAGCCTAATCCACCATTTGTAATTACAACACCGCTAATGCTTTGTGTATATGTACCACCTGCTAGATAAGATACTGTACCTGTTGCTGTAGTGCATTGATAAGCACCGTCAACAAATATGGAACCTGTACCAGATGAAAGACCTTCTACGCCGGTATTATTAGCCGTATTCACGTAATTTAAAGTAAAGTTTGCTTGTGCACTACCTGTACCTGATAAACTGTTTACTGGATTAGGTATTACATTGAAAAGTATAGCAGCTCTCGTGTCGCTGATATTGCAATCAATCCCTTGATAAGTGGTAGGGTTGTTGCCAACTTGATTTTGTGTTACTTGAGAATTGTAGTAGGTAGCCATATATAATATTATTTAGTAAAAATTGCCTCAATATCCGTTACCATTTACACCGGTTGTGTTGTCATTTTCATTATCTATAGCTTCATCTTCTTCTGAAGCTATTTGAGTTTGTTGATTCAGTAAAGTAATAGCTGCTTGTTTTACGTTGTTATCTGTAGAAGCATTTAAAGCTAATAAGACTTGATTAAACGCGCTTGATAAATCCCTATTGTTTACAGTCTTAATATTATTTTCTAGGTTATGTAATAAAGCTGCTAAATCATTACCTTCTTCTTCTAGAACTTGACTATACTTTTCAGCTAATAGTTTATAGGAACTCATCTATATACTTAGCTATTACGGATACTCATTCTTACACATATAATAGAAACCCGCCATTTCTGGGAACGTTTCTACAAAGTTGGTTCCACGGCGTCTATCGCTTTCGTCAATAAACTTATGAAATGACTGACGTAATATAGCTAAATCCGTTACTCTACCCGCTCCAGTATTAATAGCGTTTTTCATAACCTCTAACACTCGCTCCATATCGTGTATAATATATGGTGTAAATCCAGGCCTGACAAGTTGCTCCCATTGATCGTATTTAGGTAAGGTACCCTTTAAAGGGTGTGGACCAATAATCTGCTCGTTTTCTTTCATGTACTCTATACACTCTTCAATATACTTTAAAAAGTCAGGTGTTAAAACCCAGCCAGCTAAAAACTCTGGGTCTCTCATATAAGGTATGCTTAATAAAATCGGATGCCAACGATCAATGTAATTTACATGCTTTTTCATTAAAGCGAGTGCATCTTTTAGAAAGTCTTTAAATGAAGTAACACATAATGCATTGTATGTACACATATATGTTGTGTATAGTGCTGGACAAGAACTAATAATACGGTCTACATTTTCATACCATTGTTTATAGTCTAAACCAGTTCTTATATAGTTACCTCTTTCCCCATAACCTTCACCGCTAGTAAAAAGAGTTACCCTAGAAACAGCTTTTGTGTTGTGAAGTTTATTTGCATATTCAATAAGTTTATCAATATACGGTTTAGGTGCACCTAAGTTTGAGTTAATATTAAAAATAAGATTAGGTTGTGGGTGGTCTATAAGATAGTCCATCAACTTAAACGTATTTTTACTGAGTAAAGGTTCACCGCCTGTGATTCTTATGTCTCTTAACTCTCCGCTTGCTAGTACGTCTGGAAACCATTTCCAAAAAGCTTGAATGTATGGGTTATCTTCTTCGTCTCCATCAAAAGGTAGTTCTCCTTTTGCTGCTAAAGCCTGCAAAGAATTTACTCGAAACTTACCAGCTTCTATAGGTCCATGTTCTTTTATTTCTTTTACCCAGCTAGTAGAATAAGCAGGGGAACAGTATAAACATTTAAAGTTACATGCATTAGAAAAGTCTAACTCGATATACTTTGGTATAACATTAACGTCCCATGGCATCTTAGGCACCGTATCGATACGATCATCATTCCATGGGTCAGAACTTTTTTTCACTCTATCACTAAATATGTTTTCATCTTTTAAATCTTCTACTCGCCAACAAAAGTTACACTCTTTAGGTCTTTCTCCGTTTAACATCATTTTACGAGTGTTCTTTTTCTCGTTTGTATTGTGTAGAGCAGACGGATTGTTCTTAAGCTCTTCTAAAGGTATTTTGTGAGAAGGGCAATGATGGCAACTATGAGTAGTACCATTATTTAAATGTATAGTTACCTGATTCCATTTAGCTAAGCAAAAGCTAGGGCTAACAGCATTAAGCTTATTCTTAACCGTTTTTAGAGTACCATCCATTTGGCCATTAAGTGACATATAATAATTTAGCTTATTGTTGTGGTTCTGCTACTGGTGGAGGTACTAAACTAAATAATCCGTTCATGTGAGTTTTTTCATTTATTAAATCTATTTTAAAAAATGCCGGTTCCTTTTTAAGTATAGCTTCTAACAGATCTTGAGTAAAGTTTATTTCATCAAAGTTATAAAACGATTTAAACGCAAATATAATCTCTCCTACAACCAGGTTTAAAGCACTTTCATTATCCTCTGTTTTTTCTATAGGAAACGAGTTATAAAACTGAAACTTGATCTCTACAGGCTCTCCTGGTTCTGCTTTAGTATTGTTAAAACTAAAAGATCTACCGGGTACAATGAGTTTAGGCTTCCATTCTTTTTCTAGACATTTGTCTATCAAACCTCTACCCATTTCTCCATCCATTAAAGATATGTTCGTTCCAGAATCTCTTTCTATAATAACAATACAGCTGTCTTGTTCTGGATTAAGTATGTTTTTAATACGACTGGGTCCAGCATAATCAAATGATGATACTGGGTTCATTCTATACTTGTTATAAGATAGGAACTCGTCGTATGCAAAGCCCTCTGGACTAAAATACTGTCTTTGTAGTTCTTTTAAAGTTTTTTCTTTCATATTATGGGTAGTTGTTTTTGCAAAAATAATAAAAATCAGCCATTTCTGGGAATGTAGTTAAAAAGCTAGTGTTACGTCTACTATCACATTCATCTATAAACTGATGAAACGCTCTACGTAGAACCGCAACGTCATGATTTCTGCCTACATTGTTAATTATAGCATTTTTCATGACCTCAAGCACTCTTTCCATTTCTTGGGTACATAATAAAGGAAAGCCTGGCTCAACCACACTATATCTTTCTGGTGCATCAGGATCTTTTTTAGTTTTACGAGTTTTTTCTTTCATGTATTCAGTACACTCTTCTATATAACCTAAAAAGTCTTCAGTAAGGTTCCATGCACTTAAAAACTCAGGCTGTCTTAGATATGGTATACTAATAATAATAGGCTGCATACGTACATAAGGATCGGTGTACTTCTGTATCAAGTCATATGCATCCATTAAAAACCCTTTAAACGAAGTAACTGATAGTGCATTATATGTGCACATAAAAATCATTTCTACTTCTGGACATTCTTTTAGTATACGATCGACGTTACTTAACCATGTATCGTATTTAAGTCCGTAACGTATGTATTCGCCTCTTTCACTGTGACCTTCACCGCTTGTGTATAGGGCCACTCTTTTAGCTGCTTTAGCTGATGTTATTTTATTGAGCTTGTCTATAAGCTTAGTAATCGAAGCTTCTGGTGCACCAAGATTTGAGTTAACACTGAATACCATCTCTGGTTGAGGGTGTTCAATAAAAAAGTCCATTAACTTGAACGTATTTTTACTCAATAAGGGCTCCCCGCCTGTAACTCTCAACTCTCTTAATTGACCGCTTTCTAGTATATCAGGAAACCATTTCCAAAATGCTTGTACGTATGGGTTACTGTCTTCATCTTCTATAGGAGTCTTTTCCTCCATAGCTATCATCTTTAATGAGTTGTTAATAAATGCACCTGCATGTATAGGACCATGTTCTCTTATTTCTTTAGCCCAAGTAGAAGAGTAAACCGGTGAACAGTATAAACACTTAAAGTTACAAGCATTAGAAAAGTCTAGTTCCATCGACTTAGGTATGACATCAGTATCCCAAGGTAGCTTGGGTATAATCTCTATAGTATTGTCATTCCAGAGGTTAGAACTTTTCTTAACTCTATCACTAAACAAGTCTGGGTTATTAAGATCTTCAACACGCCAGCAAAAGTTACACTCTTCTGGACGCTTACCTTCGAGCATCATCTTACGTTTTTCTTTCTTTTCGCTAGTGTTATGTAAAGCAGAAACGTTGTTCTTAAGCTCGTCTAAAGGTATTTTATGAGCAGGGCAATGATGACAACTATGTGTAGTACCATTAGTAAGATGTATAGTTACTTGATTCCACTTAGCTAAACAGAAACTAGAACTAGTAGTGTCTAATGTTTTCTTGACATTTACTAGTCTCTGTACTGCATCATGTATTAATGGTGGTTTTTCAGGCATATTAGCCAAATATTTTTAGTTTAGTATGGCCAAACTCTTTTATATCTTCTCTACTATTAAGTAAAGGTCTACCTTTTATGTTTAAACTTGTATTAAGTAAAATAGGACAACCGGTCTTATCGTACCACTTTTTAAGCACTTGGTGTATAAAAGGAGTGTTTACGTCTACTGTTTGTACTCGAGAACTACCATCAACGTGTACTATACCTGGATATACATCTGGACGTTTACACATATGAGTGTACTGCATGTAAGGATAAGAATCACTCGTACCCTTATTATAGAATATTTCGTTAAAATGCTCTTTTAATACAATAGGAGCAAACGGTCTAAACTTTTCACGTCCTTTTACTTCATTAACAATATCTTTAATATTGTGTACTCTAGGGTCTGCTAAAATAGAACGATGTCCTAATGCTCTTGGACCAAACTCTGCTTTACCATATATTACACCGGCCATTTTGTTAGTATCTAAATAGTTTACTAGTTCATCTATATCAACACTAGATTGAGCATCATGACCAAGATAGAGATTGCGCATTTCTACCGGTTGATTGTAATAGGCTAGAGCAGCACCTACTGCAGAACCAGAATCTCCTGGATTAGGAAATATCCACATATCATCTACTAACTCTAATAGAAAAGTATTAGCTGTACAGTTAAGTGCACAACCACCAGACAGTATAAGCTTTTTATAACCTGTTTTAGCAAGATACTCTTTTGTAATGTCTACTACAATATCTTCGTATATTTTTTGAGCAGCTAAAGCAATATCAAACTTATTAGCTTCTACTTCTTCTTTAGTTAATAAACCTCTACAACCTCTACGTAAATCAATAACTAAGTTACAATCGTTATCAAATAAGTTTTCTAAAAAAAAGTTATAGTATTTCTTATAGTTATTGGTACCATAAGCTGCCATACCCATCATAATATATTCTTCTTCTTGAGCTTTTAAACCTAACAAGTCTGTAATAGAAGAATAAAACAAACCTAATGAGTTTGGATATTTTCTCTTATCAATGCATTTGTATTTACCGTTATCTATGTCCCACACAGTTAGTGTATCAAACTCTCCTACTGAATCCACTACTAATCCTAATGTTTTATCCGTGTTAAATGGTGCAGTATATAGAGATGCACATAGATGCGATAAATGATGATCTACGTACTGTATGGGTGCTTGTACTTCGTGCTTCTTAAATACGTCTTTTACACTATATGGTTGCCAAAGTTTATCTACAACTAACCGTCTTAAGAACTTTTTAAAAGGCTTTTCGTACCATACTATAACGTCTGGTTTACCAAACTCTAATGCATCTCTTATTAAAAGTGGGTCAAAGTTAAGATCATTTTTAACACGAGAATAGCGTTCTGATGAAGACGCAAATACAAGTTTACCGTCTTTTATTACAGATAATGCAGCATCGTGGGATAAACCAGATGCACCCCATATGATTTTATTTTCCATTATAGTATTTGTTCTGGTGATAGCTTTTTAAGTATCAAAAGCTTATCTGCAACTAACACTTCATATCTACCTGCATACACTCTCTTTAAAAACTCTAGTGCTTCTCTATAATGCACTGCAGTACCGCCTAATAGGTTAATTTTATGTGTGGTGTCGTAGTTATTAATAACTAAAATACCATCATCCCTTAAAAGTAGGTTAAAACATGTAGTGATAATATTAAGAGCATCTATAGTGTTAGTGCTATAGTTGTAATGTATAACACCGAACTTGTTCCAGCCTGTTTGCTTAACAACGAGTTCACTAAGAATGTGCGGTATACTACCTTTTTGTTTTATTACTCTGTATGAGAGGCCACTATCTGAAACATTAGCATCAAACTTCTTTTCGAGTTCTTTTTGCCACCAACTATCAACACTGTAAACCTTTGACTTAGGGTTACTAATAAGATTTTCAGCGAACCATATAGTTGCTGCCCCTTCTGCTGCACCAATATCTAATATATTGGTAGGGGTATTAATAAAGGTCTGTCTATATGGTTCATCTAATACTCGTTCCCAAGTAGGTATATGTTTAGTAAAAGTATCTAGCGTGTATGTGGGTTGTCTACTCATTGTGGAATTCCTTTCAATATGCATCCATCTTCTCGTCTATCAAAGAAGTACTTTTGTATCATCTTTAACCAAGTTTCAGGTACATTACGTAATTCTAATATACCTTTCTCATTAATAAAGATATGTTTTTCAGGATTGTACCAAGTCATTAAGAAAGCTCTATCTACATAGCTACGATTGAATATATCGCCATGCCATTCATGGAAGCAGTTACCCTGTACATATGATACAAGCTTTTTAGCACCTTTACCTTCACCTGAACCGATTGGTGCTCCTGCAGCAAAGTCTATAATATTGTTATACCATTTGTGATAAGGTATGTAATCAGGGCAGTTATTTAATCCAATACCTATTTGAGTGTGAACACCTATAGGTACTTCGAAGATACTATACATGAATGTAGTATCACCATGACCTAATGGACAATAAGGATATAACCCGCCTATTTCTGGATGCCACATTGTTCTCTTAGCAGCTATACCAAAGCCAGGGTGCCCGGTCCAGCGTTCTTCCCTTGGAGGACATTTGCACATTGCTTCTAACGATTTACCAATAGTACCTGTTTCAGTGGTCCAGTAACATGTATCAAATACTTGTACGATTTGATTGTGGTCTAGTGCAAATGAAGTTTCATCATACCAGGAGTTATTGTCTAAAAACACATCGTGATCAAACCAAGCAATCTTGGTGTACTTTTCAGGTACCATTTTTTCTGCTAAGTTTAATAAACATTCTTTCTGGAATAAGATATTATTTTGGTCACCTTTAATACGTAACCAGTTATCATTACCTTCCGTGGTAAAGCTATCTGATAATGATACCTCTACCCCGTATACTGGAATCTGTTGCGATTCCATATAGCGTAGAAACCGCATTAAGTTAGCTTTAGGACGCTTGTAACCAGCCCAGTTAAAATGACTTGTAATAACAGCCATATCATTACGGTGACGCAATGTAGGTTTCTTTTTACGCCACTCTTTTAAGAACTTAATATCTATAGTTTCTAATGATTTAGCTTCATTACTAAACTTTGCTTCTAACTTAACAAAGTGTAAACTACTAATCATATTATACTCATCTACATCTATTTCGTGCCATAGATGAGCAGCAGGTGCTTTAATCTTTTGAATAGGTATATTCTTAAGAATCATCATCCTGTATAGGTCTAAGCCTTCATAACGAGAACCAATAAAGTTCTCATCCATACCACCTTCATCTAAGAAGCGTTGTTTACGGTATAAGAAAGAATGATCCCCATAGCAGTTTTCATACTCCCCTAACGGATCAGTAAAATGAAGCTCTACCTTTTGTCCATTAACTAACTTTGTAGTGGTTTCTTCATCTACCATCTTACACTCGTTGTAAGGCTGGATAAAATCATAAACTGGGTCTAACCAAGTAAACAGCTTTTCCCATTTTAAATGTACATCTGCATTGTTGACCCATACCCATTTAGTATCAATATGAAACTGAGTAATGTAGTTTATTAAAGCAGTGCGATGAAACCTCTTTGGTACATCTTCATCGAACTTCTTGGGCCACATTACATACTTTACATTATCTAAAGACTTAATAAGCTCAGGTATACCTGATGGTGTTGGTTCATCTGTTTGTTCTGCAACGATGACCTTACACTTTGTTGCCGCAATATACGGCAGTATAAACATAAAGTTTTTAAGCCTTGTAGCTTTTAACTTATATACAGGAATAACAAAAGTAATATCCTCTTTGCTTATTCTCTGTACTTCTTTTACTGGCTCTGCTGGCTGTAAAAGTTCTAACTCTAAACTACTAATACTAGAATCAGTTAATGGGGATGGGCTGGTTTTCTCGCTCATAATAGGTTAAAGTTAATTAACCTATCGCCCTTAAAGATCAAGATATATTAATAACCTATTTTCTGGAAAATGTACCTTAAGTCACCAGTTTGACTACCATTGATTAAAGCTTTGCTTTGTGAATAAAAGGTAGTATTGTACGTAATAACGTCGAATGATTGGTTATTAGAACCTGCATAACGAGCAGCTAAGTCTTGTGCACCAACTTTAAAGCCAGTAGTAGGGGCATTTGGTCCGTGATTAGTAGCGGTGACCGGGTTAAAGATCGTATCTAAATCGCCGTGTCCAGTTACTGTATAATTTGATGCCATGGTTGTATATATTTACAAAATTAAGATGCAGTGTATGTGCTGTATTTTGTGTAATTTGGCCAACCTGGTTTTGTAGGATTGTAATAAGCCGAAATACCTACTACATTACCAGCTGATAACGTACCAGCCGCTAAGTTAACAGATGCACTTACACCTGCAACTACTGTATAAACTGCACCAGGTGTACCGCCTGTTGCATTAATAATAATAGGCGTGTAATCACCTGCATTTAAATAGGCAGCATTAACATTACCGCTACCATCATACAAAAAGGCCAGTTGGTTACATACTAGACTGCCAACCTTATTTACTGGTACTGCTGATAAGCTCATTATGTATACTTATCCAAAAGACCTTAAATCTGCATTAACTTTGTTTATTATTTTGTAGCTTTTTGCCCTCTGTAGAAACGTATGTTTTTTTAACGTTTTCTATAGTGCCATGCTTTGCAATAAGTTTACGAATATATGCTAAAGATGTGTATTTGTTGGTTTTATTCGTTACTGGGCAAGTAAGATATAACGGTAGAGGAAATCCGCGAGATTGTTCTTTTTGTACCTTAGTAGCGGCTCTTTTAGCGGATGGAGCACGACGTTTTTTAGTTGCTGACTGAACGGTGGATTGATTAATTGTATCTTCCATAATAAAGGACTTATTAAGATATATTAAGAGTTCAATCTAAAAACTATGTTTGCGTTCATATTTTGAGAAGTAACCTCAGCTCGTGGGTAAAATGATAATACCGTACGAGTGATGTGCTCAATAATATTTTGCGATCTACCCCAAACCTCTAAACCTTGACCAGGCTTATCTTTATTAAGTTTTGAATAGTTACACCATAACAACAAATCTTGACCGTCTTTTTTAAAGCGTACGTCTACTTTATTAGTTTTTAAGACATGTACCATGTCTGGATTTGGAAAGCTTTTAGGGTCGTAATCTTTCCTCGGTGTAGGTGCTTCAGGTGTTGTAAATTTATCATTCTTAGATTTCATAACAACACTTACTCAACCTCTTATTCAAATCCAGCAGCGTGTAATAACTTTAAACCTTTATTCTTATCAATAATATCCATTCTCACGGATTCAGAGTTATTAGGTCTATAATCATACCAATACAACCAACCATCAGCCATTATTTCGGTTATTATTAAAGGTTTTAATGCTTCTGAATAGAACTTATCTTCTCCGTAATACAAATCAGGAAAAGGACATTTTAATGCTATTTCTCTTTTTACTGGGTTAATATGGTTAGTAGGTTTGAGAACTATACCGTTATGTACTGTGCTCCACTTTTTACCTTTATGTAAAGACGAGCACTCAAAGTACTTTAAGTCTTTTAAATCAGAAGTCTGAAAACCTCTTATACCTATTGAATCTGGTTGATACCCGTATTTATTATTAATAGCTTCTAATATATTACGAACATAATAACGACTAATACGATCATCATCATCTACATAAACAATATAATCCCCTGTTGCTTGATGTTTAAGGACTTCTCTTTTAGCACCAATAGTTATTTCCCCGTTATCACAGTATGTAAGACACTCAACATCAGGTGTTAACTGTCTTTTGATCTTTTTGTTAATAACATCAAAAAACGGTTTACGGGAGTTAAGCGTGCAAACTAATATAGAGAGCTTAGGCATTTGATTTAATATCGTCTATAATATCGCTTATTAAACTATGTGTTATACCTTCTTCTTTATTACCGTAAAAAGCAGGTATTTGAATATAACCACTTTTACCAAATCTTTTAATAAAGGTTATCTTCTCGAAATTATCTTTAACGTCTAAGTCATCAATAAGAAAGTTTCTACCATGCGCTACACCTGTCGGTGTGTTATATTTTGGTTTCTCAATAAATTTCCTATCAAATATTTTATCTTCATTAAAACCAAAGTTAAAAGCTTTGTTCATTGCTATAGCATAATCTTTATGAGCTCTTGTAAGCATATAAAGTTTACCAAAGTCTCTTAAAGCAAATAACAGATAATTAGCACCAGGTCGCAATATTGTTACGTATTGTTCTTTTTTGCTTAAGCTTATAGTTACAGGTGTATCGCAAAGATTAGATTCATTACCAAGATCTCCTGCAATGGTTTTCATACCAAGAGTATGAATTAGAGTTTCGTCTAAATCGACGAATATGTTTATTGTTTCAGAGGGCATTGGCAAATTTCGTAATACTTACAACCGTTACATTCATCATCAAGATAGATATGAGGCATTAAGCAAGCTTCTTTAGAAGTTTCTGCTAAATCTATATAAGATTTTTCACTTCTAAAATAATCTGGATTACCAGTCCAGGGGTAAGTACGAACTCTTTCTTCTACCCCGTCTTCATTAACTACTAGTTTAGATGTCTCTGCATGAGAAGCTAATCGCTTACGTCTTTCTTTTTTAGGTGCATTTGGGTGTGGTTTTAGCTTAACATTAATCTTAGGTAATTTGTTACCTTTACATTTAGAAGCAAGATCCTTAATTTGTTCCGGTGTATAGCCAGCTGCTAAATATTTTTTAGTTTCTCTTGTAATGTACTCTTTAACGAACCTTTCAACACTGCCACCATATTTCTCAGTGACAGTCTTTTTGAAGTAATCAATAGGAGCAAACGTTTTATGTCCAGAGATATGATCTACCGGATAAACGTATTTGCCGTCTTTAGATACGGCAATAATGTTAGGATCAATGTTCATAGGTACATTATGGTACCTTACTTGTTGTTATGCAAGCTTATTGTATAGGTGTTTGTGGTCTTGCAAGTCTACGTTCCTGACTTGGATCGTTAGGTTGTGCAAAATAATGTAGACATTCTTTATCTAACTTTATTGCATTTTTTTTATTAAAATCTTGCAGTTCTTTATCAGTTGGATTATGCTTATTAAGTTTGACACGATTAGGTACCTTTTTACCTATCATATTATGGAAAGTCTTTGCAGTCTCAACAATACGTTTAATCTTCCTACGGTATATAGGTGAACCATATAACTTTAGAACTTCAGGGTGTAGTTTAGATGGATTGTTTTTAGTTGCCATATGTAGTATTATAAGAACTATTATTATTAAATCAAGTTATGTTTAGTAATATGTTCTTGAACTAACTTGCTATATTCTTCATGCCCTTTTGCACTAGCATGATAATCTGTCTCTGTAACAGTATATTTGTTAATAAGAATAAAATCATCAAATCCTTTATCTTGAAAAAGAAACTTAGTGTAATCCAAGTTATCTAAAGCATAACAAAACTCTTCTTTGTGTGGTACACTTTCTTTAAGTAGATTCTTGTTGTTTAAAACGAATAGATACTTGTAGTTTCTGTTGTTTAAATAGTCCTGTACGGATAATAAAGCATCTAATGTATCCCCGTAAGATTCAAGCAAAGAAAAATATGTATGATAATATACATCAAAGTAATGATTACCGAATACGTTCTTGTGATCGGTAATATTTACAGCTGTCTTCACTCCTTTTTTGCCTCTAGCGTTACCCTTAGAGCGGTACCATCCTTTACTATCATTTCCTGTAAAGCTTGGATACCATATATGATCGCTTTTATCAATAGGTTTGTTTTCATCAAACCAGAACAATCTTCTTGTGAACGGAGCTGTATGAAATATAACGAATGTTTCTTCTTGTTTAAACTTACCTATATTTGAGAGCAGACTACGTTTAATAAAAGTATTATCTACACCGGGTTTACTAAAGTTAAATAGCTGTAGGTTGTTGTACTCAGCTAGCCACTGCCCATAACTCTTCATTGTACCACTATCTTCAGTGAACCCTGCTGCTTGACTGTCACCTACTACTATTAAGTTTTTCATTCTTTATCTTTTTTATAGGTCGGTATACTCATTAACATTTGCCAATCTTTATCAGAAAAATCATTTTCAATACCATCATAGAACTTGTCTTGTTTAAAAATCTCTAATATACGTCTGTGTTCATAATCAGTAGTTAAGATCCACTTAGGTTCTTCGCCTTTAAGCATAATAACGGTATAATCTCTACCACCTTTAGTTGCTCTGCGTATTAAGATCACCTTGTGTTACCGTAATGTATTATTTTAATTCTAGAGTCGTATTTTTTGTTTTTGCGCCAAGGGTCAATAACTACACTACCATACGGAAAATCTATTTCGTCTACCCACCAGCTCCAGTAACCTATTAAGTAAACATCAGCTTTGAAATCAAAAGTAGAGTCTCCAGTGTTAGGATCGTAATAAGTTACTTTACCGCCATGTTTCTCAATATAATATGCAACTAATAAGCTATATGAACCGTTAGTATAAGGCACGTCTGGTTTATAAGCTTTACCTATAACACACACTTTTTCTCCTTCTTTTACACACCGTAAAGCTAGGTTTTCTGCTTGTATTTCTCTACTAGTCATTATACTATCAAACAAGTCGTAGCCTAACTCTAAACGCTGTGCTAACCAACGTAAAGCAATATTATCTCTAGGGTGACATGCTCCACCATCACCCATACCAGCAGTCATATATGCCGGGCCCATAATACGGTAATCACTATTTTTTAATGCTTTAGTAACAACATCTACATTGATATTACCATTTTTTTCAGCAACATCTTGTATCATATTAACTAAAGCTAGTTTAGTAGAAATAAACGTGTTATAAAATATTTTAATACACTCTGCTTCATCCCAAGTACCTATTTCTGCTCTATAGTCCTTTTCAATAACTGTATTGTAAAACTCGAGCAACTCTTTAGCATCATCTGATGTCTCGCCTTTTTCTGTACCAATAATAACCATCTCTGGTTTAACCATATCTTCTTTAATGGTACCCATAGCTATTAGATACGGGTTATATACAAAGCGTTTATCAGGTATTAGTTTTATGAGTTGACTTCTAACTGTACCGGGCAATACAGTGCTAATGAGTACGATAAGTTGTTTATCAATAGTCCACAAGTTAACCTGTCTTAAAACATTTTTAACAATAGTGTAATCAAAGTCTTTAGGCTCTAAACGACTTGTAGGTGTTTCACCACCATAAGCAGGGTTGTGAGGTGTGGGTACAGCTATAAAAATAATGTCTTTACCTTCTATAACTTCTCTAATAGTATCTACAATCTTTATATGTTCGGATTGTATGTTTTTATTAGTGTCATACCCGTAAACTTCGTGACCCGCTAAAGCCATAACTTCAGCACAGTCCTTACCGAGCTTACCTATACCAATCATTGCGACTTTTTTACCCATATCTTCTATTTATCCAGAAGAGTAGTAACTTCAATATATTTTAATGATGTTTTGCTTTACCAGCTTTCATATTAGCTAACCAATGAGCCATACGAGCTTTTTCCCCAGAAGAGTGTTTTGCAACATTACGTAGCGTGCTTACACTAGCTTTAGTGTTAACACCTGATCTTTTTGCTAATCCCTTACGTCCTGGATGTTTACCATCTATAAAGTTTTCACCTATATTGCCTGCTTGTTGTTCAGTTGGGTCGTCATCTTCGCTCATCTCTCGAGAAGGCATAGCATTATCATTTGAACCGCCTGGATTAGATTCATCTTCTAATATTTCAGCAGTTCTTACATCTTTAAGATCTTCTAATGCACCCTTACCGGCATTACCCTTTGCTGAAGGTCCGCGTATTAGATACTGCTGTGCCATATTAGGAAACTCAATAGCAGCTAATATGTCTACTGGCTCAACACCTACTTTTTGTAGTTCATCAGCCATATGTTTTAAATCGCTTAAAAACGCTTCTAGTTCTTCTCCTTCATTAGGCATTTCCCCATCTACAAACTTTTCTAAATACTCTATTACACTGTCTATAACAGCATTTTTCTTTTTAACTTCATACTTTATAGGGCTGTTTGGTGCGCCTTGACCTGGTTCAGTATTATAAGTAGTATCACTACTACCATAACCTAAAGTACCAGCTGTACTTTCTGCAGTAGCTGTAGTATCATCTGTAATTTTCTGACTACCGTCTAACCCCATTGCGTTTTCATCCCAAAATGCTTTAAAAGTTTTAAACTTCTTTCTATCGTAAGTTTTTTTATCTTTATGTTTAATAGATGGTGGTGGCATGCTCTTACGCACTCCAGACATAACATCCTTTTGAGTAATTTTATTAGGTGTGTTTTTTTCTTCTAAAGCATTAGCATATAAAGCTGCTTTATAGGCTTTAGCGCTGCCAGCTGTACAACCCTTTTTCTTACCTGTAGCTTTATTATAAGCACAAGTCTTATTACCTACTTTACGAAAGTTCCATGGCATAATATTATTTACAAATAGACATTAAAAAAGCCGGTAGTTGTTAAACACCCATTTCACACCCACTAAATACAACTACCGGCCAATCAATAGTTATAGCGGATGCCGAATAAGTCTACTTCTTTTCTACTAAATATAAGTATGTTACTATTAGCATTTATCTTGCTGTTGGCATCTTTGGCAATAGCATCAGTTGGAGCTTATTTTAGTATTATTGGTTTAAGCTTATTATTTGTAGGAGCAGGTACCCCTATATTGATAATGGGTACAACATTAGAGGTAGGTAAACTTGTGGCTGTTACATTTTTACATCAATATTGGGAAAAAATGAATACTGCTTTAAAGGCCTACCTTTTTATAGCTTGTATTGCACTGATGGCGATTACTTCTATAGGCATTTACGGATACCTCGCTTCAGGTTATACCACTACTTCTTTAAAAGTTAAAGATCTTCAACAACAAATAGACAACAATAATAGACAGATTGAAGCATATAAAAGTGATGTAACAACGTTTTCAGTTATACCTAATAATGATAAAGACGTAGCTTTAGTTAATACTAATAAAGACAAACAAGTTGAACAGCTTAATATGCTAATAAAGCAAAAAGAGCAGCGAGTGACTGAGATTAGAGCTGTTATTGAAAATGATAAGAAAAAAGCTATTGATGCAGTCAATGCTAATAGAGCTCAGCTTGAAACAAGCGTTAATAAAACTTCTGAACAGATAAAACTCTATAACGATAGGTTAGCTATACTAGATAAAGAAATACAGACATGGTTAGATAAAAACGATGATGGTGGGTTCTTTAAAAAGAGTAGTCTTGATAAAGCACGTATAGTTAAAGAGCAACAAGCTGCAGAAAGAGCTCAAATAGATGTACAAATAAAAGCTGTACAAGATCGTACTGATAAGCTTAGAGCTATTAGTGAAACGCAAATAGAAGAAACAAACAAAGAGTTACTAGCTTCTATTAAAACTAATGAAGATCAGATTCTACAAATACAAGCTGAAATAACTAAAGATAAGCAAGGCTTTGATAAAATACAGAGCTCTACAGAAGCTAGCATTGCTGGGTTAGTGACTTTGAGAGAAAACAAGATTAAGTCAAATGAGGTTAGAGTTAAATCTGATCAAAATGAAATACAAAAGCTTGAATCAGCTAATAACATACTTCAATCAAAAATACTCACTACAGATGTAGGTACTTTTAAATATGTAGCTAAAACATTAAACTTACAGTTAGATCAAACAGTGACTTGGTTTATTTGGTTAATCATGTCCGTGTTTGATCCTTTAGCAGTTTCTTTACTTCTATGCTTTAACGTTATTGTTAAAAACTATAGATTAAGTAAGCCTGTTAAGAAACTAGAACCAAAGCCAGAGCCTAAGCCTGAACCTAAACCAGAGCCGGTAGTCGATAATAAGACTGAAGTAATGCCTGTAACAGCTATTAACCCAGATGAGTTTAAGCTTTTAAAACAGGTAATAGAAGAACGTAAGAAGCAGGAAGCTATTAACAGTAAGCCGATGGGCAAACTTTAACCTCTATAGCCTAGCTTCTGTATACCGGAACGATGTCCTGGTCTTGCCATATACTGCTTAGCTTGTTTAAAGCTATCACCAGTCATTACTTGACAAGTACCTGCAGTCTTGTGATCCCATACCATCACACCAAACCTATTTGCTACCTTTTCCCTTGGAACGTAGTTTGGATCGGGAAGTATTCCCATTTCGATTAGTTTTTTCACCTTTTGGTCTGTATTCATTTAATATTGCGAATGTTTTTTTCTGTTTCTCAATACGATTATATAACCTTCTAGCGAAGTGCAAACCTTTATTTTCAAAATATCTAGCATCTACCTCTAATGGGTGACGGTAGTACATCTTTTCATAATCTGCAGTCATAGGTACGTGTAGAATCTTATCTTGAATAAAATGTCTAAACTCATGTATTATAACTCTATGAAACTGACCTATTCTTAGTTTAAGTGCAATAACAAAGTATGCTCCATCTGAATTATAGCTATACCAGTTCCATGTACCATGTTTTACACCTCTTATCCTGATAACAAAGTTTCTTTTCTTTTTAGCTTTGTATACAGGATCAAGTATTGCAGAATAAACAAGGGAAAGCGTATCCCAGTTAATCATAGGATACGCTTTTCTAATAAGTTTATTTGGTTTGAATATGACCACAAAAATAGATGCCTTTATGAAACTCTACAGCCCTGTATTTTTTGCTATAGCTGCACCGCGAAAGTATACGTTATCGCGCAGGGATCAGGCTTTGGTTAAAAGAGTCTTTGTAATGTAAGCGATTAAACTTACAAAGTGTCTAAAGAACGAAAATAATTATAGTGCCTGACCGATTAAGATCAAGCACTATTTTTATTATTGTTGTTGCTGATTTGTTGGATCAGGAGCTGCTGGTGTTGCAGGAGCTACTGATGAAGCGGATTTCTTAGCGAAGAATTTCTTATAAGCTAAGAAGCCAGCTGCTGCGAGAACGAGAATAATGATTAATGTTTTCATACGTTATTATTTACTAGTTAAAGTCTGAAAGGTATTGGGATTGCTCGAGGGCCAAATATACTCTAATCCTTCTGGTGCATCTGGAAACTCTTGCTTATAATGATCTGGATATTTCTTTATTAGCATTGATTGATGTGTTAAATGTACATCTAACATACCTAACCACCAAGGAAACGTTGTATCTTTGGATTCATCGTAGTAAACACGTATTTTATCGTAACACGTATCTTTATAACCACGTTCTTTCCATACTTCACATATAATCATGCCATATAAAGCTAAAGCATTCTCATGCCCGCGCCACATTTCACGGCAAGGATGGTTTTTCCAGCCTTTATAATCAAGCTTATGAAATGAGTTAAGTAGTTGTAATACTTCAACACGCTGCTTGCCAAGTCTTTTCATATCAAGACTTTTAGCAGATTCTCGAAAGTTAGCGTATGGTAAGAATGTTTGCATAGTTTATTTGCGTCCGTCTAATACTTGTTTATCCCATACTTCCCGAATATAGGCAACGTATTTGTGTAAAAAGTTTTTTGCTTCTTCTAATGTATTAAGTTGATGGTAACCAGCTGGTGGTAGATCTGCACCGGGCATGCTCAAATCACCCATAGCACCGATCATAGGTTTGAACTTACCGTTATCAAGTTGACGTATGACAAGATAACAGCAACGATAGTCCCATCGTTCCCAAATACCGCATTGTAAGTCTTTCCACTTAGAAGCGGCTTGTCTACGTAAGAATGCTTTATTCATAGTACCTATTATGGTACTTTATTAGACTAGTGCAAGCTTTAAGCTGAAGCTGAACCAAACGCTACTCTATTACCGCGGTAGTTAGTAATAATCCAACTAATGTTAGCCGAAGCTGTTAAGCTCCTTAATGCTGGCAAGTTAGGTATTACTTCTCTACCTTGAGTAACGAAGTCTTTTGCATCAGCAACAAGATAATACATACCTGTTGTCATATCTGCACCGTCTGAGTAAAGAGTCTTCTGCTCGCTTGCAGTAAACTCGTTAATATTACCAATAATGGTTATTTGCATATTTCTGTATTAAATAAAATCTCTGTATTCGGTATTATCGTATACTTTTTTAGGAGGTCCACTAAAAAATATAGCATCAGGATTATTTATGTGTAACCACTCTCTAAAACTACGTGGAAAATCAGGTGTAAACATTTTAACCGTTTTAATGTCTATTGTTATATCCTTTTCAATACATAATAAAGCTTTAACCGCATCTTGTTGAAAAGATGCTAACTTACACTCAAATGCAATATCAAGAAAATTAACAGTCATAGTGGATAAAAAAGGAGCCTACTATATATTCGCAATAGTAGGCTCCTTGGTGTTATCGATTATCGTGACTGACGGATCTTTGCCCAACGTCCCTTTGAATCGCGAACGTTGTAAAAACGAGGTTGTAAAATGACTTGACTTGAACGATTCAAGAATCCAAGTACGTGGTACTTAGTTGGATTGAAACGACGGGTCACGGCATTCATACGAGTCTCTACACTTTCGTCTCCGAGGGTGCGGGTATTGATGTCCTTAACGATAACGTTTTCTGATATGGTGTTCATAATTTACTCCAACAGTATAACATAGTTTTTCTAAAGTTCTACTAGATATATTAAGAAATATTATAAATATTTGTACAATCCAAGATAACACTATTTAATGACTAAAATATGAACAAATATATTGCCGTCTTAGGCATGGTTGATGAAACCACTACTGAAGAAATAACGTTAAAAGAAATAAGTGTTACAGCTAAGGATCAATACGAAGCACATAAGGCTGTGTTTTGGAAATGCAATCTAGCTAATAACGAAACTGTCTTTAAAATTAAAGAAGCTTCAACCAATCTTGTAAAGTTTGATTACAAGACTGGTTTTATTAGTTAATTAAGAAGTTGCTGCTTTAAAGACGCCTATTATTTGCTTATCTCCGTCTATATAGATTGTCATAACCGATACTGAATGGGAGGTTGGGTCTAGTTGTAAGTTAATAATAGTACCACCACCAGAAGTAGGTACTTGAGCGTATGTGTCTACATCCCATATACCAGCACCGGAAATAATAATTGGACCGTTATTGCTATCAGGCCCTAGACCTGGAGGTAACTCACCGGCTGGGTGAGCATATGTTGTTACTGCCCGCACTGTTACTAATGTACCTGCAGGATATGTACCACCACCGATTAAGTATCCATTACCTACCCCTTCAATAGTAGATTGAGTGTCTAGAGTATAATAAGGAGCGGTTGGTGTCGTAGGAATATCTCTTCTATAAGCTAATGTAACCTCGGTTTCACCAGGAGTTGTTGTACGAGTTGCTGTTATTGTAGAATAGGTATGTGGTGTAGCAGGAGCTTTATAAAGCACTGGATTAGTACCATTAGATGTACCGTCAATCTTCCAAGTATGAGTAATATAAGGGTTGGTGTTAATGTAACCACCTAAACTATTATTAGTAACACCGGCATATGTCATAGTACCACTTAAAGCAGATACTGTTAATGTGCTTGTTGACATATCGCTTGTTGCACCTATAGCATTAGTAAATGAAGCATTATACAACACCCCATCAGAACAAGTTACTGTCATCTTAGGTATACTTGGGTTTGCTGCAGTTACCGCTCCTACATTTAACGTAATACTAAAGTTATCTGTATATGTGCCTGGGTAACCATCAGGTTGTATACCACTACTATCTGTTGCAAGATACGCACTGAGAGGCACTGTAATGCTTGTAGCTGCTGCAGTACTTGTTGAATAAATCGGTACTGTATTCTCTTTTACTGTAATGTAGATTGGGTTAGCAAAAGTACCAAATGTGGAGCCGTAAGATTCTTCTAACTTAATAACGAGACTTGACGATAATGCAGCATTTAATATATTAAAGTCTAGTGTGTAATCATTACCATAACGAGTAGGTGTAGTGCCATAGATTGAACTATATAGATTACCAACCGTACAAGCAGATAGATAATAGAACAACGTTTCAAGCACTACATTAACAGTAGCGCTATTGCTTAATAAGGAACCTACATTATCACTACCTACACAAATGTAACCACCTGCATCTGTAAGTTGTGCAGCTGACAGTACATACGTACTTGCTGAAGCACCAGGTATTACAGTACCTTCATAGTACCACTGATAGTTTACCGCGCTAGCAACAACAGAAGAAATACTGAATGTTAAGGTTGCGCTCTGACCTTGTGTTAAGTTGGTAATAGAGGCTGGTTGCTCTATAATGATAGGTTGTGGCTGTACGTACTGCCAAACTGTAAACACATTTTGTTCAGCAAACGACACTTTACCTAATACGTTATTTGTATAATAAGAAGGTTGTACTATTATTTCAGGTGTTACAGCATTTAATATTGCTATTTGTATGTCATAAATCTTATCTAGAACCCTATTAACAACAGCTGAACTTACTATTTCATTACTATGTACATAAGAACTATTATCAGCACTTAAAGAGTTAATAACATCTTTACTAGAAAGTGCCCGAGTAGTAAATGATACTAAGTTATTACTTGTATCTACAGTATAAACGTACTTTCCGGCTATACTTTTTGCAAGTATGTCGTGATTTTTAAGCACTTTGTTTACAGCTTTATTATAAACCCAATCTTGAATAAGCTCGTTTTCACCTATTTGATAAGAAGACAACAAGTTGTAATAGGTTGGTACTACTGTAATGTCAAACAAGTCAGCAGTATCAGAGATATCAATAAACTTAAATATTCTCGTAGCTGTAGCAACATAGAAGTAGTTCCTATCATCAATAAAGGCTGTTACTATAGGTTCATTTAAGAAACTAGAACCAAGGCTTGGGTTGTTTACTCTGTTTACAAACAAGCCGTTTGTGGTATATTTGTATATATAAGAATCTGTTACAATATAGAAAAATACACCAGTGTTTTCTACTAAAAGTTTGCGTACATTAGCATCTGCAGGTACTTCTGGAACAGCTAATGAACTTAAGAGTGTACTTGAAGTATTATAAACGTTAACCTTGTAAGGTGATGGGAAAACGTCTTTATTTGGTGTAGGTGTGCTCGAACTATAACCTGAGTTAAAGCCCTGATCTCTACCTAATGCCTGTACAGTGAACCTTATGTAAGGGGTGGTTGAGTTAAATGCATAACGAGTGAGGTTAGGTGGTGGGGTGGGGTTAGCAGAAGATAGATAAGGGTTTAATACCTGATCTATATAAGAGTAGTTACCACCAGCCCCATCTACCTCCCCGTATATTAAAAAGTTAGCCGTAGTATCGCTTCTTACACTGGCTAGTCTGTTACCATCATGATCCCAGGTAATAGCATATGTAGTTGTAGCATCATCTAGAGCAGAAAGCTGTACATTAACAATAACCGGTGTATTAGGTGCTTTTAATGTGCCTAATAAAAATACGTTGTTAGTAGCAGGATCAACATCGAAAGGCCCTACATTATAAGCGCTTAAATCTTGTGAATATATGGTATCTACATATGTTAAAGCAGAGTTGTAAACCTTAACACAGTTATTGCCTTTATCTCCCACATATACCCGGTTATTAAAGAGATGTATATCGCTAGGTATATCTCTCATTGTTTCACCTGATGAGAAGTTATAGGCATCAGTTAAACCACCTGGCTCACCACCGATTTGATTAATAATGTTAGCAGCACCATTAATATAGTCTAAGTTAAATCTGTATAATGTTACAGGACTAATAGTGCCTGTATTTGCAGCTAATACATAAAGGTTAGAAGCACTAACGTCTGTAGTTATAATATTAATGTTATTACCGTTAGGTATAACTGAACTTAGAGTTAAAACAGTGGTGTTGTTGAAATCGTTTTTACGTACTTCTACAAAACTATATGTACTTGCAGCGGAATATGTTATGTAGTTATAATAATCTGGTGCTATATAAGCTGACTTATAAGATTTAAAGTCTACTATTGTACCAGGTGTTACACCAAAGTTATATGTAGAAGATAGGTTAAAGTAAGCATTAGAGCCTGACAGGTTATCATTCCAAGTTGGGTACCGTATTAAGTCGTACAACCATTGTACTAGTTCAAATGAAGGTGTTCTTCTTATTGTACTTGAAATAGTGTTTAAATACTGAAAGTTAGCATCTACTTTTTGTAAAGCAGCATTAATATTATCGGCTACTGCCCATTCATTGGAACCGACTTCAATGTCAGTCTTTGCATAAGGCAATACAGGTATAATACCACCTAAAGTCTTAGAATAGTCTGCTAAACTTATTTCAGGAAAATTATCTTGTACATAATACTGATTAGGTAGAGAAGCTCTAGCTAATAAAGTACCAGAGTTAAAGTTAGCAAGTACCCCTGTATTGTATGCACTTACTTTAACACTATAAGGTGTGTTGCTTGGGGTTGAATAAGAATGTACAAAGAATACATCAGAACCAGGTACACTTGGGTTACTAACGTTGTCTACGATTCCATCACCCCAATCAACTGAATAACCACTATAACCGCCAGTATTAACTGCATAAGCAGAAACTGTTTGAAACCAAACCGATTGCACTGTTTGAGCATATGTGTAAGGTGTATATAGCTTTAAAGGTGTAGTGTCTTGTATTAAAGCAGGTGTTACTACAGTGAACTCTAAAATCGTGTCTAATATTTTACTACCAAAAGGAGTGCCTGCTGTACTATTAGCTATTTGACCGAAACCAACTTCGTCTCCGTATGTAGGAATACCAGTATTAGTTATTAATGGTCCGTAGTATGGGTTTTTAAAGCCTTGACCATACAGTCTATATGTAAAGTTATTATTACCTACTAATGAACCAGTTACACCGTTGCTAACTCGAATAAAATCTTGGAAATCAACGCTTCTTATATATGTGTTATCTGCATTACCACCTGCAAATAAACCGCTACCAGTATTACCTACATCTGGACCAAATATAGCTGCATGATTAGAGCCCTCTATAATACGGCCAGTACCAGTAGCACTTAACGTTGTTACTGGTATCCAAGCTGTACCTTGATTACTTGTAGTGACTAAAGCTGTACAAATAAGGTCTGTTGCAGTTGTCTTATAATATAAAGTTAATGTCTGTATGTTCTTTAATGTGTAACCGCTTGTATCAGCTAAAATATTACCATATTGATCGTATAGAGTTACTGTTGTACCGTCTGGTATGTTTCTAAGAGGCGCACGATTTAAAAATACACTTATATCTTGTACTTTAAGTACAACAGGTTGGGAAGCTGTATTGGTTATCCAGCAACCTACTGTTTGATTGTTAGTAGGTACCCCGTCTAGTGTAATAATACCAGGTGATACGTAAGAAATACCGCGTACATACCTATAGCTCTTCGTATCAGCAGTAGGAGTAGGAGGGAAGCCTGCTGGGGGTGATGGTTGAGTAAAATCAGGTAAAGCTGCAGGCAATACAGTTAAGGTATATGTTTGACTGCCAGTATTACCAAGACTGTCTGTAGCTTCTACTGTAAATGTAAAAGCACCTGTAGAAGTAGGTGTACCAGCTAGTACACCACTTTGAGATAATGTCCAACCATTAGGTAATAGATACTGACTAGAAATATTAGACGAGTCAAAGTTAGCTATAACAGTAACTCCGTTTGGAGGCATATAAAAGCTTATTTGATTAGCTATACTTGTATCTACATCATTAAATGTGGTACCATCACTGTTTACTACTACCCAGTTATTAAATGTGTGCCCAGCTGCAGGGGTAGCTACTAACCATACCACATCTCCTGCAAAATAACCACCAGAGTGCTTAGGTCCCCAATCTGCTTTAGAAGTTACTTTACCAGCGGTTGTAGGACCTATAACAACATTAGCAAAATATATATTGTTACCATCTGCAGTAGAAATAGGATTGCTGCTATTAACTGCAAATGTATAAGGCCCTGTACCGCCTGTAGCAGTAATGGTTTGATTGTACGCGACTGTTAACTGACCGTTAGGTAAGTTAGACGGAGAAAGCTTTACAGTGGTTGGTGGATTGGTAGGTGCAGCTTTTTCATCAATAGATAATGAAATCTGTGAAGTGCCGTTTGGTATATAACTATATGTAACCGTACTAATATACCCGTTTGGTCCGGTATAGTTAAAAGTAACAGGGGTATTGGTTACTGTAGTTGCCATTATGGTAGAGCTGCGAAATTAGAAGGTGTTTGTGGGTTATATACTGGAGGCGGAGTAACCGGCGTCGGGGTAGGGTTAGTAACTGGAGTGTTGCTAACTGAACCAGTAGGTGTTGGATAAGGTGCAATAGTTTGTATAGCTTTAATACAATCAGCAATCTGTGCTGAGTTTAAAGCAGCACTACCTGCTATTTGAGCAATAATATCATTATATGCATCCTTATAATCGTAATATGTATTAGTTTGAAATGTTGTCATATTATTGCCAGATTATCTTATTAAGTTCGGTGTAAACAGGTGTCGTTTTACTTAGAGCTGCGATTATATTTTGCTCTATAATACTTCTGATACCTGGATCAATAATGTTGGAGTTCTTAATTTTAATGTTAAACTTATGAGATTTAGCACCAGGTAAACGATGTGGGAAGAAACGTTCTACTTGTTCAATATAATAACGTTGACCAGCTGGGGCAGACCAAGTAAGATCAGAGAAGCTATTAGTAAAGAACCTCTTTTGTATAGCTTTAATATCAGATATGTATAAAGCAGTATCATAGAAGCGTACATCTGCTATACTACCGTTAAAACTATAAGGATCTACATTTTGATTGGTATATTGATATAACGTTTGAGATTTAAAGCTAGAAGTACCAATAACTAAATCTGAGTTATTTCTATTGTTATAAACTCTGTATATACCGAACTGAGGTGTAACTAACTGTGCACGGTTTACATAACTACCATCTACATACATTCTCATCTCGTCTCCAGGAGTAATAGTAACTGCAAAATGGTGCCAACCAGGCGTTAGATTAGATACATCATAATCTAGTGTAATAACATCAAGGGCTTCAAGAGTTGATATGTTTTTAATGAAAGCTTTTACTCTTACAATGTTTGGAGTATTTTCAGCATCGTAAACATACTTGCGCTGGTAATCATAACCAGTACAATCTCCTGCTGGTTGTATGTTTAATGGAGATGAACTTAAACTGTAATATGTAGCAGGTGTTAGTTGATTGTTTATTACAATACCACCGCTTAATGGCTCTACTTTAATAACACTCTGTGTTCTGCCGTCGATTACTAATCCGTAGTAAAGCATTTTATTACTATTTGAGTCAAGCTCGGCTGTAAAGTTAATAATACGTTTAGAGTTTCTTAGATTACCCTTATCATCGGTAAATGCTTGACTGTTTGTTAAACTAATATCCCATAGTAGTCTACCATAGTTATCTAACTTACATAAGTTGTTATCAGCATATAATAACCAAATATTATTTTCATGGTCACATGCAATATACTCAGCTTTATAAGCAGAAAGTATATATTGTGGAGAGCTTGTGTTGAGACCCTTTACAAGTACGTCGTTTTGTAAATGGAATATAATGTCATTATTATCAACAGTACTATTACCTGTACCGGTATAGAAATAAGGATTACATTCTATATCTAAAGCATAGTTATTAACACCAGCTTGACTGCCTTGATAAAGCAATAAAGCATTATTAATAGTATCAAACATGTACCAGTGTACTGCGGTACCGATCTTTGTAAATACCATTATACGGCGTACACTACTAAAGTTTACTAAGTGAGCACCTAATAGAACCCCGCTAACTGTAGCACCACCATCATTTAAGTTGTATTGATTGAGTTTTACACCGTCCTGATCGTACTCATATACATTAAAGTATACATCTACTATAAAATAGCTCTCATCGTAGCTACTCTTTAATGCAAAGTTATTACCACTTGCTGGTGCAGTGGAAGTATTTGCTAAACTAACAATATTAGTATTATATGTCTGTAAGTTATTACCTAATATAGTTACAAAAGGAGTTAATAGTGGGTTATACTTAAAGAACCCAATACCACCATTATAATAGTTACCTACTATCTGATCCCCTCTTATAGCAGCCCAATCATTATTGTAAGCCTGGAACGCTAATGTAATGCCTGGAGAATAAAAGTCATTATTGTCCATGCTCATTACCGCAAAACTTGTACCTGTATTAAGTGCAGGTTCTCTTGTGTTTTGATAAGTTGTTACAGAAGCACTTGCAGAAAAGTTGTTTACATACCCTGCACTCAGACCTGTAGCTGCATTGACAAGCGGGTTAGCCCATTCTTGTATATAATGTGTTAAGTTACTAGATAGTGTGTCTACCACTAGCTGATTATCATTATTTCCTATTCTATGATAAACATATAAACTTTCACCACTTAGTACTTGTGTTGAAATAGTGTCCCACACGACGTCTGGATAGTTATTATTGCTTGGACCAGCACCATTTGTGTTTAACACCGCTGTAGTGCTGATTTTAGTTGGATCAAAGTACCTATCTACCCATACTGGAGTAGTAGCAGTACCTGCACCAGAAGATAACCATAACCAAGAACAGAATAGCACTCCATTTTGCGGAGAACCGTTAACATTGCCCCAAGGGGTGTATTTTCTGTAGTCGGCACGCTTTACAAATAAACGATCTGAACGCCAAGGTGACGAACTTGCATAAGCACCTGCTGCAGCTAATGTGCTCGCTGATAAAGCAATGTTTACAGCGCTGACAGGGTAGTGAAAATAGGTGTCTGTATCTTTATAAAATGTTTGAGCTACTTCATTACCTAAATAACTCAAATAAATCTTTTCGTAACCATCTTCAGTGTTTAAACCTGTAAAAATCTTATTATATGAACGAGATTGTGCGCTTAATACAGGAGTCTGTATGTGCTGAGGTGAATAATAGTTTTTAAGAGGGGTTATATTGTATCCTAGTTCATTAGTGGTAGGATCAACATTAGTATAAGGTGCTGTTAATAGATAGTTATACTTTAATGCAGATGTAGTTGCTGCTACATTGATACTATTGGGAGCACTTACATATTTTATGTTACTAGAGTTACCTAAAGACTTGTATGACGGTTCAGATAAACGGTTTATTGTAAAAACATTGATAGTATTGTTAAAACCAGCAAATACGGCTACTTCTAAATAAGTGCTATCTACATTACATAAGACATAACCGTCTCTAGAGTCTCCTGGTGCATCAACAAACAGGCTTATATTATTTTTGTATAGGTTATATGTAAAGTACTGAGAGTTGTCATTAACCGGTGCTGCCATTCTAATATAGCTATCACCATCAACCCAGGTAACAAACAAGTTCGAATAAGAGAAAGAAACAGTATTAAGTACTGTATTAAAGTTTAATGTAAATAAGGTAGCTTTAGTAGAATCAGTGATAAACTGTATTTTACTATTAACAGCTGTAGAAGCAGACAAGTAATAACTACCAATGCTTAAAACTGATTGAGTTGTATATTGTAAATTACTTAAATAAGGTTCAGAACTTAAACAATCCGAAAGTGCAAAGTTATTTGTTAATACACTTACCGTACTTTGATTTAAAGTAACATCTTTAGCTCCAGATAGTAACGGATTAAACGCGAATGTAACTCCGTCATTTGTTGTATATGAAGAGTTTGGAGTACCTACATTAACTCCGTATTTGTAGGTTAAGCTAACTGGGTAGGTACTAACAATCGCCATATAAAATATTTAGTAGTGAAGATTAGTTATACTACCTATTTTACCTGGATATTACTTGGAGTTAATAGTGTTTTGTAAGGATGTAATCTTGTCGTTAAGTTGTTTAATAGCTTCTACTAATACAACTGTAATACGAGAATAATCTAGTGCTTTAGGTTCGTTGTTTTCATCTAACTGCACGATTTCAGGTATAACTTGATATACATCTTCAGCAATATAACCTATTTGATTAGTTACCTTAGGGAACAAGCTACTATCATATACGATACCTTCAAGTTTTGAAAGAGTATTTAAAGGATTAGAAATAAATGTACTTAAAGGGCGTATGTTGTTTTTAACTTTTCTTGTAGAGGTAGGGTTAAAGCTTGTTGCGTTAACATTACCGTTATAATCTACTTGGAAGTTAACTGTACCACCAGAAGTAAGATTTCCTGTACCGGTTTGTATAGTATAATCTGCGTTGTTATAAACAGCTACTTGACCATTCACAGCAACGTTTTGATAGAACTGTGCACTCTTAGTAGCATATATATAACCATGTACATGTATATCGTTGTCTACTTGTAAATTACCGCTATTTGCTAAACTACCATCTCTACCAACTTCTACTAAACCGTCTTTCCATATAGTAAATGCTTCATAGTTTAAACCTTCGCCATAACCGTTAGTGCCTGCATTACCTACACCAAAACGTATACGACCGTCACTGGTATTAGAATCTGGCCAGCCAGCATTTAAGCTTAATAAACCGTAACTACCTGCACCAGCACCACCAGTACCAACAAAGTCGATTTGTGCACCATGATTTACACCGTTTGCTGAACCACCAGTAATAGTAAATACCCCATTATCGTTTACATACCTCATGCCCTGATTTGATGTAATAGTAATACCATCAGCTGACTCTGCACCTTTAAGTATTAGTGTATTGCTACCGTAGTTATATTGTAGGTATTTATTACCAATATAGTTACCCACTGTTAAGTTACTAGATGTATCCCAAGTAAACCTTGCACCTAAGGAGAACTGACCAGTACCATCAGCATAGAAAGGTGTATCTCCATTAGCATAGTTACCATTACCGATATACATCTTTTTATTAATACCGTCAAATAAAATGTGATTAGGAGCTTGACCTACTGTGAAGGTACCACCAATATAACCACTTGCACCTGCAATATAAGGAGAGAATATAGACTTACCGCTAATAAATGAAGTACCTGCACCTGTGTAGTTACCTCTTGCTACAGCATCAGCAACACCAGAAGCATTATTATAAGCATCTGTTACATTAGCAACTGTAGCCGCATTACCACCTGGTTGTACTGTAATAGCACCAGTAATAGCTAGCCCTGTAGAAGGGTTATATGTAAGTTTATCAGCTAATGAGAACCAACCAGAGTAACTTGCATAAAACCCTGTATCAGTGTTACCGTAGTTACCGTTGCCGATATACATACGTTTATTATTACCGTCTAACACTATACCACCAGAACCTACTTTAAAGTAGCTGTTAAAATAACCATCTACACCAGCGATAATCGGTGATATGATAGAGTTTTGTGAAATAAATGTACTACCTGGATAAGTGCCGTTTGCAATTTTATCTGCATATGAGATTGATTGTGAGTATGCAGCTGCTGAAGCTGCTTGTACTTGACCTGTCGTAGCAAAGTTAGAGTCTCCTGTAACTTCAATACTACCTTTTAATTTTAAAGTACTACCATTCCACCAGAGGTAATCTCCTGTAGAACTCAAAGTGTAATCAGCTTGTAAACCTGTACTACCTAATAGTAAGTTATAAGTAGGAGAAGAAACACCAGCTTGTTTATAGTATTTAAAAGAATCTCCCAAGTACATTATAGCTTGACCAGTATTAGAACCGTCTACTGCAGAATTGTTACCGTTAATAAAGAGAGGTGTTGTTATTGTTCCAGCAGTATCAGGGCGACCTGTATAAATGTGATCAGTATCAATGCCTACCCCGCCTATAGAGCCGTACGTAGCAGTAATACCACCAGACAACCACATATAGTTGATAGGGGTATAACTATTAGATGAATCACCAGCTACTCTGTAATACTTAAACGTATCTCCCATAGTCATATAGGTACGATTTGTATTACCACCTGGATCAGCACTACCATTTATATAGAACGGGGTTGTAATGGAACCAGCTGTTTCAGGATTACCAGTATAAATTCTATCTAGTGCAATACCTACCCCGCCTATAGAACCATAAGTGGCTGTTATACCACCAGAGAGATTAAAATAATTAATACCGTTGTGTCGGTAAAACTTAAGAGCATTACCCATTGCTGCATAAGTACGGTCAGTCATGCCATCATCTGAGGTACCGTTAACATAGAACGGAGTTGTAATAGAGCCAGCTGTACCAGGGTTACCAGTATATAGCTGGCCTTTAGCAATACCCACACCACCGATACGACCTTGATCTGCTAATATAGTACCAGATAATATGATAGTACCATTTGTAAAACCGTCTATAGGGGAACCGTCATATATTAGGTAACTACCGCCCGGAGAATAATCACCAATGAAAAACTTTGGATAACCATCAACGTCGTTACCTAACCAAAAACCTTTACTATTTTCAGTACCTACCCAATCGGTATTTACTGAACGTATAATACCTGCAGAAAGGTTACCAACTGTACCTAATGTAATAACCTTTTCTACTGCTACGTCATTAGTTAATAATAAGTCTGTAGCTACACTTTGAAAGTTTTCTTGGAATGAAGCCCAGTCACTTGTTGTACCAGGTGCTGGCCATCCTGTGTAGCCGGTATAACCAGTACTACTTAAAGTTTCACTATTAGCGATATAATAAGCTAAACCACCACCACCAGAATAACTGACCACGTCTTTACGATCGTTAGAGTTATAATATGTATAGTTATTACCTCTATAATAACCGGTATATACTAGACCAGGACCAGGTAAACCGGTATTTGAACCAGCAGAACCAGAAAAACCTGAAGGACCACTTACACCAGAATAACCTGATGAACCATGGAAACCTGAAAACCCTGAATCCCCTTGAAAGCCTGAGAAACCTGATGAACCAATAAAACCAGAAAAGCCTGAGTTACCACCAAACCCAGAATAACCTGATGAACCAGGAATACCCTGTGGGCCTGTTGGTCCAATACCACCTGTTGGGCCAATAGGACCTGTTGGGCCAATAGGACCTGTAGGGCCACGTGGCCCGGTACCACCTGCACCAATGCCCTGGGTCTGTAACCAAGCAACGGTCTGAGCTAAAGACATTTTATAAGTCTTTGGATCTGTTTCACTTTGGGAAACAGGAATAGAAATGTTTTGGGATATTGTGCCGGCTGGTACTTGCGGTAAATCTGTAATTTTAAGTGGCATCGGTAGTAATATTTAGTTGTTATGTATGTTACAATCCATTATAATTCAGCAGTAAATAGTTTGGATTTTTACCTTCTAAAGCAAGTATTTGATTATTATCTGGACCCCAGGATTTCATTTTAACTAAATGAACCTCATCAAATACATATGCTTCAGCAGAAGCTAAAGGATTGCGAGTAAACTTTGGGGGTATACCTGTTAAACTTAATGTATATGTAGAAGGATTAAAGTAGTTACCTGGACCTATAAAGGCAGATATACTAATAACAGCTGTAGTGTAACCGCTAACTGAAGTAGTAGTAACGTTAGGTACGGTGTATACAAAATCCGATCTACAATCATCATTACCGTAACCATTAGGTACAAATGTGTTTACTTTAGTTATAACCCCGTCTGGTAACTGATACACCATTTTGCTTAAAAACTGGTTACCTGTTAATGATATATTGCTTGGTTTAAAAACAATAATGGTAGGGGTATATAGTTTTGCACTACTTGTTGAAGTTGTAAATGTATAGTTAGTTATCATACGACTGTTACTGGGCTTCCTGTATCTGTTACGATTGGTATTACTGCTTCGTTAACTAGTATTCTACCAAGTAAAGCTTCCTTAGTATTGTAAGTTACTATTTTGAAGTTTTGATTAATAAAAGCAACAAAACTTATAATATAAGAACCAATATCCTTATTATATGTAATAACAGGTGCTTCCATATAAGTTAATAACTCTTGATCGCTATTTACTGAACTTATACCTCTACTATATGTAAAGTAATCAAAATCAGTATTATTGGTAGGGAATATTCTAGTTCTCTTTGAAGGGTTGTTAATATCGTACTGATATAGTACAGGCACTACTAGTGCAGAAGTAGTACTTGTTGTAGTAACTGCAGCAGACAATAATAAACAAGAAGTAATGGTCTTTTTGTTTTCATCATACCAGTTACCACCATAATAAACCGCAGCACTATCTTTAACATGTATACCTGTTAAAGAAGAAGAGGAAAGTAAACGACTAGAAACGTTTTGATGATAATCTAACCATAAAAAGTCTTTATCTGTTGTTTGTATAGTCTTAGTATTATAATCGAACGTTATCTTTTCGAATATTGTATAACCGCTCAAATCAAACACTAGAGTATCATAAAATACATCAAGATTTTTAATATTATTAGCTGATAACTGAGCATATATAGCAGGCTCGTTTAAGTACTTGTTGTATATAGCAGTAAGTGCATCTGTAGCTGAATATACTATCCCGTCTACTGTTCTTACCCACAACGGACCATAAGCATTTTGCATATGGTATATAGTACGCCCTTCTACAGGCGGTGCTTTATATAATGCATATTGATTACCAAACACATCAGTGTTCCAAGAGTATAGCTCTTGTCCGGTGTTAATGAGTAGTCTTTGTACCCTGTTATCTATATCATGGTACTTTAACCAATCTTCTTCCGTAAACTTATTAGTGGTTAACCAGATGTTTTTCTGCGGTCCTGTCCAAAACTCATAATCATTACGAACATCTACTACTCCGTTAGTATCTAGTTTAGTAGTTTCATAAGCAGATTGATAAGGAACAAACTTTTGATAATCAGTAGTACCGATAACCTGACCATCATATATAGTACCTGTGTTAGTAGCCTTTAACCAACTTAGGTCCTGTATATGGGTTATAATATTATCTTGATCTTTTTCAGATAAACCACTACCTTTGTTAAACTTAGCTGGATCAGCATATTTGTATATTACACCAGGTTTGACCTCGTTAATATTAATAAACGGTGTAAGGTTTTTAGCTAAATAAGTAGAAGCACCAAGATTATTAGGTGTAAAATAACCACCAAGCTGGTCTTTAGTTAATATATTGTCTCCACTCTGAGATAATGTAGCAACAGTAGGGAAGTACTTATTAGCTAAGTTACCCCATGGTGCTAAAGGTGCAATATTTGCACCTATATAACCTGTATTAGTACCAGATAGTACAATAACGTTATTACCTAGATACTTTTCAGATAGGGTTACTAACTGAGCGTTAATCTGGTCAGATGTTGTATTAACGTCGACTTGTGTTGCAGAAAGCATTGATTATAATATAGCAGATAATGGTATTGGTGGTGGAATAACTGGTTCTAATATAGGTTTACCGCTTGCATCAGTCCAGCTTGTACTAATAATGTGTGGGTCATGACGTTCACCTATTACCATCCAGTTAACAGTAGACGTAGCAGAAGGATCTTGACATGTTATGGTTAAAATATTATCAGTAACTGAACCACGCACACCAGACCAATCTGTTTGATTTGTAACAAATACTTGTACCTCTCTACATAAAGCTACAAACGTACCTTCTGTCATACCTACTGTTTCATCTAAGTTTAAAACAGCTTGACCTGCACTAAGTGCTGCTGTACCTCTATATATAAGATCTACTCTTGGACCTTCAATAAATGAATGTACTAAATAGTTTGTAGCACTTAACGAGGGTAACGGATGGTTAATTTTAAATGAACCAGAGCCTTTAGAAACAGCACCACCAAAGGAAGCATCACCGTTACCTTTTAACCAAGTATTTGCAGGATTACCATACGAAGAATCGGATAAACCTAAACCGTATTCATTACCAGTGGTACCTGCAGCTCCTGCAGTATATATTACGTGTGGTCCAACTGTACCTGATTGAAGGTTTACTAAACCACTAAATGTAGCTACTACATCACTAGCTGTACCATCAGAAACTGTTAGACCTGCAAATGTTACAGAGTTGTATGTGTTGAGAGATTGGTTATAAGAAGTTGAACCAGGTGAACCTTGAGCACCTTTTGCGCCAGACCAACCTGAAATACCGCTAAAGCCTTGAGAACCTGTAGGACCTCTTTGCCCTTGTGGTCCTGTTGGGCCTCTTAATCCTTGCGGTCCTGTTGCACCTTTTTGTCCAGAGAAACCAGACCACCCTGAAGTACCAGAAGCACCGTTAGAGCCATTTATACCGCTAAAACCAGACCACCCTGAAGTACCAGAAGCACCTTGTGGTCCAGTAGAACCACCAGCAGTGTTCATTGTAGTACCATCTCCGAATGCAATACCGCCTGAAACTCCTACCCAACCTGAAGCTGCATGTAGGTATATCTTGGCACCTGTACCTAGTCCTACATCTCCAGATATTGTACCACCACCTGTAACATCAAAACCGTTATTACCAACTACTAGACGAGTGAAAGTACCACTAAAACCAGAAACTGCAGAACTTGCATCTAATCTGCCGGGGGTCATTGAAACTGTACCACCACCACCTGTAACCGACCACGTAGCTAATGAGCTACTAGCTACCCCACCACCAACACTAAAAGAGGCATTTGAAATATTTAAATATGCACCATTACCTAAAGCATATAACTTGTAAGATGCGCTATTAGTTACAGCACCACCATAACCGCTTACAAAGTTTGAAGTAAGATATACATAACTACCAGCACCATCTGTACTTGTTATTGACCCGGCAGAACTATCAATAGTTATATTAGTTGATGTAAGAGATGTACTACCTATACCCCAACCACCTATATTACCAGCAGTTGCACCAATAGTACCGGATACTGTTAATGCGCTACCGTCCCATTTTAAAGCTTGATTACTACCGTTACCTGCATAGAATACGTAGTTAGTACCACTCTTACCTAAGAATATACCAGCACTACCAAATGTGGTTGTATTAACGCCTATATAAGGGGTAGAACTACTATTAAGAGTTATATCACCATTAGTTGATGTAAAACTATTGGTATTAATATTCCAGTTTGATATTTTACCACCTGTAGCTGTTAATGCACCAGTAGTAACAGTACCATTTACTGTTAATGCACCACCGCTCCAAGTTACATTATTACCAAGAGAAAATTGACCTGTATTATCTACATAGAATGGTGTGCTTGAGTTGTTATATGCACCAGCACTACCATCTGTACGTACATATATTGCACTAGTAGAACCTACTGTAGAAGCCTGCAATGTCCCACCGATCCAGAACTTTTGAGTAGAAGCATTGTAATAAAGTTTATTAAAAATAGATAAGTTACCAGTATTATCTACCCAGAAAGCTGTATTAGAGTCGTTAAATGCACCAACACCACCATCTGCTCTTACATATATTGCACTTGTAGCGTCTGCTGTTGTAGTCTTAATAGTACCACCTACATTTAACGTACCATTACCGTCCCAGGTAAGTTTGCTACCTAGAGATAATCTACCAGAACTATCTACCCAAAAAGGTGTATTAGAAGCACTAAATGAAGGTGTTACTGTTGCACCAGCAATGTATATAGCACTTGTTGCACCTATATTAGCAGCATTTATTGTACCACCAACATTTAAAACGTTTGTCTTACTGTTCCAAGCAAACTTATTACCTAACGAGAAGTTACCAGTATTATCAGCATAGAAAGGTGTATTGCATGCACTAAATGAAGGTGTAACACCTGTTGCAGCAATATATATTGCACTTGTTGCACCTATTGAAGCTGCTTGCAATGTACCAGCAATGACGAACTTTTGTGTAGAAGAGTTATAGTAAAGCTGATTGAAAATAGATAAGTTACCGATATTATCTACATAGAAAGCAGTATTAGAATCATTAAATGCGCCTGTGCTACCGTCTGATCTTACATATATTGAACTAGTAGCACCGACATTAGTTGTTTTAAGTGTATTGTTGATACTACCGATAATAGCACCAGAAGAATATATATCCCCCTGGACATGTAATGTATGTGCTGGGCTAGTAGTATTGATACCTACATTAGTACCGTTGTCATATACTAAACTATTAGCTACAGATGTCGAGCTTGACATCTTAGGTATATAACTTGTAGTAGCAGTACTTGTTATACCTGCTCCACTAAAACCAGAGAAGCCACTAAAACCAGAGTAGCCTTGATAACCGCTAAAACCAGACCAACCAGTAAAGCCTGAGAAGCCAGTAAAACCAGAATAACCAGAGTAACCAGAAACACCTGTATAACCGGAATAACTACTGAAGCCTGAGAAACCAGAGAAGCTACTAAAACCAGAGAAACCAGAGAAGCTTGAAAAACCGCTAAACCCTGAGAAACCGGAATAGCTTGAGAAACCACTAAAGCCGCTAAATCCGGAGTAGCTACTAAAGCCTGAAAAACCGCTAAAGCCGCTATAGCCAGACCAGCCTGATATACCAGAGAAACCAGAAGCGCCTGTAAAGCCTGAGAAACCACTTATACCTGTGTAACCTGAGAACCCTGATAAACCAGAGTAACCAGAAATACCGCTAAAACCGCTTATACCGCTAAAGCCTGAAATACCGCTAAAGCCGGAAATGCCTGTAAAGCCAGAATAACCAGAAATACCAGATGTACCACTGAACCCGCTTACACCAGTAAAACCACTAAAGCCTGATTGACCAGAGTAGCCTATTTGACCACTAAAGCCTGAGTAACCTGAAATACCTGTAAAGCCTGATAAACCGGAGTAACCACTAAAGCCTGATAAACCCGTAAAGCCAGAATAGCCTGACCAACCGCTAATACCTGAGAAGCCTGAAATACCGGTGTAACCAGAGAAGCCTGATATACCACTAAAGCCTGAAGTACCAGAGTAACCAGATATACCAGTGAAACCACTAAAGCCTGATTGACCGGAATAACCGCTTATACCTGTGAAGCCTGAGAAACCTGAAGTACCGCTATAACCGCTTAAGCCGCTATAACCTGAAGTACCAGATTGACCTGTAAAACCGCTATAACCAGATATACCGCTAAAGCCTGAAGTACCACTATAGCCTGATATACCTGAGAAACCAGATTGACCGGAATAACCGCTGTAACCAGATGTACCTGAGTAGCCTGAAGTACCACTATAACCTGAAATACCTGTAAAGCCTGAATAACCGCTAATACCAGTAAAGCCTGAGATACCAGAGAAGCCAGATGTACCAGAATAACCTGAAGCACCAGAATAACCACTATAACCAGAAATACCAGAATAACCTGAAATGCCAGAGTAACCTGAAGTACCGCTTATACCAGTAAAGCCTGAAAAACCAGAGATACCAGAGTAACCAGATATACCAGTGAAGCCGGAATAACCTGAAGTACCGCTAATACCTACTGTACCAGAATAGCCTGAAGCACCAGAAATACCTGTAAAGCCTGAATAACCTGAAGTACCAGTGAAACCACTAATACCAGTGAAGCCACTAAAGCCTGTAAAACCACTATAGCCTGATTGACCACTGTAGCCTGAATAACCTAAACCGCTGTAGCCAGAATAACCAGACTGACCAGCAACACCTTGACCAATAGGAGTACGTACTACACTGTACACTGAACTACCATTATATTGGTAAGCAGCAGTTACTGGTGTTACACTGTTAGTATAAGCAGCTACTTGTAGTAAAATACGATCTGTAGAAGATAGAGAGGTGATACTACTTGTAACAGCGCCTATCTTTTGATATGTCGAAACTGTATCAGAAACAAGTCCTGAATCAGCACTTAAAATAAATGTACTCGTGGCACTAGTAGCCATCGAGAATGTGTATATACTGAATATAAACCCAGCACTACCACCCGTTACGTAACGGTAGAACTCAATATCCCATAGACCTGATTCAATATATACTAAACCAGGTTCACCTGGGGGTGTTAAGTACCAACCAATAGCACTTATACCTGCTGCAGATGTAATAGTGACTTGATCGTCTTCTATACTAATACCACCTGGTTGTAAGGTTAGTTGTTCAAATACTGCTGGGTTTTGATCACTATTAGTTTCATTAAAGAAGTACGTTCTACCGTAAACCGAACCGCCTGTTGGCCCTGACCAACCTGAGAAACCAGAAATACCTGTAAAACCTGATTGACCGCTATAACCAGAATAACTACTAAAGCCTGAATGACCTGAAATACCTGTATAACCTGATATACCGCTAAAGCCTGATAAACCAGAATAACCTGAAGCACCAGACAAGCCAGAATAACCGGAGTAACCTGAAGTACCTACCGTACCAGAAGTACCGGAGTAGCCTGATTGTCCAGAATAACCTGAAATACCAGTAAAGCCACTAAAGCCTGAAATACCACTATAACCAGATATACCAGTAAAGCCTGAAGTACCTGTAAAACCGGAATAGCCTGAAATACCAGTAAAGCCTGAGTAACCACTAATACCAGAATAACCGCTTGTACCTATTGTACCAGAATAGCCTGAAGTACCGGAATAGCCGCTTGTACCTGAGTAACCAGAAAGCCCTGAATAACCAGAAGTACCGGAATAACCTGAAGTACCGGATGTACCTACTGAACCGGAATAGCCTGAGGTACCTGAAATACCAGTAAAGCCTGAATAACCGCTAATACCGGAGTAACCAGAAGTACCAGATGTACCTGTATAACCACTAAAGCCTGAAATACCAGAGAAGCCAGATTGACCACTGTAACCTGATTGACCACTAAAACCAGAATAACCTGATTGACCGGTTGTACCTACTTGACCACTAAAGCCAGAGTAGCCAGAAATACCTGTAAAGCCGGAATAACCAGACGGGCCTGAAAAACCTGATTGACCAGAATAACCACTAGTACCACTTATACCAGAATAACCAGACCAACCAGATTGTCCGCTAAAACCACTGTAACCAGAAATACCTACATAACCAGAAGTACCAGAGTAGCCTGATTGACCACTGTAACCAGAAAAACCTGAAATGCCTAAAGCACCAGATTGACCGCTAAAGCCAGAATAACCGCTAATACCTGAATCTCCTGACCATCCTGAAATGCCGCTAAAACCTGATTGTCCGGAATAACCGCTTAAACCAGAATAGCCTTGTAAACCGGTATACCCGCTATAACCTGATGTACCTGAATTCCCGCTAAAACCACTCGTACCAGAATAGCCTGATAAACCAGTGAAGCCTGAGAAACCAGATTGACCAGAATAACCTGATGTACCTGAAAAACCACTAAAGCTACTAAAACCAGAGAACCCGCTAAAGCTGCTAAAACCGGAGTAACCTGAAAAACCTGAAAAACTGCTAAAGCCCGAGTAACCACTAAAGCTACTAAAACCGCTGTAACCGGAAAAGCTAGAAAAACCACTATAACCGGAAATACCGCTATAACCGCTAAAACCAGAATAACCGGAAGCTGCAGCTGCACCAGGAGCACCACTGAAACCAGATATACCTGTAAAACCGCTCATACCACTATAACCAGATATACCGCTAAAACCACTTATACCGCTAAAGCCTGATATACCACTAAAACCAGATTGACCGGTGTAGCCAGAATAACCACTAAAACTTGAAAACCCAGAGAAGCCTGAAAAACTAGAAAAACCGCTAAAACCGGTAGCGCCTGAATAACCGCTAAAACCGCTAAACCCAGAGAAACCAGAAGTACCGGAATATGCTACTGTACCGTTTAGACCGCTAAAACCACTGAAACCGGTAAACCCAGAGAAACCAGAAGTACCTGATTGACCACTATAACCAGAAGCACCACCGGGTGCTCCTTGTGCTCCAGGAAACCCAGAGAAGCCAGAAAAACCAGAACGGCCTGAAACCCCAGCGGCTGCAGGTATAAGACTAAGTTGGTTTACTGTTGTTAGCGACATGTTATGAGGTTGGAGCTACGATGACTATTTCTGAACCAAGTGGCGGGATACCACTAAAAAGTATATTTGCGTTCTGAACACTTATGGTATAAGCTGTACCAGGTGTTTGTACTAAACCATCAAGAGTAACTCTATATAAAGAGGCATCACCGTTTGTGATACCTGCAAGAGGGTAGGACGTGCTTTGACCGTCGCCTGAATAAACATAGACATTACTCATTGTAGAAGTGTTATTTGTATTATTACTTATAGTTGTGCCTACGAAGCCGGATACACCATAGCAAGGATTTAACGTATTTGCTGATTGTAGGGCCTGAATAATTAAGTTAAGAATATATTCTGAAGGAACATCGTAAAAAGATGTTTCATATAACTGCGCACTTGTATTAGCAGCAAAGGTGGTGTACTGAGAAATATCTACACTTGGATCTCTATCTAAGTAATTTGCAGTGTCGTATAACTCTTCTATTTCTACACTAAAAGTATCCGCTATTGCACTTAATGAAGGCAAGTATTGTAATAAATCACCATTTGTAATGACCACATTATTTGGATCTGGTTTAATGGTAAAAACATTGAGGATATAGGTATAAAACAAGCTCGACAGATAATCACTAGTACCTATTAAGTTATTTTTTATCTTGGAGTAAACTATGTTATTACGTTGTTCTGCTATATATCTAGATACGTCTTTTAGTTTACGAGCATAATAAGTTATTGCTCCTTGTATATCCAAATCATTGTTATAATCTATACTACTAAAAAATGCCTGTTCTTCTGGATTACGAGTGGATAATCCAAGCTGTTTTATGAAGTTAATGTAAAGGTTCTTTACATATAAAGACATAGTAGCCGGTGAGTTGGCTCTGTTCTTGTACCAAGTCTTTAAATACGTGTTGTATTGGCTAACTTGAGAGTTAACATCAATATTGCTATTATTTTGTAACCATTGCTGGAAAGAATACGGATTACCTACATCTGTACCTACAGCTAAAGTAGTAGGACTTGTAAGGGACTGTATATTAATAACAGGCATTATTATTACTTACAGCAGAAATACGTTTTTACCATTTCCCAAGTGGGCATTTAGCTGCTTCAAGACGAACCTTTAAGTTCATATAACAAGCACATACATTACATATGCCTTTTTCAGATAGCTTTTCACAGTTTGAACAAGAATCCATACGTGCAACTTGCCTACTCTCAGAAGCAAGCACCGCTCCTTGTTGTCGATACACTCTAATAGTGTTTATTAGAGTTTCGGTAAGATTGAATACGCTTGTTTTAAGTGTAGCCACACTCTAACTTACGTTATTGTGGCAGCTTTGCACTAAGCTCTTGAATCTTGTTTGATAACACTTTAATGTTATCAATAAGAATAGCTGTTAGACGGCTGTAATCAATACCAACAAATGTTTGGTCACCATTAGCATCAGTGTATTGGTTAACCACATTTGGTAATAAAGAATACACGTCTTCAGCAATAAGACCGATGTTGTCTTTGCTTGATGCATCAACTAAACTATCGTATACAACTGGGTGTAGGTTTTGAGTAACGCCTAAAGCATCAGGAATAACATCTTCTAAATCTCTGATGTTAGTCTTTTGTAGTCTTGTAGATGTTGAACTATAGCTTAAAGCTACTACGTTACCAGTCTTATCAATCGTAAATGTGTTATTGGATACAGCAACTGCACCAGCAGCTGATAATGTACCGTTAACTGTTAATGTGGAACTTGGTGAAGCTGTACCAACACCTAGATTACCTGAAGCTAAGACTACACCGTTTACAGTCATGTTACCTTGTACTGTAGTAGCACCACTTAATAACGTATTACCATATGTAGTAAAGTTTGATGCAGATGCAAAATACTCGTTTAACGTGATTAAGTTAACTGCACTGATTGAAAATGCTGAAAGTGTTTGGAATACTACAGTGCTGTTTGTGTTTAATGTTTGGTTAGCGCCAGGACCACTAAAACCTGAAATACCAGTAAAGCCTGAGTAACCAGATGTACCTGAAAAACCTTGAGGTCCTTGGAAGCCTTGTGGGCCAGAGAAACCAGAGTAGCCTGAAATACCAGTAAAGCCTGAGTAACCTGAAGTACCAGAAAGACCTGTTGAACCTTTAACACCGCTGAAGCCGGAGTAACCAGAAATACCAGTAAAACCGCTATAACCACTTATGCCAGTAAAGCCTGAGTAACCAGAAACGCCTTGTGGGCCTTGGAAACCCTGTGCACCTTGAGCACCTGTAGCGCCCTGAGCTCCTTGGAAGCCTTGTGCACCGTAGCCTGAATAACCTGAGTAAGCGTTTGCTGGATTAAAATATGCCATAGTAGTATTGGTTGTTAATATTTAGTAAAAAATACTACAGTTTGTATGAGTTTTAAAATAAAAAATAAACGGATTTGTCAAAGCTAAAAAGTAAAGACGAATCCACCTTCAAAACCGTGAGAATGCTGTTAATAAGTTTTTCATTTAATAAAAGTAAAAATAGCTGCAGTTAATAAAAGTAAAAATGCCCAGGTACCTAATGCTTTATAATATGTGGATAGAGGGGTACCAAAGTAACGTTTACCAATCATAACACATTCGTGCATTGGAGTTAAAAGATAACCACAATAATCTAATGCAAAAAACCATAGTAGATACTGTCTACCGAATACTGTTGTAGCTAATACTGTTAGTGCAGCAAACTTACCGTCACTACCCATACTAAAGCTAGCAGCAAATAGTAACATACTAATAATATACATACCACTAAATGTATGTGGATCCAAGCCCCAGTTTCTTACAGCGTGTTCAATCCAAGCTCTATGCTCTTGCATATAACCAGATGTAAAGAAGATGACACCAATCAGTGTGATTGTAGTCCAATTAACATAACTACTAATCTTTTTCCAGCTATAAGTCTTAGTAATATACAGATAATAAGCTAATAGAGTACCGAAGATAGGAAACACTAACTCTGGGCCTTCTCCTCCAAGTAGCATATACGTAAGAACAGCAGCAATAAACGGTATTACGTTTTTGATAAAATTACCAGCGCCAAGATTTTCTTGAGGTGTAATCTCTATTTCGTCTTCTTTAATAACAAAGAATAAATAGTAAAAAATAAATGCAGCACTAACAGCTATCAACGGCCATAACATTTTTAACCATACTGCATATGTAATACCAAACGCAGCCATTGGTAGTATTACTGGTTTCTCAATAGGAGACCACATATAATAGTGATGGGTGGTAAGGAAGTCGATAGGTCCAAGTTTTTGACGTGCTTTTACATCTTTCTCCTTTGAAGCTGTTGCTGTATCTAATATACCTGCACTAACTGTACTTCTACCTTCTAGAGGTAATATACCGCTAATAAGACTAATAACAGCAATAACTAACTTGTTACTTTTAAGTTTAAATTTTAACCATCCGTACGTACATCCAAACAGGTTATGCTCTTTGGCAATACCCGCTACTACCATAATAGTAAAGAGTACAAAGAGATAGATTTCGTCTCCGAGATAAAAACGGTCTAAAAAGTCACTCATAGCTATATTTTATATTATTTCTTTACAATAGCCAGGTAAAAACCATTCCACCACATATCAGGATCTTCTAAATCATTTAATAATATCTTATCGTATATTACTTCTAAACCAGCATCAGCAATACCGCGTTTAGCACCGCTAACTACCCCATCAAAATTTGCATCGTCAAATATAAGAACAGCTTCATCTACTAGCTTATCTGCAAAGTACATTATAGCTTGATAGTTGGCTTCTTCGCTATGATCTGCATCATAAAAGAAAAAGTCTATATTACCAATATCAGATTTTTCGACTTGTAAAAAATGGCTATTGAATATCTTTAAAGTGTTATTACCTTTATACTTTTTAGCATTCTCAATAAATTTTTCTTTCGAGGATTCAAGATCTACCTTACCATTAGCAGATTTGGTTTGTTCTTGCCAATGATCGACTGCATATGCCTTGAGATTATTATCTTTAATGGTAGCGCAAAATGTGCCACCGTTTAACACACCCACTTCGAGGTAACCTGTCGATATTTTACCAATACCGTTTAACAACTGTTTCATCTTATCTGAAGTAATACCTTCTACAGTATCTCCTATTGGCTGATTAACAGTGTCTATTAATAATTGAGCTACCTTTTCAACTTTCTTATTGTTTTTATTACCCTTGGCTCTCCATACTTTTGTACAGTAATCACAATCCCAACAGTTAAACTTACACGTCTTAATCTTTTGACGCCAAGTGTTTATAGGTTTTTCTATTAAGTTCGTGTCTTCTATATAAGGCTCGAAACCACTGAACAGTATTTCTTCTTTATTGGCAAACCTACGAATAATGTCCATTGTCTCATTAAGACGGTTACTATTCTCTCTACCGTGCATTTTAATCGTATCAATACCTAGCTCTAAAAACTCTAACCAATCTTCTCTCCAAGGTGGAAAGTTAGCATTAGTTAACTGTACAGCTGAATCTTGAGTCTGCCATTTAGGGCAACTAACTCTACTAATAGGATCTGTAAAGTACTGATTGCCTGTTGTTCTAGTATTATTAAAGTGGTAATGCTCATCCATTACAGGGCACCCGCCTACACAACCTTCATTAGCTAATAAAGATAGCTTGATATCGTATTTGTCTTTAACTCTTTTTATCTCTCTAAGTCTATCATGATCTCTCATGAGTACTCGATCAAGATTAACATAGTTAAAACCAGCCTGTGCTAAAGCTGCTACTTCTCTTGGTTCTTTAACCGCTCTTAAAATAGTGTTCTTAACAAATAGTTCTGGAAAGTTATGTTTAACCTGTTTAGTTAACATCCAGTGTGTATGGGGTAGGGTACAAGACCTTATACCAGCATCATATAAAGGTTTAAAGTTTTTTATCCAAGTCTCTAAGTTCTTTTGACTAGCTCGTACTGATATATTATTAAACGTAGCAGATACAGTTATACCTGTTTCTTTTTGTACATATAAAGCTGTTTCAATAGCAAACTGATGTGCATCTTTTTGTACAAACACATCACCCATTGCATCTTGCAAGAAAGGATCAATACGACAAGTAAAATATATGTCGTATATATAATCTTTATACTCTTTACAGAACTCTAAAAACGTGTAGAACTGTTGTTCTGTAAGCTTAGGGTTAAGAGGTATACTAAATATCTTCACTCTTGGTCTTGGCTTCGATCTTTAACTGATCTTTAGCAACATCATCAATATAAGCTAAATCGGTTCCTTTTGAACCTATTAACTGCTTCATTGTTGCTTGACCAATAGCATCGATACCTTTACCTAACACGCCGTTGTATTTAATAGCTAACTGAAGTGTTTCTTTAACATCTGTTAAAGGCATCATTAAAATCGAATCTAAGTTACCTTGACCGATACGACCGATAGTATTTAAGTCCATTGCAGCCTGTTTAGCCATTCTTGTAATCCAGTACTCGCGTTCTAGCTCTTCATTGTTGTCTTTATATTTCTCTAAACTCTGCATATCTGGACACATTGATCTTACCATATCAGAAAACATATCAATTTCATTTTGACACATTTTCTCTTTCTTGTCATACATATGAATGTCCCAAACTGCTTGCTCTAAGTCTACCTGTAATATTTGTTTTTTAAGATCATCAAACTCATTATCGATATCTCTTTGTATTATTTGTTTTTCGATAATACGCTTTTTACGCTGACGTTGAACCTGTTTTAACATACCGTTACGATTGTCAATCTCTAATAAAGCTTGACGCACTCTGCGGTAATCTGTTACCTGAGAATTTACAACAAAATAACGAGCCTGAAAATCGGACATACCGATAGAGTTTTCGTTTTCATCGACAAATTTAATAATATCTTCGTTTTCCATATTAGAATTGGTATCCAAATTTTACTTTTTCTTTTCTAGCGTTTCTAGTATCATCCCAAAGTCCTTTTCTACTAGCAAGATCCTTTGTCATTTCGTGACCAAGTACCGTTTCTCGTGCTTCAACGTGATCATCAATAGAAGATAAACTATCTGCCTGTGTTAACAATTCGGCGTGTTTATCTGCGTTATAAGCAGGTCTTTCAGTGCTATCAAGATTAGGTAAACCTAAACGTCTATCTTCCATTTCTTGATCAATGTGTAACTTATGAGCTTTCTTCATTAGTGATATAGTAGCTGCTGTCATATCATCAGTCAAGTAAATTTTTGTTTTTCTGCTACCTTTTGCTAACTCATCAGCATCCGGTTCTAATCCTTCTAGATCGGAATATGCTTTACGGTAACCACGAGTTTCAGCATAAAACTTATGAGCAGACAGTGCTTCAACTTCAGTCAACTCTACCATAGGTATTGTCTTTGGTATGCCTTCAAAAGGATGTGCTTCGTAAGCACTTAATGTTGCAATAGCAGTATCGGTTGCAAGGCTGACAATATTAAAATTATCAATACCTGTTATAACGGTCATACCATCAATATTAGGTATGTATCGGAAAAATTTAGTAAGATAATAATTCATATTCGTTAAATAGTTACATTGATGTGCCTGGAAGTCCACCTAATAAAGAACAACTACCTGTACCGCAACCGCCAGAAGAAGCACCTCCGTGTCCTTTAGGTTGAGTAGTGGAACCCATTGATACACAAGAATCTGTTGTATAATATGTTTTAGTAGAGTTATTAGTTTGTCCACTACCGTTATAAGAACCTAACGTATAGCCCCAGTCTTGTCCTATTTCACAGTTTTCTTCCCCGCAAGATTCTGGACGGCTGAATGAGGAGATTTGAGATCTTGTTGTATCGTTAAATTTGTAATATGTTGAACTACCATTATACGTACCTGAAGAGTTATACCCGTAACCTACTTTACTTGATAGACCTTTCGGTTGTCCGTCAGTACTAGAAGCAAAAGACCAGGTACCAGTAGTCCAGGTTTCATTTGAAAAGTTTAAAGAAGCTGATGAACTGTTTGCTCCAACTGTACCGTAAAACTGACCGAAGAACCCGCTAAGACCGCCTGCAGTACCACCAGAACAACTTGATCCGCCAACATTACCGGAGTTAAGAGTTGTATCTGATACGGTATTAAGTTTATCAGTGCTAGAGTTACCACCACCGGTAATATATATGTAGGTTAATGTAGGGCTCATAAGCGTTTTACAATCTGTCCTGCTTACAGTCATATTTGCATTACCTGTATATCCTATTAACGACTCTGTAGTCATATTCATTCTAGAAACAGTAGTTGAACTACCTTGAAATGAACCGCTATCGTTAAACACATAAGAATGATAATCACTAAACCCACAATCCATATAGTTTGCAACGTTATCCATCATATCACCGAGATTGGTGGTAACGTCAGTACTATGTACAGTCCTGTTAGTGTTTCTCCAAAGTGAACTATTTTGATATCCACAGTGCATATACCCACGAGTGTAAAGTGTACGGTATAAAAAGCTGGTAAACCAGGCTGATATAGCATTGGTAAACGTGTTTGGAGTCATTACCCATTCGTAGCCATCAAAAACATAAAGATAGCCATTGGCAAACCCTTCGTATATTGTACCTGCTGGATGTGTTGATGGAAAACTTAAAGGCATAAAAATATTTATTTAACCACCTAATGAACCACCTAATAAAGTTACACTACCAGAACCGCAACTACCGGATGACATTCCACCGTGGCCTTTAGGTTGAGTAGTGGAACCCATACCTGAACAGGTATCTGTGGTGTAGTATATCTTTTGAGTGTTATTTGTTTGGTTACCACCGTTATAGGAACCAAGGGCATATCCCCAATCTTGCCCTACTTGCATATTTTCTTCTCCGCAAGATTCAGGACGACTAAAACTTGATACTGAAGTACCGTTAGTATCGTTAAACTTATATAATGTTGACGAACCAGCATATGAACCGGTTGAGTTGTATCCAAATCCCCATTTACTAGATAAACCTTTCGGTTGACCGTCTGTATCTAAACTGTAGTTGATGACTGTTATATAAGTTTCAGTACTCCAAGCAAAACAACTAGTGCCAGAGTTATCGCTACTAACCCAGCCATAGTACTGACCCCAAAAACCGCTAAGACCACCTGCTGTTTGACCTGAGTTACCACCGCTAATAAGACTTAATGACAACATTGTATCTGTAATAGTGCAAAATTTATCTGTATTAGAAGAGTTACCACCAGTAATATATATTGAAGTGAGTCCTGCGTTCATTAACGCTTTACAGTTTGCACGAGACTGTTTTAAATCTCTATTACTATTATGAGTTCTTAAAGATTCAGTCGTCATACTCATTGATGACGTGTAAGAAGAAGTACCATTAACTGCACCAGAGTCATTAAACACATACGTGTTATAATCACTAAACCCACCGTCAATGTATGATGCACCATTATCCATCATATCACCTAAGTTAGTGGTTGTATCGGTTAAATGTATAGTTCTATTAGTATTACGCCAAGGACTACCACCTTGATAACCGCAATGTACATAACCACGAGTATACACGGTACGATATAAAAATGAGTTTTCAGCTGTAAACCCAGCCATACCTAACCTACCTGTTGTATTCCAGGTATAACCGTCATAAGTGTACACCCACCCTATAGGAGAAATGTACCTTTGTGCACTTGAAGGTGAAGTTGGAAAACTTAGCTGGTTTGCCATACTTTAGGCCTTTGCTTTAATGAGTGCTTTAAGTTCCTCTATCTGAGCTTGCTGTTCTTTTATGGCCTCAACAAGTAAAGGAATCATTCTTTCATATTGTATAGTTATATAGTTTTCACCGCTCTTAGAATATGTTGAACCATCTTCATTGGTTACAGTATCGAACGGTGCTAACTTAATAACTTCAGGTAAAACTACCTGTACTTCCTGAGCTATTAAACCTACTTCAGGAGTTTCAGATGAATAACCGTAACGTTGAGCAGTTTCATTAGCAGTGTAGTTCACACCATTAAGTAATAAAACTTTTGACAACGCATTTAAAATATTGCCTTTAATATCTTTAAGTCGTTTATCAGAATAATTAGCAGTAATACTACTAGTAGCTGTAATAGCACCTGTTACGTTTAACGCTCCAGATATACCAACGTTACCAGTTATGTTACCACCAGAAGTTTTAAATATAGTAGAAGGATCAACATATGGCACTGCAACTACCCAAGAACTAGAAGACGATATCCAAATGTTTAAGGCACCAGTATCTGTGTTCCACCAAAGATTACCATTACCCGCGGCTGTAGGTACACCACTTACTGAACCACTTTGTACATACACAGTAGTGTTAGCGCCAAGCTGGCCTGAAAAACCAGAAGTACCGGTTGCGCCTTGAGCGCCTGAAGTGCCTTGAGCACCTGTTGAGCCTTGAGCACCTGTTGAGCCTTGAGCACCAGTAGATCCTTGAGCTCCAGTAGATCCTTTAGCTCCACTAAAACCAGAATATCCTGACGTACCTGCTGCACCTTGAGCACCTGTTGCGCCTTGTGCACCTTGTGCACCGTTCTGCCCAATCGTTCCATTAGTTCCTTGTGCACCTTGTGCACCAGATATACCACTATAACCAGAAGTACCTGCAGCTCCACTAAATCCTTGTGGCCCTTGAGGTCCGCTAAAACCAGAATATCCCGACGTACCGGTTGCACCTTGAGTACCAGAAAAACCAGAAACACCTTGTATACTATATGTAAATGGAGTAGCCATATTCTATATTTAACTTAATCTTGCACTTAATTGCGTTATTAATATATTTAGGTTGTTTATTTGTACTTGTTGTGCTTTAACTGCTTCAGTAAGAAGAGCTGTTATACGGCTATAATCAATACCAACAACTACATCTCCTTCTGTGGAAACTACAGCTGGTAGTACTGGTAATACATCTTCTGCAATAAAACCAATTTCGTTAGTAGCGGATACATCAATTAAACTATCATACACGACTGCATTTAATAATTGAGTAGTTGCTAATGGATCTACAATAAAAGATGATAATGGTCTGATATTTGTCTTACCAACTTTAGAAGATGTTGAAGTAAACGATACAGCAGTAGCGTTACCGTTAACATCCACTGTAAAGTTTTGAGCTATACTTGCTGTTTTAGCTGACAAAGAACCAGCAACTGTAAGTGTACCGCTAGGTGCAGTCGTACCGATACCGACATTACCACCAGTAGTAATACGCATTTTTTCGGTACCACCTGCAGCAAAAATCATAGAAACGCCTATATTAGCATTATTGGCATAACCAGTATTAAACCAGCCATAAGAAGTCGTAGTAGTACCTGAATCATATGCACCAGAGTTGAGAGCTGCTCCGCTAGTGTTATTACCTACAACTATACCGGTATTCATATTACCGGTCGTAGCGTAAGTACCATTGTTATTTATTTGTAAGCTTGTATTAGGAGCTGTTAGACCAACACCAACATTAGTACCATTGTCGTATATTAAGCCTGTGCCTAATGAATTCGTACCTGTAAACTTAGCTACATAATTTGTAGTACCTGTACTACCTGCAAATGCTCCAGAAAAGCCTGAAAAACCGCTATAACCAGATATGCCTGTAAAACCAGAGTAACCAGAAGTACCGTTAGTACCATTTGTACCACTAAAGCCTGAATAACCAGAAGTACCGTTAGTACCATTTGTACCATTAGTTCCGCTAAAGCCCGAATAACCAGATGTACCAGTACTACCTGTAGAACCTTGAGCGCCTGTTGAGCCTTTTAAGCCAGAAAAACCACTGTAACCAGATTGTCCTGCACCGGAAAAACCAGAATAACCAGAATTTGCATTAGCAGCCTGAATCTGTGAACCAGGATACTCAACTATTAGACCAGCTGTAGTACCTATACCAATCATTACTGGTTTAATAATAGAACCAATAGCTGAAGGAGGTGTTGTGGTCATTAGACCTGCTGTAGTATCTGAAAGATAGTATTGTGCAGCGTCTACAATACCGGTAAAGCCTGAAGTGTAGCCGTTAGCTACATACTGAAATGATGTACCTGTTGCACTTATTACAACACCAATAATATCTGATGTAGAAGCTGCATTTGCTTGTGCTAAAGCATAACCACCAGAAGTTTTGTATATAACATTGCCTGGACTAAAAGAGTTGCTGTATGTTACGTTTACATTAGTAGCATTTAAACCGCTTGTACCAGAAAAACCAGATATACCACTAAAACCGGAAACCCCAGCAGAACCAGAGAAGCCAGAATAACCTGATATACCAGTATAACCGGAAATACCAGTAAAGCCGCTATAGCCTGATACACCTGTAAAACCAGAGTAACCAGAAATACCTGTAAAGCCTGATATACCTGTAAAGCCTGAAAAACCACTAATACCAGAATAGCCTGATATACCGGTATAACCACTTATGCCTGTAAAACCTGAGAAACCACTGATACCACTATAGCCAGATATACCGGTGTAACCGCTTATACCACTAAAACCACTATAGCCTGAAATACCAGTAAAGCCTGATATACCAGTGAAGCCAGACCAACCAGAAATACCTGAGTAACCAGATATACCAGTAAAACCGCTAAAGCCTGAATAACCGCTTATACCTGTAAAGCCTGAGTAACCGCTTATACCGCTATAACCTGATATACCTGTATAACCAGAAATACCTGTAAAGCCGCTATAACCAGATGTACCTGTAGAGCCTTTAGCACCAGAAAAACCGCTATAGCCAGAAATACCTGTAAAACCAGATATACCAGTAAAGCCTGAATAACCTGAAGTACCAACACCAGAATAACCAGAAGCACCAGATACACCTTGACCGATTGGAGTTCTAATTACAGAATAATTAGTTGCACCATTATATATAAATGTAGCCGATACTGTTTGTGTATTCGGTGAATACATTCCTACATTAACAAGTATTCTATCTGTAGCTGAAAGTAAAGTAATATTACTTGTTACATAACTAAACTTAGTATATGTTGGTGTTGCAGCTGTTGTAAACACTGCTCCTGTATCTGCACTTAAAATAAATGCACTAGTTGAGCTTGTAGCCATTGAATAGCTATACAAACTAAATACAAAGCCTGCAGAAGGGTTTGGTGTTGTTGCACCCGCGCCTACTTGATAAAACCATTCAATGTCCCAAATACCAGCTGGTATTTCTGCAATACCTGGCTCTCCAATAGGAGTTAAATAACCACCTATTGATTGTGCACTATAAGCATTACTATTAGTACTGTTAACATAAGCAACATCATCATATTGAGTAACCCCACCACCACCCGGTGTCAATGCAATTGTTTCATAAGCAGGTTGGTCACTATTGGTTTCATTAAAAAAATATGTTCTACCGTATATAGAAGCACCTGTTGGACCAGATACACCAGAGAAACCACTATAACCACTAAAGCTAGAAAAACCAGAGTAACCGCTTATACCAGTGAAGCCTGATATACCAGTAAAGCCTGAATAACCACTGATACCTGTAAAACCGCTAAAGCCGGAATAACCGCTAATACCTGAAAAACCGCTAAAGCCTGAATAGCCTGAATAACCAGATATACCTGTATAACCAGATATACCTGTAAAGCCTGAATAACCTGAAATACCAGAGTAGCCGCTTGTTCCACTAAAACCGCTGTAACCACTTACACCGGTATAGCCAGAGATGCCTGTAAAGCCAGAAAAACCACTATAACCGCTAATACCAGTAAAACCGCTAAAGCCTGAGATACCAGAATAGCCAGATATACCTGTATAACCGGATATACCTGAAAAGCCAGTATAGCCAGATATACCTGTAAAACCAGATATACCTGTGAAACCAGAGTAACCGGAAGTGCCGGTAAAGCCGCTATAACCGGATATACCAGTGAAGCCGCTAATACCTGTATAACCAGAGATACCGGAATAACCAGAAGTGCCTGTAGCTCCTGCTACACCTTGCGCGCCTGAAAAACCGGATTGTCCTTTAATTGCTGTGTATACAAATGTATTGCTCATGATTCATTTAAGCAATAATATTTATACACTTTATATGATAAACCAGTTAGTGCCGTTGTATATTAATGATACAGCTTCGTAGTTGTAGTTTAACAAGTAAGTAGCTTGACCATCAACGGTTACGCCTGCACCAGATAATGTAATGTTGTTTGTCTTAGCATTACCAGATTCATCTTTAATAGTTACATACAAGCCCTGTTGTATACCTGCGATTGCTGGTAGATAAACAGTGGTTGGAGTAGCAACGTTAATACCGATATATTCGTCAGTTGATTGTACAACGTATGGGTTGCTTGTTACTAGACGTACACCTTGTACGTTTGGATATAGTAACAACGCGTTATCAGAGTTTAGATAACCACGTTCATTTACTACTACAGCTGTTGAAGATGTAATAGCTCTCATGACCGGTTTCGATACTGTACCAAAAGCACTTGGAGCAACTGTTGTTACAGCACCTGCAACTGTTGGTGATAAGAAGTAACATTCACCAGGAGTTAAGCTTGCAAGATTTGTAATCAAGCCCATGTATATAATGGTGAAGCCTGTAGCTGAAGCTGATGCGACAACACCTGTTGCTTCTGCATCTGTTACATTGTCTGCTTGAGCTAAGAACCAACCGCTTGAACCGTTGTCAAGACGTACTACTTGACCAGCGCTAAAGCTGTTCGTGTATGTAATGACTTGACTTGAAATATTTGTTGTAGCACCAGACATACCAGTGTAACCACTGAAGCCTGAAATACCACTGAAACCGCTAATACCGGTAAAGCCACTGAAACCACTTATACCTGTATAACCCGATATACCAGTAAAGCCACTATAGCCACTAATACCAGAGTAACCAGATATACCGGTAAAGCCTGAGTAACCACTAATACCAGTGAAGCCACTGAAACCAGAGTAACCGCTAATACCTGTAAAGCCAGAGTAGCCTGAAATACCAGACCAACCACTAATACCAGAGAAACCTGATATACCAGTGAAACCAGATACACCGGTAAAGCCACTATAGCCACTGATACCAGAGAAACCTGATATACCAGTAAAGCCTGAGTAACCGCTTATACCTGTAAAGCCGCTAAAGCCGGAGTAACCTGATATACCAGTAAAGCCTGAATAACCGCTTATACCTGTAAAGCCGCTATAACCAGAGTAGCCAGATGTACCTGTGTAACCTGAAATACCAGTGAAGCCGCTATAACCTGATATACCGGTAAAGCCTGAATAACCGCTTATACCTGTAAAGCCACTGTAGCCACTGATACCAGAATAACCTGAAATACCTGTGAAACCACTGATACCAGTATAACCTGAAATACCGGTAAAGCCGCTGTAGCCTGAGATACCAGACCAACCGCTAATACCGCTAAAACCGCTAATACCGGTAAAGCCGCTAAAGCCTGAAATACCGCTATAACCGCTAATACCAGTGTAACCTGAAATACCAGTAAAGCCTGAGTAACCGCTAATACCGCTATAACCTGATATACCTGTATAACCTGATATACCGCTAAAGCCGGAGTAGCCTGAAATACCAGACCAGCCACTGATACCGCTGAAACCACTGATACCAGTAAAACCAGATATACCGCTAAAACCAGAGTAACCAGAAGTACCAATACCGGAATAACCAGATGTACCACTAACACCTTGACCGATTGGAGTACGTAAAGCGGAATATATCGAACTACCATTGTAATGGTATGAAGCGCTAATTGTTGCTGTACTTGTTGTGTAAGCTGCAACTTGTAATAAGATACGATCTGTTGCAGAAAGTTTTGTAATCGTGCTTGTAACGTAACCTAATTTTTGGAAAGTTGAAACTGTATCTGTAACAGGGCCTGAATCAGCACTTAAGATGAATGCGCTAGTAGCGCTTGTAGCCATTGAGTAACTATATACGCTAATAACAAAGTTTGCTGCGCTAGCAGAAACGTTACGATAGAAATCGAATTCCCACAAACCAGCTGGAATTTCAACTAAGCCTGGTTCCCCAATTGGTGTTAAGTACCAACCGTAAGCGCTTGGGCTACCTGGACCTGCTGTGGTAGAGTTAAGAGCTAATACGTCGTCGTTTACATCTGTACCACCACCGCCTGGTACTAACGACATTACTTCAAATACTGTTGGGTTTTGATCACTTGTTACTTCTTGTAGGTAGTACGTTCTACCGTAAATGGATGCACCGGTACCACCAGAGATACCAGAGAAACCTGTATAACCTGAAATACCAGTAAAGCCAGAGTAACCGCTAATACCAGTAAAGCCAGAATAACCGCTAAAGCCTGTAAAGCCGCTGTAACCAGATATACCAGTATAACCTGAAATACCTGTAAAACCACTATAGCCGCTAATACCACTATAACCGCTAATACCGGTATAACCTGAAATACCAGTGAAGCCGGAATAACCGCTTATACCAGTGAAGCCGGAATAACCAGAAATACCTGACCAACCGCTAATACCGCTGAAACCAGAAATACCTGTAAAACCAGATATACCAGTATAACCTGAAATACCTGTAAAGCCGCTGTAACCGCTTATGCCTGTAAAGCCGGAGTAGCCAGAAATACCTGACCAACCTGAAATACCGGTAAAGCCTGAGAAGCCAGAATAACCTGAAATACCGGTAAAGCCGCTAAAACCGCTAATACCAGAATAACCAGACCAACCAGAAATACCTGTAAAACCGCTTATACCAGAGAAGCCAGAATAACCTGAAATACCGGTAAAGCCGGAATAACCACTGATACCTGTAAAACCTGAGATACCAGTAAAGCCTGAAAAGCCGGAGTAGCCACTAATACCACTAAAACCGCTAATACCTGTAAAGCCTGAATAACCTGAAATACCAGTAAAGCCTGAATAACCAGAAATACCTGTGAAGCCAGAGTAACCGGAAATACCAGACCAACCACTAATACCTGTAAAGCCGCTAAAGCCGCTTATACCAGTGTAACCACTAATACCAGTATAACCAGAAATACCAGTGAAACCACTATAACCACTGATACCACTAAAACCTGAAATACCTGTAAAACCACTATAGCCGCTTATACCAGACCAACCTGAGAAGCCACTAAAGCCTGAATAACCAGAGATACCGGAGTAGCCTGATTGGCCTATGGCACCTGATGCACCAGAATAACCAGATATACCTGACCAACCGGACGTACCTATTTGCCCGCTGAAGCCGGAAAAGCCGGATGCACCTCTAATTGCTGAGTAGACGAATGAATTTGCCATAGTAGTTTGTTATTTGTTAATATTTATATTTCTTTAGCAGGTTTTGAGAGTGTTTTTAAACTAAATTCCACATACCTCCAATATATATTACAGAAACTGTTTCGTAAGGTGTATCGATCACATCAAACGTGCTTCCATCAATCAGATCTGGGTTTGTTGCGGATATAGTAATAAGATTTGTTGTTGTGTTAGCATTTCCTGACATATCCTTAATGGTGTATGTCTTACCTGGTGTACCAACCGGTAGTGTAACTGTTGCTTGACCCCCTACATTTACTCCGATAAAGTAATCACTAGGTGTAGCTGTATAGTAGGCATTTGTTACATATGTTGCCGGAACATAAGAGTTAAGAACATTATCGCTAGTGTTTAATATGCCACGTTCATTAACAACTACTGCAACGTTGCTTGAAACAGCGCGCATTATTGGTTTTGAAACTGTGTTTAATGCACTTACATTATCTGAAGTTGTAGCACCAGCAACTGTTGGTGAAAGGAATAAGCAATCCCCTGGTACTAAGTTATTAATATCAGAAGTGTTGAAAGTTATTAATCCGTTATATACAATATAGAATAGACTCGAAGTAGCATATTCTACTACACCAGTTGCTTCAGCATTTACAACGTTATTAGCTTGAGCTAGGTACCATAAACCGTCTCCGTAGTTTAGTCTTAGTACTTGACCAGCGCTAAACGAGTTAGTAGCCATTATTAACTGACTAGAAATGTTAACAGGGTCACCGCTAAAGCCTGAGAAACCAGAGAAGCCTGATTGACCAGAAAAACCTGATATACCAGACCAACCTGAGGTACCAGAATCACCTTTATCACCCTTTACTTGACCGACATCAGTCCAAGTACCGTTAGCGTATACCCATAAATCACCAGTTGTTTCGTCAATGACACCGTTACCGTTTACAGCTGATGGGTAAGCAGCATTTAAAGTAGCTTGTGCATTAGCACCAACAGTCGGTACTGTACCGATAATAGTAACTGAAGTACCGTTTACACCAGAATAACCTGATGTACCGCTAAAGCCGCTATAACCTGAGAAACCACTAAAGCCTGTAAAACCGCTTATACCGCTATAGCCTGAGAAGCCAGTAAAGCCTGATATACCACTAAAACCGCTAAAGCCTGTATAACCACTAAAGCCTGTATAACCTGAAGCACCGTTAATGCCGTTTATACCGGAGAAACCTGAGTAACCAGTAAAGCCGCTAAAACCTGAAGTACCAGAGAAACCAGAGAAGCCGCTATAACCGGTCCAGCCTGAGAAACCACTAAAGCCAGAATAACCAGATTGACCACTGAAACCAAAAGGTATATTAGTTATAACACTACTATAATGTGTAGTACCTAAGAAATAGTATGTTAAGACTTCTGTTTGAGTGTCTGTAGTATAACCACGTATATCTATTACAATACGGTCAGAAGTATTAATGTATATAGCATTGTCTATATAGTATTGAGTACGAATGTAAGTTGGGTTTGGTGTTTTAACTAACTGATCACTCATTACTGAGAACAGTTGAGTCTTATTACCGCTTACATCAAGGGTACTTACAATATACGTAAAATAAGTTTGTGCATTATATGCATTTGGACCTGATAATGAATACCAAGTATCAAAGTACCAGTTGCCTGTATTGATTACACCTCTTAAAGGATAGCCTGATAAGGTTACAGTTAATAGAACAGGTGCTGGGTTTTGAGTTGTATTAAATATACAATCAACATATGTTTCAGCTCCGTTTTGTGCATCAGGTCCAATATAGTTGTAACCTACAACATCAGAAGTTAAAGTAGTTGGGTATAATACTACACCAGGTGTAGAGTCACCACTGTAGCCTGAAGTACCGCTAAAACCACTATAGCCTGAAATGCCAGAATCGCCAGACCAGCCTGAAATACCAGAGTCACCGCTAAAGCCACTAATACCGCTGAAACCGCTAATACCGCTAAAGCCGGAGTAGCCTGAAATGCCGCTAAAACCGCTAAACCCAGAGAAACCAGAAGTACCAGAGTAACCAGTAATACCAGAGTAACCTGACCAACCAGTATAACCTGAGACACCTGTAAAGCCGCTATAACCTGAAATACCAGAAGTACCGGTATAGCCGCTTAAACCGCTATAACCCGAGAAACCACTAATACCAGAGCCACCGCTAAAGCCTGTATAACCAGATATACCGGAGTTACCGCTATAACCGCTTATACCAGAGTAGCCTGAGAAACCAGAATAACCGCTAATACCGCTAAAACCAGATGTACCGCTAAAACCAGAGATACCTGTGTAACCAGAAATACCAGAATAACCACTATAACCAGATATACCAGAAAAGCCTGATATACCGCTAAAGCCTGTATAGCCGCTGATACCAGAATCGCCGCTAAAGCCTGAAATACCACTATAACCGCTTATGCCGCTGTAACCACTAATACCGCTAAAGCCGCTAAAGCCTGAATTACCTTGCGCACCTTGTGCACCGGTGTCGCCTTTTATTTGACCAACATTAGTCCAGGTACCATTTGCATATACCCATAAGTCACCAGATGTTTCGTCTATAACACCATTACCATTAACTGCACCTGGGAACGCTGCGTTTAATGTAGCTTGTGGGTTACCGCCAACAGTTGGTACCGTACCAATAATAGTAACTGAAGTACCGTTTTTACCAGAGTAACCAGATATACCGCTAAAGCCTGTATAACCAGATATACCAGTGTAACCACTTATACCTGTAAAGCCCGAGTAACCAGAAATACCAGAGAAGCCAGAATAACCAGAGTAACCAGAAATACCAGAATTACCACTAAAACCCGTGAAACCAGAAATACCACTGTAACCAGAGAAGCCTGTATAACCACTAATACCGGTGTAGCCAGAGAAACCAGAATAACCGCTTACACCAGAATAACCTGATATACCTGAGCCACCACTAAAGCCTGATATACCGCTAAAACCAGAGTACCCAGAATAACCACTGATACCAGATGTACCAGAGTAGCCTGAAATACCAGAATAGCCTGAAGCGCCTGTGTAACCAGATATACCACTATAACCTGAGTAACCGCTAATACCAGAGGTACCAGTATAACCACTAATACCGCTATAGCCTGAAAAACCGCTAAAGCCGGTAAAGCCGCTAAAACCGGTGTAACCAGATATACCTGTATAACCGCTAAAGCCTGAATAACCAGACCAACCTGAAGTACCAGAGTAGCCTGAATAACCAGACCAACCTGAAGTACCTGTAAAGCCTGAGTAGCCTGAAATACCTGTATAACCGCTAAAACCTGATATACCGCTAAAGCCTGAAAAGCCTGTATAACCACTATAACCAGAATCTCCGTCTATACCGCTAAAGCCTGAATAGCCCGATATACCGCTTTCACCAGACAAACCAGAATCGCCACTAAAACCAGATATACCTGAATCACCACTATAACCTGAAATACCAGACCAACCTGATTGGCCTGTAAAACCACTGTAACCAGACGCACCATCTTTACCATCTGCACCAAGTGCAATGTTGGTAATGACTCTACTATAGTAATCTGTACCTAAATAAATGTATGTTATGTCTTCTGCATCTGGGTCTGTAGTAATAGCTAAAGTTTCAACTATTAAACGATCAGTTACATTTAAAGGTATAGGTACGCTTATATAATATGGTGTCCTTGATAATATAGGATCAATATAAGGCGTTTTAGTGATGAAATCACTTGTAGCAGAGAATAAAGAAGTCTTAGTGCTTGTAGCATCGTCCCATTTGCTTACTACATAAACAAAATATGTATTAGCATTATATGCATTAGGGCCTGATAAAGCATAATACGTATCAAAGTACCAGGTACCAGTATTAATTAACGACTTATTAGGAGCACCAGAAAGTGTAATAGTACTAATAACACCAACAGGGTCATTAGCATTAGTAAAGACTACATCTAGAGGTACTTGTGCACCTATTTGAGGTACTGAGTCAGAAAAGTTATAAGGGGTTATGTCAGCTGAGTTAGTAGTTGGGTAAAGTATTAACCCAATGGCAGCTGAACCAGAAGCACCTGAAAAACCAGACGCACCTTGATTGCCTTGTGCACCTTGTGCGCCGCTAAAACCAGATGTACCAGAGTCTCCTTTTATTTGACCAACATCTACCCAAGCACTACCATTCCATACATTTAAATGACCGGTATCTTCTACTATATAACCATCACCAGCATTACCTGTATAAGGAAAAGGTAAAGCTGATGCAGTTGGTACTGAACCAACTATTGTTACTGAAGTACCTGTTGCGCCTGAATAACCAGAAATACCGCGCGGGCCTGTTGAGCCTTGAGCACCTTGTGAACCCTGTGTACCTTGTGAACCTTGAGCACCTTGTGCGCCAGAAGGACCAGAAGGACCAGCAGGGCCTTGCGGACCTATAGGACCTGTTGGACCGGTAGGACCAGAAGGACCAACAGCAGAAACTGAAGAAATAGCTATCGAGTAAGTTGTATAGGTTCCATTTCCGTTATTTTGCTCCAAAAAGAGCAAATCACTAGGTTGTGCCGCTGGAACTGTTGGAAGTTCATGCGGATAAACGATTGATGGGTACTGTGTATACGGATTGTCCGCCATATTATCCTATTACTTAGTTGTTAGGACTACGAAGACCGAGATAAGTGTCAGGACTATTAGAACTTCCTAATGCACTTGCACCTGGAGTATGAGCTCCACCGCCTGCATAAAGATTTACTAATACGCTGCTATCATCATAAGCACCGTAAACCCCTGTATCAGGTTTACCAACAGTGCCGCTATTTCCACTGTAACTAGCATATCCAGATAGCGGGGCATTTGTATTAGTTAAATAGTTGTAACTATTAGTTCTGCTGTATTTGTCTATATTTTGTGCATAGTTTTTATTTTCTATTACTCTTACATCTTCACCAGGAGTACCTGTATTAAGAGGTACAAATCCATCAAACTTGTTATCGTATACTTGTTCAGATAGAGCTTCACGAGGTGCTTGAGGCTCATATGTGTAGTCATAACGCTTACCTTTTACTGTCCATATATAATGACCTAATAACTGATTACGATCTCCACCCTTTTGATCGACACGCTCAGTTATTTCAAATATTTGACCGGATCTACCATTTGGTCTTGTTGTTCCGTATTCGGATAGCTCAATAAGATCTCCTGCTTTAGGTTCATATATATATCTAGACGTAATAGCACTCAACGGAGAACTCGATAAAGTGTTCGTAAACGTTTGTATAGAAATAACAGCAGTTATATCAGCATCCCCTTGTATACCAAACCTACTCAATATAATACTATCATTATTAAGTGTTAGGCACATTACCATTGGTATAGGTGGTAAGAAACCAGCTAAAGGTTGTTCACCGTAGAAAAAGTCATGTCCAGATAATGTATATTGGTTAACATAATAGTTAACTTGCATACCATATTGAGATATCTGCTCTGCCCACCAGTTATTAAACAACTGGATTTGATATTGGTTGTTAGCAACGTCTAAATAACGTATAGGCCCTAGTGCACATTCTGAACCTCCAGGTAGATTAGTGCCAACAGGATAACTAGTACCAGGTGCTATATAAGGACCGGTATCAACACAATACTGAGCTATAGACATAAAAATATTTACAAAAACCATAGAATTAATCAGTGGAATACTAAATAATATTATAATGAGCAAAATTAAGAATCTATCCGACTTAGGATCTTTGTATTCAATGGTACAAGAAAATGCAGCAAAACAACCAGTCATTGAGATGGGCAATAATCAGCCTGAAGTTCTCTTAACTGATGCTGCTAGATATATTCCAGTATCAAGTAAGCAACAAAGACTTAATGAAAATGCTCCTAAAACAGGCAATGCTCTTGGTAGTGATAAAGAAAAAGAAGAACTAGTTAAAGGCACAGGGCCTGAAGCAGCAGAAGGCTTCAAAAAAGGTGAAGCTAAAGAAAAGCAAGAAGCTAAAAAGGAAACGAAACAAGAAAAAAAGGATATGGAAGCAGCTGAAGAAAATAAAGAAGCTCCAGAAAAAATGGAAGAGAACGTAGATTCTGCTTCCAGAACTCCTAAATATAATAAACAATATTTTACTATGCCTAAATCAAAATTCCAAAAATTATACGAAGACGCTATCAATAGCGGTACTTTTGCTCCTATTAGTGAAGAAGAAGCAGTTACTCCAGTAGCTGATGCACCTGCTGGTGAAGAGCCGATGGGTACAGAACCTGAAATGGGCGGCGAAGAAGAAGCATGCTGCACACATGAAGAAGCAATCGAAATGGTTGAAAAGCTTTTAAAGTTCCTTAAGAAGGACACAGAATATGATAAAGAGCATGGTGATTTAGGTGATGAAGACCAAGCTTTCACACATGATGGCGGTCCAGAAGAAGAAAGCAACATGCCAATGGAAGAAGCTGTTGAAACAGAAGATTTAGGACATGCTAACGTTGGTTCCGGTGTTAAAACAAAGTTTACTAAAGACGGTCATAAGATCGAAACTGAAGGTGACGATGAAGTAAAACCTACCCACAAAAAAGCAGATACAGGTAAAATTGATCTAGCTCCTCAGCCAAAAGCTTTAGGTGATAAATACGACGACGGTAAGAACAATAAAGTCAGCGATTTAAAACCAGGCAAAGGCCTATTTAAACAATAAGTTTTAAGGCATAGACATTCACAAAGCCCTTAGCAATAAGGGCTTTTTTTATGGACGTTTATAAGGGTGCCCAACTGGTGTAAGGAAACGCTTATCTAACATGCCAGCAGCTGGACTACCATTTGGTACTCTCCATCCCTGGTCAAATAGCTCATCCAAATCAGCATTTGTTTGATTTTGTTGATAAGAAATAACAACTGGATTACGAGCTATAATACCATCGTCTTGTTTTTGTCCGTACTTTCTGTACATTTCAGAAGGCTTTGGTGCACTAACTACAAATGGATCCCAGTTATTTGGTAACATTTTAAGCGGCTTACCATTAGCATCTTGCTGAGCTACTTCATAAAACTGTTCGACTACTTTAGGCTCTAATATGAACATTGCCCATATAAGAGCTTCTACTCTATCATCCAAGTACTTGTCTGATTGTTTTTTCCACACTCCATTATCTTGACGTATATATGTTTTAAACTCTTCAATAGTTGGTTTATCGTATATCTTAACACACCTTAATACGTTCATCCAGTATCTAAAGTTGGACATGGAGTTAAACTTACTATTGGTATGAGAATAGACACCTAAACGATTATCCTTCTCTACCTTTTCAGTGAACGAACCCATACTTGGGGTATACTTTACTATATTAGGATACTGATGAGTATTGACTAGTGCATCTACTACTGAAGCACCGCAGTTGTTGCGTTCTACTAATAATGGCGGGTTACCCCATTGACCGGCTATTTCTACGAGCTTCCCAGCAAAGTTAAATGGGTCCAGTTTATTATTAGAGTATGTAGCTACTTGTTCTATGTTAGTTAAATCTGTTACATCCACTATTTGTATAACAGAGTTAGCTCTACCTATACCTTCTCCAACGTCAACCCCTATACTATAGTAATGCCCGTCAATGTGGTCTTTATATATTTTAAAGTTACCATCATCATCTTCATATATTGGTTCAGGTGCACTAGCAATGAGTTCATCTAGCTGGTTTTTATCGAAAATGTTTTCACCAGCCGCTCTAAACTCATTACCGTATTCTTGATTAAAAGCTTCCACTGAACCTAGTGCTCTAGCAGTTTGTTCTTTCCATTGTTCATCTCTACCTGGAACCTCCCACCAATCTACTCGTTCAGCGTGCCAACCATTTTTATTTGCAATAGCATCAGTATATGTGTTAAAGAAAAGATTACCTACACCGTTAGGTGTAGATAGCATAAAAATTTTAGACTTTTTAGATGAAGAAATAACAGGAAATACTGATTCCCAAAAGTCGTCCATAAACTCTGGCGGAATAAATGCAGCTTCGTCAATGAGTAGACAGTTAATAGATTCACCTCTGGCAGCATCAGATGTGGTGGTACTAATACCAATGGAAGAACCATTTGCTAATACTAAACCTGTTTTAGCATACTCTATTACGCCAGGTTTCATATAGTTTGGCAACATTTCGTATGCTAAACGAATACGTTTAAAAATATTAATAGCAGTTGTTTCTTTATTTGCAATTAACAGTACTCGAAAGTCATCATTAAAGCAAACCATCCACAAAGCAAATATAGTTAAGATGGTCGTTTTACCAATCTGTCTAGAAGCTAGTACAACGTTAAATCTGTTTTCTACCAGGGCTTTTAATATACGTTTTTGGTATGTATAAAGTTTGATAGGTTGTTTACCTTCATCAAGATTAACAATATAAAAAAAGCGAGAAAAGTGTAATATAGACTTGCGTGCACGCTCCAAGTCTTCCACCATTTCCGGTGTCCAGTTAAACTGAGTCTCCGGCACAGGTAAGTTTTTATTACCTAAATAAAAAGACTCTCTGGGTGCTTTTGGCATATTAATACTTACTATGGATATACCAATATACACTGGTAAGTTATTTTCATGAACATAAAGCTATCAGGTAATAAGTTTAATCCAGTGGGTTATTGGGAAACACCTTTAAAAGCCTTTATTAAGTTTCCTACAGCGGGTGGTCAGGTTATTTACCCTGGTCCAGAACTTTTAGAGTTGTTTGATCAAGAAGGTTATGTGATGACTACTCTTGAACAGTATTTTGCAGATGCTAGTGGAGAAGAACTCTCTAAACATTATGAAGATCAAACTTGTTTAAAAAGGCCGTGGATAGTTAAGGATCCAGTACCGTTAGAAGGAGCAGAAACACCATTTGAAGGTGCTTATTTGAACCATAGTTTATTGTTTGAACGTAGAGCGTTTGCTAAGGGTGCATTAGAACAACTCAATGAGTGGGTATCTTATAATGTACAACTATACAAGCTTATTAAGTTGAGACCGAAGTGGGGTATAGATTTTTCAGTAGATTATGCAGACAGGGAAGGTAACGTAATGGAAGTAATACATTATGAGCACGATGAGTTCTTTTTTGACGATATTGAAGCTAGAAGAGAAAGAGTAGAAAACATATTCTTAACTACTGATTGGAACGATGTAGCAAAACAAATGCTAAAACGTAAAGAGCAATGGGCGCATTTAGATTTATTTGCACAAGGAGATTGGAAATGTGCTTTCTTAGGTATTCCTACAGATAGCCAGAAAAAGATCTCTTGGAGAGCTTAATGAGTAAGATCTTAATACTCGGTGATAGTTTTGCTGCAGATTGGTCTGTTAAATATAAAAGCTATTCAGGCTGGCCTACTTTATTGGCTAAAAAACACGACGTGACTAATATTGCCCAAGCAGGAGTCAGTGAGTATAAAATATACAAACAGTTATTAGCTGTAAAAAACTTAGAAACATTTGACTGGGTTATAATATCTCATACCAGTCCATATAGGGTCCCGACTGTAAAGCACCCCGTACATAGTAAAGATAGTTTACATAAAGACGCAGATTTAATTTTTACAGATATAGAGTATCATAATAATAAGTTGGTTAATCTGTTCAATCGTTCGTTAAAAGCAGCTTATAACTTCTTTTTACAACATTACGATAAAGATTATTACGAAACAACATATGCATTATTAAGAAAAGAGATTAACTATATTCTAAAAAATAAAAAAGTCTTAGTAGTATCCAATCTTGATATACTAGATAAGTTTATTAAAGAAGATAAAGTATTAAACTTTTGTGAGTTATTCAAAAAAGAAAGAGGAATTATCAATCATTTTTCAGAAAAGGGTAATAATACGATTTTAGCTGCTATAGAAGAAGAGCTTACAACATAGTAAATATTTGTATAATATGTTACCTTTAGAGAACAGGCTTACTTTAGAATATCATGATAAACTCAATCCAGAGATATGGGAACATGGTAAGCTTAGACCTGAAATAAAAGAAAAACTATTAGAAGTCGCCGAAGCATTTTTAGAGTCTATAGAACTGACAGTAGATGTGGAAGATATAACATTTACCGGTTCTTTAGCTAACTATAACTACACCCCTTATAGTGATATTGATTTACACATTATTACCGATCTTGATCTATATAAACAAGATAAAGAACTTCTTAAAGATTATTTTAAAGCAAAAAGAACGGTATGGAATAGTGCCCACAGCATTAAAATAAAAGGCTATGATGTAGAAGCTTATATACAAGACAGGAACGAAAAACATTACGCTACTGGTGTATACTCTATAAAAGATGATAGTTGGTTGGTTGCACCAAGTAAGGTTAAACCAGCTAATGAAAAGGAGGTTATAGCTAAAGTAGAAGCAATGCGTAGTTCTATTGAACATGCTTTAAGCGACAAGTGTGATGTAGAGTGTGCAGAGAATATAAAAGATAAAATATTAAAAACAAGAGCTGCCGGACTTGAACGTGCTGGAGAGTTCTCTGTAGAAAACTTAGCATATAAAGAACTAAGACGTGCTGGTGATATAGAAAGACTTTTACAGGGAGTGATAAACAAAAAAGATAGTGAGTTGTCTTTAAAACAAGAAACTAAAGGTGGTAACTTTAAAACGTTTATGGGTGGGTTTAGTATGGCACCAGGCGGTAAAGGTAGTAGAGGTCCTAACCATGCACAAAAAGACGGTATGAGTCTTAACGGTGCAAGAAAAATAACTAACCCAAATACGAAAGGTTCGTTGAGTCCTATTGCTAAAGTACATAGAGAACCAGAGTCACCTTTTAAAGAAATAGAAAACTTAAAAAAGAAAACAAAAGGTAAGACATATATCATACCTCAAACCGCACAAGCTATTGCTTATTATTATGGATTGAGTATGGAAAAAGTGCACAAAGAACCACGCGGCATTAGTACTAGTGGTATTGTATTAGGTCTAGATCCTTTAGTAAATAGGTATTACGTCCACAAAAAATGAGCCTACCTTCAATAAACCCAACTGCAGTACCTCAGCAATCTATTCTTAATAAGAGTAGAAAAGATAAATTCTTGTTAACTCTGAATCTACCAGATTCATTAAAACAGCTTAATATATTAGACCCACAAGGTAGAAACTCAGAAAAGGTATCATTGGATTCTTTACAGTATTCGGTTTACGGTACTGTGGTACCACAAACTACTATTAACTCAGCTGATTTACCTTTTGCTGGTCAATCTTTAAGTGTTACATCAGGTAAACGTGAAAAGTACCAAGACATTACTATAAACTTTACAGTTGATAACGGATTCAATAACTGGTGGGTTTTATGGAAATGGTTGGATTATATAAACGGTGCTCAAACAAGCACACTAGATCCAGATAACTTAACACAACTCGGTTACGGAACAGCAGATGGTTTGACGAGGTATCAAGGCTTAACAAATCTACAACCATACCAAACTACCATCGTTGTTGAAGGTCTTGATGAATACAACAATAAGAAAATCCGTTGGACTTACTTCAAAGCATACATAACAAGTCTAACAGGCATAGCTTATAATTATAGAGATCCTGACCAGTTAGAGGCTTCGTTCTCGTTCTCATTCAGTCAGCTAACAGCAGAATTACTCTAAAACTTGCGAGGTTTTCTCGCGGAAAAGCCTAAATAATAGTAAATACTACTATGGCAACTTTACGTTCAATACAATCCCCTGGTGTACAGATTAATGAGATAGATCTAAGCCAAACAACAACAGCTCCAAACGGAACTAGCGTATTTATCGCAGGGTTTGCAGCTCAAGGACCAGCTAATGAGATTTTAACATTAACATCTGGTAACGATTTCCAAAATATTTTTGGTACACCAACTAATGCAGCTGAACGTTATTTCTATTATTCCGTACAACAACAGTTTACAGGTGGTACAAACGCACAAGTAAACGTCTATCGTTTACCTTATGGTGATGATATGGGTGAGGGTTACGTTTCTAACAAGTATAGTGCTTTAGTATTTCCAGTATTACCTCTTTCAGCAGGTGAATCAGTATCGACAGCAACTGGTGCAGGTGGTACATTAGCTCTTTCAGCAGCTTCAACATATTACTTCGGTGCCCCTTCTCTTATTACTTTAACTCAATCTGAATACACTCAGTTAAAGCAAAACACAGTACAATGGTCAGCACTTGGTGGGGGTTCATGCCCAACAATACATCAGTTCTCAGATTTAAACAGCAACGGTGTAGGTATGATTGTGCTTAACGAAGCTCAAACAACCATTAATGAAAAGTTTGAAGGTTTATACGTTAACTTAGCAGATAACACAGGTTTAAATCCTACATCTAATTTTAACGAAATCAACAACATCTATACTATTGTAAGCGATACAACATACTTTGACCCAACAGTAGGTACTGGTACCCATCAGTATCAAGTTATACCAAGTAGCCGTTTAGACTTCCAGTTATCTGCTACAAATACAGACCCTAATGTAAGTCTTTCTCATATTGTTGAAAATATTCCTTCATACGATATTGCTAACATTAACGGTACAAGCAACGAGTTTAACGATTTAGGTATCTTATCACTATTTAAGATCAAGACTTCACCTTTTGCTGCTAACCCATTACAGTTAACTTATAACTTAGTAGAAGGTTACGCAACATCGTTCTATTCTAACCGTACTGTACAAGATGTTAACGGTGGTGCTCCTAAGAACGACTTTATACAGACAGTTGTTAACAACGCTTCAAAGAACTTAACAGTTTACGTTAACCCAAATATTTCAAACCAACTTACTTGGTTAGACAATAACGGTAATGCACAAAAATCAGTAAGAGTTATTAATACAGATCTTTACTCAACTGAAGCTTCACTAGCTACAAAAGGGTGGCAGGTAGCTGATAAGTTATTCCCATTAGGTGTTTATGCTCCTACATTAGATACAACTAATAACAAAGTTATCGGTGATATTGGTGCAAAGTTAGACAATGCTTTAGAGCTAGCTGCAAATGCTGATACAGTAAACATTGACGTTGTAGTTGATGCAGGTCTTTCAACTATTGCAGGCGGTACTTGCCAACTTTCCGGCACATTTGACGATACATTATTTGATACAACTGTACAAGCTGCTTTAACTAACTTATCAAAGTCAGATGGTACTTATAATGCTTCAGCAAATCCTTATACAATAGCTTGGAGCAACATTACAAGCAAGTTCGTTAACTTCACAACAAATACTCGTAAAGATTGTATCTTTATTTCTGACCCATTACGTCAAGTATTTGTACAAGGTATTAACTATAAAATATTAAGCGACAAGTCTAAGAACTTCTCACAAAACGTTTACTGGCCTTTACGTAATCTTTATTCTGGTACAAACTCAAGTTATGCTGCAACTTATGGTAACTGGGTCTTAATACAAGATTCATTTACTAACAAGCCAACATGGTTACCATTCTCTGGTTTTGCTTCTGCGTTATACACAACTAACGATTCAGTTGCTTATCCATGGGCTGCACCAGCTGGTTTAAGTCGTGGTGTTATTAACGGTATTGTTGACATTGCTGTTAACCCAAATCAAAAACAACGCGATTTACTTTATAAGATCTCGGTTAACCCAGTAGTAAACTTCCCTGGTTCTGGCTTCTCAATACAAGGTCAAAAGACATTATTAGCTACACCAAGTGCATTTGATCGTATTAATGTTCGTCGTTTATTCCTCTTCTTAGAGAAATCAGTTCTTAATACAAGCAGAAGCTTTGTATTTGAACCAAACACAACATTTACACAGAATCGCTTAGTAAACACAATCGACCCCGTATTTAAGTTAGCTAAGAATACTCAAGGCATTTACGACTACTTAATCGTATGTAACTCTACTAACAACACACCTAGTGTTGTTGATGACAACTCACTTGTAGTAGATATCTACATTAAACCAGTTCGTACTGCAGAGTTTATCTTAGTAAACTTCTATGCTACTAAGACATCTCAGAACTTCCAAGAGTTATTACAATAACCTTAACATAAATATTTAATATGTCACAAACAATACAAGACTTCTATAGAGTAGCACAGCAAAGAGACTTTGCACGTGACTACATGTTACGGGTAGTTTCTATCGGTAATAACACGTTCAACGAAGACGATTTCGTTTACATTACTACTGCTACACTACCTTCTAGAGACATTCAAAACCAAACAGCTACTTATATGGGTCTAGATTTTAACTTCCCAGGCACTGTAAAGTACCCAGGAAGCAATGGATGGAATATTGAGTTCCGTGCTGATAAAGCTAACGTTCTTCGTAACAAACTTGAAGATTGGCAAAGAGGTCAAGTATTCAATGATGCTACAAGCACAGGTGACTTATCAGTAAGAGGTCCTGAATCTCTTATCCAACTACATCAAGTAGACGATAAACTCAATGTTCTTAACATTTTTAACCTATACGGAGCATATGTACAAAAGCTCGGTGAACTAAAGTATGATACTGCTGGTACTGGTAAACCTTTAACGTTTACTGCTACATTAGCATATCACTACTGGACAAGAGGTTAATCAGTAGTTATTTGTTATTAACCCGACTGCAAAGTCGGGTTTTTTATTGTTCTAAGCTTAAGTATTAGTATGGCATTACAGGATTTTAATACTGCAGTTCAAGATTTTGGATTCGGCAAAAAATATAGCTTCCAAGTGACTGATCTTCAAGGTCCGCCAAGCTTGGTAAGTTTTAATGCTAAACAATGGCTGTATGTAGAATCTCTTACTATACCCTCAAGAAAGACAAATACAACAAAAGTACCGTACAAAGCTTTTGATTTTGTGGTTCCAACCAATACTTCTTTTCCGGAGAATGAAAGCTGGAAAGTAAACTTTTTTTCAGATGAAAAATTAAAAATTAGAAGGCTCTTTGACACTTGGAGTGAAGCAACATACAAGTTTACAAATAATTATGGTGGTGGTAACTTAGGTTTTGGTAACTGTAACCTAGAAATAACAATAAACGATGATAAAGGTTCTACAAAAAAAGCTTTTACTCTGTACGGAGTGTATCCAGTTTTAATAGGTAGTATGGAATATAATGTATCTGATGCAGGTACAACTGTAGCTAAGGTTCCGGTTACTTTAGCATTCCAATATTTTGATAGTAAGTATTAATATGTCGGATTACACTTCCCAAGATTTAAATGCTTTTTACCGCGCAATACAACTGTACGGGTTCTCACGCGATTTTCAAGCTAGGGTAGATAGTATTTCGATTAACAATAAATTTTTTGTAGTTCCAGGTGTTGGTACAGACACACAAGCACCTCTTTTGTATATAAAAGATTTTACTATACCGGGCGTTAAAAAAGCAGTCGCTTCTGTAAAATATCAAGGGGTAGACTTTCATGCCCCTGGTACAAGAGATTTCGGTGATAGTAAGAACTGGGCAGTTACTTTCTATACAGATCAAAACTTAATATTTAAAACTTGGCTACAAAACAGACTTATTGAATCAGCTTCTAATACTTCTAATTCATCAAATCATATACCTAACGATAATGATTACGCACAAATTTCAGTTTATAATGATAGTCTTCAAAAAGTAGCTAGTTATAAAATAAACGGTTTATTTGTTATAGATGTACCTAGTCAAACATATGATGTGTCTGGTGGTGGTAAGATACAAGAACTAAAAGTGGTGTTCGGCTATCAAAACTGGACTACATTACCAGTACAAGCAAACTTGGTGAAAACATCTGCTGATCAAGCTATAACAGCTAATTCATTATTAGGTATTTAAAATGAATCGTATAACAGATATAAATACGTTTCTGACACAAGTACTGTCAAACCCTAACTTTCATATACCTGTTGAAGCGAATTTTATTGTAGGGTTTAGTGACTTACAAGAAAGAATAATTCCGAACTTATCAACTGCAAAAGTACCAGATCAAACCAGCGGGGTGGCTAATTTGTGGTCTAAGATACCAGATAATGATATCTTTTTTGCAAACGGAGTATCTTTACCAGGAGAAACAATAAAAGCTGGTAGAGCAGGATTCTCGGCTAGCGGTGAAACCCTGTATGGTGGTCTTTTATCAAGCCCTGTACTGAACGGTCGTACTGATTTAGTACCTTTAGAAATAGACTTTCTAGAAACGAACCAATCTTTTGTTGATAACGTTATAAGACCATGGATTATTAATGCATCTCATTTTGGTTTGTTTGCAAGGGATAGCAGTCAGTCTGCACAAAATCAAAATTTTAAAACAAATATTACTATTAATTTTTTAGATAAACAAGGTAGTGATTCTGACTTTGTAAGTCGTAAAAGAATTTATTACGAAAACGCCGTACCGATAAGTGTTGCAGCTGCAAACTTTAACTACGGTGGTTCTAAAGCAGGTGTTCGTAGTATAAAAACCACGTGGTTATATTCTACATACTCGATAAGTTAATAGGCAATGCCTTTTAAGTTAAATGCTTATCTCCCTAGTAAACAACTAGAAGTACAGATAAAAGAGCTCTGTTATAAACAATATAGAGAGCTTGTTAAAAGCTTATACAACACTGATAAGAAAGAAACCTTACAACAATACAACTCTATACTAGAGGATCTTTGTCCGGATATAGTTGGTAAAGATATAACGTTTGAAGATAAGCTTTATTTGCTGTTGACTGTACGCAACTACTGTGTTAGTCCGGATTTAAAGTTAAAATGTACATTACCGGATAAAACTACCTTTAACTATACAATACCAGTTGATACTATCATTACCAAGGTTAAAAATATTAATAAATCCGGTAAGGTAACTGTAGATGACATTGCTGTAGAGTATTCTAGTTATAAAGTGAGAGATGAACATGTTTTTCTTAGTAATAACAAAGATATACTTGTAGTATTAGCGTCTTATATAGATAACATAAAGACAGATACCCTAAATGTAGATTTTAAGGATTTTCCGTTAAACGAAAGAACAATGATTATAAACTCATTACCTCAATCCGTTGTAAACGAGCTTATAAAAAGTATAGTTGCTAAAGAAGAAGAACTTAACTTAATAGACCTAATATTAGTAAAGGATCCTACAAATGATAAAACGTTGTTGAGACTTTCATGTAGTGTTACTTTTGAAGTATTACAAAAGATGATCGAGTTCTTGTTTACAGAGAACTTAAACAACATTTATAGAACTTTATACAATGCTGTTAAACATTTAGATTTTACCCCAGAATACGTAGATAGTATTACTCCTGTTGAAATACAGGTTTATTGGATGTACTTTATGCAGGATAAAGCTGAAGCTGCTAAAAATAATACTCAAAACCCTTCACCTGGATTTAATCCACCGACTAGCACACCTAACTCAGAGCTAGGATTCTAAGAATACCGGGTAAGTATTTTTATGCCTAATGTAAATGATTTCCTAGCAAGTCTTAATACCCTTGCTGAAAAAAACTCTATCGATGTTTATTTGCCTACACTACAAAGAAGTGTAAAGTTTAAACCTGTTACAGCTAAACAACATAAAAGCCTGTACACCTGTGTTAGAGATAATGTAATATATAATACAAAGTTTTTTATATTAACACATGATATTATTAAAGATAACTGTCTAGAACCAGATGTTATAAAGCAGCTTACCATTATTGACAGAGTTTTTGTATTGCTTGCACTAAGAAAAGATATTCTAGGTACAACTATAAAACAGAAAAATGCTGACTTTAGTAACTGTATACAAGCAGCTACTAGTGTAACATTACCGGTTAATGAAACATTTGTTAATAGTGGAGTAAAAATAGAAGTACAAGTACCTACCCTTGAAGATGCTTATAACATGGAAAAAGAGTTAAGAGGTAATTTAGAGCCTAAAACTCTAACTGTTGATATGCTCACTCAAGAAGTTATTTTAAACAGTCTATGCAAATATATTAAAAACATCTGGATAGTAGGAGAAAGCGAGGACACAGATTTAAACTTTAGCTCTTTTTCGTATAAAGATCGTATAACTTTAATAGAGCAGTTACCAGCTACTGTTCTTACTTCTATGCAAAGTTTTGCAGGTAAAGTAACAAGCATACAAGATAATGCTACTAAAGCACTAGCTAACGACAATACAGAGGTACAGTTCTTTATTAACGCGGATTTCTTTTTATCCGAGTGACATAAGGACAGTTTAATACCTAAGTATTTTTATGTCCGAAGAGACTGATCAACAGGTATTAGAGTCTAATGCTTCTTTAACTGAAGCAATAGGTAAGCTTGCGGATGCTTTAACTAAAAGTAGCAAGTTAGGTGCACAAAGTAAATCCCTGGTTGATTTAATAGGAGAGTTAAACGAAAAAGTAGATAAGATCGGTAAGCAGGTTGCTACTGGTGTTAAGGAAGGTATATCTGGTGTTTCTGGTGCATCTTCTTTTGTTACTACAGATAAAGAAGGTAGATTAGAAGAAATATACGAAAAGGATCAAGTCATAAGAGAGGCTTTAAGAATATTATCGGAAAAGGAAAGAAACTTTGAAAAAAGCGGAGAAAAAGAAAAACTCCAAGATGTAGAAACTGCAACTAAATCTAGGTTAAGTCAAGTAGAGGGGTTTTTTAGTAGATATATACCAAGCTCTATACAAGGTATATTAAGCTTTTTAGGCGGTAAAGAAATATTAGAATCTGTAAACAAATCTGTAATAAACAGTATAACAGGCATGTTTGCAGGGAAAGAAAAAGAGAAAGCTGATGACCTGAAAAGAGCAAGAGAGCAAATTTATAAAGATAGAGATGAACAAGAGAATAAGAGACGGGAAAGCGACGAGACTAATGAAAACAGAAAAAAAGCTTACGAAACTTATTGGTCAGGAGATATAATACCGGAAAGCAATTTAAATAATACAGGAGAATCGGTTAAGACTGATATGTCTATAGTACCAGTTAATAGGGAAGATAGTCTAGGAGGTAAAAACAAAAAATCAGTAAACAATGTTGAAAACGAAGGCTCGTCTGAAGCAGTAACAAAAGATAACGCTATTCTTAGCGAAGAAGCATCAGAGATAAAAGTTTCAATAGTAGATATTAAGCCAGAAGTATTAAACAGCTTGGCAGCGGCAATAAAAGATGCATTAACAGAAAAGCGTTCATTAACAAGTGAAAATGATACTTCTACAGCAGGTAAGGTACCCTCATCCTCAGTTGAGACGGTAAGCACATCTGTACCTGAAGCACCAAGGCCAGGAGAACTTGAAGTATTACCTGAAGAGGAACCGGCAACTCCAGTCTCTTTTATAAACACTTTAAGAAATGTTACTTCATCAGGTAAAGACTCAGGTAAAGAACAACAAGAAGGAAATCAATCGCCAAACTCTAGTTTAAATACTAACATTTTAACTGGGATTGAGCAAGGAGCAGGTAAAGCTGCTACGCAAATGTTATTACCTTTGCTTGTTTCAGCAGCTACAAATCTTTTATTGGGCGGACCTGAAAACCCAGTTGCAGATGTTGCTAGTGCTTGGACATACGAAGAAATGTCAACGCTGGGAGGTGCTGCAAAAGGTGGGGATATAAAAAAAGACGTACCTATTGTGGTAGGAGAAGAAGGACCGGAAGTATTTGTTCCAAGTAATAATGGTACTGTAATACCTAATGATAAAATAAAAGATACTGATAGTGTTGCAGCCACCCCTGCAATAGAAAAACTTACTTCTCTGTTTTCTTCTACTAGTACTGATAAGCAAACCACAGTAACAGCTTTACCTTCAGAAGAGCTTAAAACTATTTCAAACGTAACTAATATAAATAATGATTCTAATATGTTATTAAGTGAAGTTAATAAAACTTTGCTTGATATAAGCAGTAAGTTAGAAAATAACTTAAAAAACCCTGTTAATCAACCTGCTACAGCAAATACAGCTGGTGTTATGAGTAGTAGCAGTACTAATAATAATAGTAGTATTAATATAACAACAAATAGTAGCCCTATAACCAATTCGCGTATAATAACGGATACTATGTTATATAGAAGGAGAGCTCTAGCTTAAGTAATATTATGGCCGACTTATTTCCTCAAGATTCAGTTGCTGGGTATAGTCCAGATGTTGATACAAAAACTCAACAACTTGATGCGGCTAATAGCATAACTGCAGATATGCAAAGCACCGGGGGAGTATCTGTAGCGGGGACAGGAGCAAAATCTTTGTTAAATGTTGGTAAGTGGGATGTACATGGTTCTTGGAACTGGGCATTAAATTTAGGTTCCACTACTGATGATGTAAGGCAGTATGTACCGAGAATAAAAATGATAGAATATAATCTAACATCTAGTTCTCAATTAAATGCTTTTAAACTATTTTTATCCCAAACCCAATCTCAATTAGATCTCGCAGGTGTTGATCAAAACATTGAAAGTAATATAGCTACGCTATTTGCTAACAGCGCAATAAACAACCTAAATCAATATGTAGGAGAAAATAATGGAACCGCGCAACCAGGCGGCTTTAGTGAAACCGACCCTTATTATGGTTTATATCAAGGTAAAGTTACAGGCAATGAGTACGTTTTACCTTATTTGAGTTCACAAAATATGACTTCAGTCTTAGGATCCTGGGCTAAAGTTGACGATAAAAATCTTGTGACTGCTTTAGCTAAAGCGGCTATATTTAAGAGTGGTGGATTTACAGGTAAAATCGCAACTGATATACTTGGTCAAATACAAAGTGCAGGATTAACTTATGAACAGTTTGCTGCCCCAGCCGAGACGTTAGCTAGTTTAAATGCACCGGGCATTTCAAAAGAAACTATAAAAATGTTTACACCAAACGAAAACGGAGACACAATAACTACTACGTTTTATTTGTTTAACACTGAAAAAGTTTCTGATATATTAGATAACTGGAACTTTTTATTTGCATTGACTTATCAAAACTTGCCTAATAGAAAATCTTTAAGCAGGATGGATCCACCTTGTATTTATGATGTAACAGTACCAGGGTTTAAAAGATTCCCAGTAGCAGTTGTTTCTGGATTAAAAGTAGACAATCTAGGTACTACAAGACTAGTAGATATAACTACCGGTGAAATGATGTCGGTAAATAAAGCGGAATCTAGTAAAAATGTAAAAATAATACCGGAAGCTTACAAGGTTACTATAACCATACAAAGTTTATTAATAAATTCTCGTAATTTATTTTATTATAACTATGATCAGACTGATTCAGGAGCAAAAATAAATGTAATAACTTCTCCTGATCAAAACAATCAATCAAAACAAGCATTAACAAAAAATCTAGAAGATGCAACTAATGCTGCTGCAGCTGCTGCAAAAGCTGCGGAAGAAACTCAAAGTAATTACAATAATACAGTAATAAACGGTACTGCAGGAGAAGCTACTGCAGCTAACAATGCTAATGTAGCGGCACAAAATGCAGCAGCTGCAGCGGTAGCAAATTTACGATCAGCTCTCAAATCCTCAGGACTAGGACCATAATATGGACGGACAAAAACAAAATAATGTATCTACATTACCTACATTAAGTTTAATAAACTTAGAAAACTTATTTAATGTGTATAGTGAAACTGTTTATGATCCTAACATACAGAACTACTTTTATAACTTAATAGGTACTGTTAATATACCAGAAAACTTAAACGCTGCTACTTACACGGTATATACAGTAACAACAGATAATATGCCCTGGACGTTAATAGCTCAAAAAGTTTACAATGCACCTGGTTTATGGTGGTTAATATGTTGTATTAATAATATACAAAACCCTATACAGTTTCCTAAAGCTGGCACCAAGCTGAAAATTTTAACTCCAGATTACGTGTCTAGTGTGCTACAAAAAATAAATCAACCTAGCTAATGGCAAACTTTGATTCCATATTTAATGGTCGACCACCTGCTGAATCTAATACCAAGCTTTATAATAATCAAAAATATCAGTTAGATATTATTTTTGATAACTCGCAAGGTAATCAGTTTCAACTGGACTTAGCTAGTATGGTTACTTTGGATATAGAAGAAGATACTCGTTGTTGGTACAAGAAAGCAAGTCTAGTTATACGTAACCCGCAAAATATATTTGAACAGAAGGTATTTTCGAATGCTAACCTTAATCAATATTATAAGTTTAGAAACGATGGTAGAGACATAGTATATATAAGGTTCCGTATAATAGAAGACAGTGCAATACTATCTACTAATGCAAAAATAGATTATAATACTTGGGGCATGCAGTATAAGTTTGTAGTATATGATAGAGAAGATATACCAGGAGAAACACCTTTAACTAAACAACTTAAACTATATTTGTGGGAGTTTGATTATCAAATACTACAAGAAACAAACTTGCTTTGGTCAACTAACGAGTTGTTACCTTCAGATATTAACCCGGCTTATGCTACCGACGATCAAAAGAAAGTACCTGCTGGTAATGCTATTAAAAGCGCTATTACAAAAGGACTACAAAAATACGGTGTACAAACATTTACAAGTGAATGGGATGTAGGTTCTAGTAAAATATTTTATACCGCTCCTGCTAACTATACCGGGGCTGATACGATTGAGTATTTGTTAAAAAAGCATGTAAGCTCTCAAGTAGGTACTGATGGTGGAGCTGATCCATGTATATTGTCTCGTACCCGTTACGACAATGATTGGAAACTGATATCATATACTAACTTTTTTTCTAAAGCAATCGAGATGAAAGGGCCTATAGCTACAGCAGGTCCATTACAAAGAGAAATAATAACTTTATCACTGCCTGGTGGAGACGATAGTGCAACATACTTGTACAACTTACAAATATCTCCTTCCAACTCAAAAAGTTATTTTGCTAACTTTAAAGATCCTATTACTAGCAACATACGTAACATACACTTTACAGATATGTCTCCTTTAGATAGCGCTAGAGACATGATTCACACTCCTTGCTATAGTAATGATTTAAAAAATAAAATATTTGAACTAGATTTTAGCAATAATGATATACAAAATGTAAAAAAGTTTGTCAATACTAACTACGCTAATAAGCTTAAGATAAACTCTAACCCTGATACATTAATAACTTTAAACAAAACTAAAACAGATGCTTTAGCATTAAGAAACATCTATTCTTACAGTACAGATAAGCTTAGTAGGTTTGCAGAAGGTAGAAACTTTTTATTAACTTCTGCATTATATTATAATACTTCATTGAGCTTTACAGCATTTGGTTCTCCAATACGAGAAGCGGGTACGTTTATAAGTATTGAAACAGATGTAGGTAGTGTAAGAGATGAGTTCTTTAACAAGCTGTTTGGACAATGGATGGTATACAATGTAGTACATAGTTTCTCTGAAGGAGATTACACAAACAACGTTACTGCATTAAGAGTACATGCAAATGATAACATTGATATAAAGAGTAATATAACTTAAGTAATAATATGGCTCTAAGTGCACAACAAGTAATAAAAACGTATGACTATTATAATACGCTTACTGTTGTGCCTGGATATTCTGCAGTAGGGTATCCAAATGAGAACAATATAGCTAAAGCTTATTATAGTACCAAGTTTTCTTCTAATCCGATTGGTTCTCAAATAGACTTTTTTACACACTTAAATGATCCGTGTATTGATATAGTAGCACCACAACCAGTGTTCACTATAACTAAACCTTTATCTGCTTTGAACCCTCAATGGATAGATGGTTGGTGGGATCAGGCAATGTTTTATTCCCACCCAGAAGTGGTAGCACAGTTAAGTGCTAACTATCCTGACATATATCAAAACTTTTCAGACTCGGTAGGTACTTTAGCGTATGGTACGAACAATACAGACTATACTAATCCTAACTTTGGTAGAGATCCTATTGCATTACCTATACAGAACAAGGTTATATCAAATGTGTTTAAAGAGTTAGACTCTCTTAATAACGATTTGTTAAAACTGTATCAAAACGTTACACCTAAAGGCTTTGGTTTAGGTTCAAATAACTTTTTACGTCAAGCTTTAGCTTATCAAGGTGCTTCATTTAGTTTACAAGCTGGTATTAAGACAAAGTACGGAGTACTAAAAGTAAAGATACCTTTTGCTACTAACCTTACCGGTAACTTAGAAAACAACTCGAACTGGAATGTTGATCAGATTACTGAAAACATTAATCATACAGTTGATAAGATTAACAACGCTATTAAAACACCAGGTAGAATGTTATCTGAAGCTATCTTTAATGTAAAGCAATATATTAAAGATAAGATTAAACAGTTACCTTCAATAGGTAAGTTGCTTGGCTTAAATGTAGGTAACCCAACTGCAGTAACTAAGGTGTTACAACAGTTACAGAGCTATGCAAGTGCAGCAAAGAGTGTACTGAATACTGCTGAAGGAGTGCTAGCAGCTACTAAGACAGTTGTAGCTACTGTACAACAGGGTATAGGTAGTATTGCTGGTACTTTAAATACGGAAACCAATCTTCTTAAAAATACTGTTAACACTGTACAACGTTTACCAGCTACCGTGCAAGGCTTTAACAGTGTAGTAAGTGTTGGTGGTACAACAGTAGGATTAAACTATCAAACTAATAATGCCGTAACGAACTTAAATAGTAATAAAGTTACTATTATACCAGGTACTGTTAAGAGTGATGGTAATCCTTCAGTGATAAGTATTAATACAGTGCAAAACCCTCCTAACACATGACAGAACAATTTAATAGCATATACGTAGGCATAGTTGTACAGAACGATGACCCTGATTACCGTGGTAGAGTGAAAGTATGGGTACCTCACATATCTACTATTGTTTATAACAAGTGGAATCAGTTAAAACAAGATCAAACGTTTTCTTTTCCAGGTACACCTAATGGAGAAAACTTAAGTCAAATATTACCAGATTTAAAAGCTCAGTTACCATGGGCAGAACAGTGTAGCCCGATAATGGGTGCTTCTACCCCTGGTTATTATAATGCTTATGCAGATGTTAACTCTGTATCAGATGCTCCTTTAGTATATGGGTTACCTAATAGTAACTATGCTAACTCTTCTTCAGCAACTAGCATTGACCCAGAGAACAAAGGTGGTAAACCTGGTTCGTATTTTGAATCTCATCCGGTGAGTGATGCATTTGGTAATACAGCTAAGATAAACAGTCAAAACTTTAATCAGTATTCAGATCTCTATAAACCCTCTACATACTCTAATGCTGCTAAGGGTATATTTTCTGTTCCTAATGTAGGTGCACATGTGTGGGTGTTTTTTAGAGATGGTAGTCCATTAGTACCTGTTTACTTTGCTGCTGCTTTTGGACAAAACGATTTTAGCAGTATCTATCAAGCAGGTAGTGCTTATCCTGATTACCCAGATTCATTTGAAAATAAGGATAAAAACGCTTCTCAAGGTGCTACAAACGATCATTTAACTTATCGTAATAAGATGGTTATTAACCAGCGTGCAGCTGCTATTGAGTTTATTAATACTACTGATAGAGAAGCATATAAGGTGACCCATTTCGGTGGTGGTTATCATGAAATGAATAACTACTTTACTGCTCTGTTTAATCCTAAGAACTTTCAGTTACTAACCCTAGCTGATAAGTTTGAGACTGTAAAAGGTCATAATAACTTATATGTAGGACGTACTAGTGATAATATCATTAACGGAGATCACTTCTTAAAGGTTGGTAACTTCAGTACAAAAGCAACATCAATATGGAGTGACATATATAGTACTTTAACAGGTATAACCGATCCAGCAAAGTTAGCTGCGCAGTTAGCTAGTGTGGTGAATCCTTTATCTGAACAAGAAAAAGAAATGGGGTTTGGTGGTAATAGCTTTGAGTTTATCACAAAACATAAAGTAGTAACAGTGGGTATAAAGCGTAACACTGCTAAAGCTTATGTATCAGATATAGCTGGTATATTGACTGATGGTTTAAACGGAATACAAAGCATATCCCCAGATTTGCCTACAGGTACGTTTAAAACTAGACCTTATAACTTTCCAGCGTTTGCAGAACTATATGTACCGGATATGCCTGGTGGTAACTATACCATACATGCAATGAACAAGTTTAGTGTTGATGCTGGTTCTGGTGGTATGCAGTTACGTACATTAGGTAACTTGAAGATAGCTAGCGGCACCACTGAAGTAAGAGGCGATCTTATTACGCTAGGCTCTCAAGATGGTCAAATCGCTATTAATGGTAGTCTTGTTACCATTGATGCAGATACTTTAAACTTAAGAAATAAAATCGGTGGACAGGTGGTAGTAGATAGCACTTTAGGTGTATCAAAGAACGTTATTATCGGGGGTGGTGCTTACGTAGAAGGTGAAATGTTTGTAAATCACGTAACCGCTCCTATAGAATACCAAGTAACAGAAAGTACTCAAATAGTCGCCAAAGGACCAGCTGCCCCGGGCGGTGTAAGTCCTGCTGGTGCACCAGGTAGTGGTTGGTCTATTTCTAGATCTAATATGCAAGGTAGTATAACTGTTATCATACCACCTCTAACAGTAAGCGGTAGTCTTACTAAAGAAACAGCAGTAACATTGCAGATTAATGCAGGTACGGTAGATTTAAATACAGCTGGTGCAGGTGTATTAACTATTGCACAACCACACACTCACGTATTCAAGAACTTACCACTCACTTTACTTGCACAACCACCAGTTGGACCAAGTCCATTTAACGCTTATGCTGCTTCTAAGATTGGTGTTAGCGATAATAAAGCTATCGGTCATGAAGGCCGTAGCGACGGTAGAAGCTCTACTGTTGGTATACCACCACCAACAAAGTTCTTACTTAAAGATGCACCTACAATAGCTGGCCCTAATGGTCCTGGTTCAACTCTAGTAGGACCAGCTATAGTGCCTACTCCTTAAGATCTTGGTAACACATTATTAGTTGTAATAATCTGTACAGGTTCTTTAGTCTTAATCTTTAGATTGTTTGTCTTAAAGAACTTGTTTGGTACATTAGCAATAGCTTGACCAATAGATGATACTGGATACTTTTGGCCTTTCTTAGAGGCATTAAAGTTATAAGCACCATTCTTAATAGAATCTATAACAGTAGCTACATCATCATCTTCTGGAATCTGTAATACCCAACCTACTAGATCCTTTGTAATAATCTTATTAGTGTCGGATACAAGCATAACGTATTGTTGCTTTGGTTTTGGTTCGCTTTCCTCATCATTACCGGTTTCTTCAGAAGCATCAACCGCTTCTTCTTCCGTTTTAGCAGCTTCATCAACAGCTACTGTAGCATTGCTTAAGAGATCAAGGATTTCATCAATCTTTTCTTGATCTTCAACAGTCTTTTGCAATGCAGCGATAACAGCTTGTAGTTTAACGTATTCTTCTTTTGACATAGTATGTATTAGTTATGTTACTATAGTATAGTTTATTCTTAGGAAATCAAGCTAATGGTATAGATATTTTTAAACATTTTATAATTAAAATAATATATGGAAGCTGATAAAGTATTAAAGGATAACAACTCATTTTGTCTTGTTCCTTGGATACATTCCTACATTTCTCCACAAGGTAAGAGATGCTTATGTGCTGTTTCAAATGATAACTTTGGAAAAAACTTGTCATTAGAAGAGTTTTGGAATAGCGAGCAAATGAAAGAAATAAGACGTAAAATGATGCGAGGAGAGTCGTTATCAGAATGTGAGCGTTGCCACGGAAAGACTGTTAACGTTTATACATATAAAACATACTTCAATACAGAGTTTGCTCATAGAACAGAAGATATTTTAAAGAACACATCAGAAGATGGCACATACAATCAGTTACCTCAAACATTAGATTATAGAACTAATGTTTGTAACTTTAAATGTAAAATGTGTACAGAAGAGTATTCTACACAAATACAAAATGAAAAGACTCGTAACAATATACCACTACAGTATGGTATGTTAAACAAAGAAGAAAGAGAAAGAAGTGTAGAGATAATAGATAGCGAGTTTAATAATGAAGATATACTCAAGAACTTATTAGAGTTGTATTGGGCTGGTGGGGAGCCAATGTTTTGGAAAACTCATTGGGACGTATTAAAGAACTTAATAGATAAAAATTACGCAAAAAACGTAATATTAAGATATCATAGCAACTTATCTACAATAAAGTATAAAGACTTAGAACTAACTGAATGTTTTAAGCATTTTAAAAAAATTAAGTTTTTCTGTAGTTTAGATGGTACCGGAGAAATAGGGGAATGGATAAGATCGAATCTTGATTACTTTAAATGGAGGTTAAACTTTGCTAAGTTAGTAGAATACAGAAACAGTAATGATAACTTAGAGCTAATACTTTCTATTACAGTTAATACACCTACCTTATTTGATTTCGATAATCTGTACAGCTTATGTAAAGAGTTTGCTGTTATACCAGATTTTCAAACATGCCATGCAGACAATGCTACTAACTTGTTATGCCCAAGAACTATACCCAAGAAAATAGTACAAGATATATGTGATGCATTTCTACAAAAATATGCTAATGAAAACAACCTTGTAATGGATAAGTTTAAAAGCTACATTAACTTTCTATACAGTCAAGAGTTTTTTGAAGTAGATGCAGATGGAGAATATAGAAAACAATTAAAAAGAGCCACTGATGAAATAGTTTATTTAGAAGAGAATAGGTCTCATGAAACTATTACTTTTAAAAAAATAATATCTCAAAATAAAGACTTAGAAGATTTTTATAACAATATATGAATGCATTATTATTAGGCACGGGTAGTAAGTGGGGTGTAAATTTCACCCAAACTTTAGTTAATAACGGCTATCATTGCTATGTAGTAACAAGCAAAGATATGAATATTAATGGAGTTACTACTATTAAGGTAGATTGGAATAATTTAAGTGTACAACAAGCAGAACAAATAGCAAACACTTTACCTGATTTAGATTTAATATTTTTTAGTCAAAACGGTGGAGATGATCCTGGAGAGTGGTGCTTAAAAAATGGTAATGATTTTAATGAAGGTAATGTTAAAATGTGGGCTAATCGTTTTTGGACTGATTGTCAATTACCAGTATTTTTAGTTAAAAAACTAGAAAGTAAAATAAACGATAACACTAAAATTGGTTGGATGGTAACCGGTTTTATAAAAAATGAAGTTGAACTAAAAGGGTGCTGGCAATGGGCGGGGTATGGTGCAAAAAAATATACAAATGTTTCTATGGCTCGGGGTTTTGCAAGCGTCAACCATCCAGGTATATTTTTCTGTATAAATCCTCATCCAGGTCTGTTTGAAGAGAAGGTTTGGCAAGAACGTTCAACAGCACTGCTCAATACTATTAAAAACATTACAAAAGAGCAAAACGGACACTCTTTATTTATTGACGGTAGTTCCTGGTGGTAATATGATTTTATTTACAAACGGATGTTGCTGGACCTGGGGAGCAGGTTATGATTTTGAAGATGATACGTATACTCCGTATGTAGATCCTAACACTACACGTTTTAAAATTACCTGGCCGTATTTACTGGGTAAAAAGTTAAGTGCAGATGAAGTAATAAACCTATCTATGGGGTGCGGTAGTAATGAGCGTATTATTAGAACCACATTTGATTGGTTGTGTAACCAAACACCTGAACACTTGAAAGAAACTATAGCCATTATACAATGGACCGATGGGCAGCGGTTTGAATATTACGTACCAAAATCGCCTATAAACACATATGAGCGTAACACTGAAAATGATCCTTTTAGATGGCGATTGGTTGCGCCCAGATTTAGTACAGTAACACTACCGCCACCGTACTACATTACAAACACAACTCAAAATAAAATACCATTACCCGATGACGAAAAAGATGGTACAGATATCAATCAGGTATGGATTAAAACAAACTCTAAGCAACAGGAAATGTATAAAGATATAATGTGTTTTACTTCTATGAGTGATATGTTTAAAAGTTTTGGAGTTAAACATTTTTTTTGGCATAAAACGTATGACCCTGATCATCATGCTTATCGCTCTCAAACTATAAAAGATTATATAAAGTATAAACTGCCGTTTATAGATAATGATATTATTTTTAAACCGGAATGGATAGCTCAAAACAAGCCGCACCCATCTTACGAGGGTTATAAGTATTTAGCAAATATAATATACGAACAAATTAAACCATTAATATGAGTAATAAAAAAGTAATAGTGTGTGGAGCGGGCGGGTTTATAGGTACCCATTTAGTAACCAGCTTAAAACAAAAAGGTTATTATGTTATTGGTGCTGATTTAAAATACCCTGAATATTCTAAAACTGATGCAGATGAGTTCTACTTATACGATTTAATAGATCAAAGTTTGGTAGATAACTTACTCGGTAATCAAGTAGATGAAATATACCAGCTCGCTGCAGATATGGGTGGTGCAGGATATATATTTACAGGTAATAATGACGCACATATAATGCAAAACAGCGCTACTATTAATCTTAATATATTACGTTCTTTATTAAAATATAAAACTTGTAATAAAATATTTTATTCTTCTAGTGCATGCGCATATCCTGCAGAAGCTCAAACAAAAACAGATAGTCCAGCTTTAAAAGAAGAAGACGCATACCCAGCTAACCCAGATAGTGAATACGGGTGGGAGAAGCTTTTTAGTGAACGTTTATATATGTCTCATGCAAGAAATCATGGGCTACAGGTAAGAATAGCACGGTTTCATAATATATTTGGACCACTAGGTAGTTGGAACAACGGTAAAGAGAAGTCTCCAGCTGCAATATGCAGAAAAGTAGCAGAAGCTACAGATGAAATAGAGGTATGGGGAGATGGTACTCAAACTAGAAGTTTTTTATATGTAGATGAATGTGTTTATGGTATACACCAGTTAATGGCAAGTAGTTATGACAAACCTTTAAATCTAGGTAGTGATAGACAGATAAGCATAAACGAGCTTGCAGCAATAGTAGCTAAAATAGCCGGAAAATCCATTAATATAAAACATGTACCCGGTCCACGTGGTGTAGTAGGTAGATGTAGTGATAATGGGAAAATCCAAGAAGTACTAGGGTGGAAACCTAAGGATACTCTAGAGTATGGCCTTACTCAAACTTATAACTGGATTCTTAGTAGGATTAACCAACAAGAGGGATAAATATAGTTAAATGAAATTTGAAGAACTAATGGAACAATACGGAATGCTAGAAAAAAAGCAGCGTATATTCTATCCTAAGACTCTTAAGTTATCCGAACCATTTTTAAAAGCTCTTAAAGAAGAGTTTGCTATACAGGAAAAAGCAGGTATGGATCTAAAAAAGTTTGCTTTGTTGTTAAATAGAGCACTTCAGTTCCATATTAATGAACATAAAAAAACCCCTGCACCGAAGTGAGGGGTTAGTTGTTTGAGGGTGTGAAAAGTTCTAATATTAGAACTTGAATTTGTAGCCGACGTTGTAGCCTGTAATCTGAGCTGCTGAGTCTGTTAATGAAGTGCGTTGAGCAAATAAGTTTGCTGTTACACCATGGAACTCAAGGCCAACGCCTGGTTGGTAGTACTTCTTAACGTTCTTTAGTGCAGCAATAGTAGCAGCGCCTGGATCGTTAAAGCCAACAACTAGTGCTGGGACAACCTTCAATGCACCGAACGTATTGATTGGTGTATTAACACCGAACTCATAGTTGTTGCTGCGATTGACTGTGTCGTTAAGAGCGCGGCCTTGCCAGTTAAGATGACCACCAAACCAACTACCACTTAATTTTACAAATGGTAAGAAGTTGTGATTAGCTTGACCAGCGGCTTCTGCTGCATTTACGTGTCTCAACTCAGCACCGAGTGTTAAGTCAGCGAGAGGGGACGTGAACTTGTAACCAGCATCGAAATAAACGCGCTTTAGACCAGAAGCATCGGTTGTTGATACTGTTTTACCAGCTACAACTGAAGTTGTGGTTGTGTCGCTAACTTTGTCAAATGCTGTTACAGCAAGATCAATGCCGTATACATTTGTATCAACGCCAGCTGTTGCATAGTTAGTGCCAACTAATTGACCTTGTTGGATTAACTTTGAAGTAAATCCGAGGTCTAAGTCACCGCTAACTGGAGCAGCATTTACAACGATTGCGATTAATGACAATGCGAGGAATGTTAATAGTTTCTTCATACTCTATATTTATATATTATAAACAAAAAATAGCAACTTCCTTGCAAATATTTTTAGTTTAGTATATCTGCTACTGTTTAATAAAATTGCTTAAAATGTTGTTAAGCTTAACGTTAACGCTGTTTTTAGCGGTATTTATATGGTTTTGATTATAAAAAAGTCTATTATGTAAATTTAAAGTAGAATCTAGTATACTGTGTAAACCTTGCTTAGAAAGCCTCTCTACTTCGTTTGTAACTAAAACCATTCTTTTATAACCATCTAGTACTTCATCATAACTGTGATTGATAACATCATCAAACACATCGAACCCCATATCTCTTATCTTTTTTACATAACCCGGTGGTGCTAAAAATATCGGTATTTGTTTCCAAAAAAAAGCTTTGGTAGTTTTTTCAGTTAAAAATAATCTAGTACTATGGTTGGTAAGGCTTTTAATAACCCCGTTTTTAGTAATATAGGGATCATTTGTATAGCTCGACTCAATAACTACATTTAATAGACATTCGGAAAAATACTCATGGTTGTAAGTAAAATTCATCCATATAAGGTGACTTTTTTGGTTATCAATAGTGCTATCCACAAGTATAGGAAACATACCTTTATATCTATTATCTAACTCTTCATACATTTTTTTATCTTCATCTTGTACGTTAACTCCGCAAGAAATAATACTGTTATCGTTGTAAAGATTACGTTTAAGTAGTTCTTGTATAAATAAGAGTTTGTAAAGTCTGACTGATCTAGCTAAAGCAGTAAAAAGTTTTGTTTTTTTGGTAAACAAATACTGCGCTGAAAAACCTTGATCTTCTATCGTTAAAAAATAGGGTAAATAACCGTGATTGTAAATAGTGGGTTCATCTA